AACGCTTATCTATTGAATTTTGTTGGTAGGGAGTTGAATTTTGTTGGTAGGGAGTTGAATTTTGTTGGTAGGGAGTGCCCTCCCTCTCCCCCTCTCCAACTCCGGCTAATCCTCCGGCTTTCTACATAGAACCCACGCCCTACCGCCTCACTACCGGCATACGGAGAGCGCTACAAGCTTATACTCTGGCATGAAGTATAGGGTGTTTAGAGATAATATCATTCCATAGAGAGAATAGAAATCTTCAGCCCACGCCCTACCGTCTGCTCCTCCTATCAAAATAGATATTTAAACCTATAATCAAAGCCAATAAAGAAAAGCAAAAGACCATTACAATATTATACTGATCCGGTCCGTACTCCAACATAGAACGAATACCAACCGACAGAAAATACAAGTCAGCTACTAATAAAAACCACCACATAAAATAAAAAAAATACAATAAGTATGTCCGAAAATACGGGTATTATAAAACCTAACTAATTGATAATCAAGCATACCTCATTTTTGAGAAAAATACAATAAGCTTAATTTTCAATCCATAGAGACGAAAAAGGCGGCATCCGACACCCTATTTTGGGTCAGAAAACCGCCTCAAGTTTCGTTTTAGACCAATTTTAACGACATGATATAGACAAAATACCGGAATTATATCCGAACGCTCCTATTTTAGTTTCGTTTTAGACCAATATGGCTCACATCCGACGTTCACTCTCAGAATATCCTACCCATGAATATAAAGAGTAAGATACAAAAATAGGGCTGCTCCGATATTCGAAACAACCCTATTCCTATTTAAATGCTGTTTATGTTTTCTTTCACGTATGTTCGTGATGTATGAACTTTACGCTTGCATTTATCCTTTCCTGTATCGGCATGATACGCTTCTTTGAGATCACGATACAACATAAATTCACGATATACTCTTTTCCGCTTTTCTTTGGCTTCTTTCCTGGACAGACCGCGAACGTCTACCATGTGAGATTTAAATTTCCTTTCCATTTTCTTTATGCTTTAATTATAATTAACCCCAGCGGTTAAGTGCTTCAATATAGAAACCTTCCGCCTCTTTGTACTCACTTTCGCTTAGTGCTTCAACCGTCTCGATATAGTTACGCAATGTTATTTTTACGCAACTGTTTTTAGATTTATTGAACGCTTCAGTTAAAGCGTTGATCATTGCTTTCTTTCCCATGTTATTATATTGTTTATAATTTAGAGGTTGCTCCAGAATCGAACCGGACACGCATTCCTATCTTATATAGATTTTATGCTACAACCAACAGCCCGTAATTAGTACGTAGTTCTTGTGTACAGGCCCGTACTATGTTGTTATTATATTTTCCGTCTGCTACACAACTTAGCCACAAATAAAGGCGATTGTGTCCTTGCGTTTTGATACAACATGTTCCTACATGTTAGGCTACATGTTTATACCCTGTAATTTAATCTACAGCCTTGTTCTATTTTACGTGCAGGCAAGTAAGGCACGTTTCGGTTTGGAGATAAACCGCGTACAACGGTATGTTTTCCAAACTGTACTAACATACCTAACATAACTACATTTATCCAATGTAGTACATGCAGTAATACCAGCCCTTTAATTGCCAACGGCAAGGGCAAAGGTATATCTATCTCCAATATGTAAAATAACTCTCTGTTTTGTCAGCTTTAGTCTAAAGCATACGCGGGACGTGCACCCACTGACAACGGCGTACAAGCGCGTTTAACGGTACGCGCCTAACCTTTTTTTTACTGCTGATTGCTTTCGTGTGCTAAATACTCAGATACACACTTTGCAACGGTACGGATAGAATAAGATTTGATCTTAACGGCTACATAGGTAGCTTTATACTCATCCGTTTCTTTAACAAGCCACTTTGCGCTTTTTTTAGTCTCCAACGTTTCAGCGGTTGAAAAACCGAAAGATTTATACTCCCCGCCATAAATCACATTTTCCGCGCACCAGTCGGCCGTTTTTGCCTCGATTCCTTTCTCCTTGTCTACCTTGCTATCCTTATATACTTTAGAGTAAAGCGTAAACTTAATAAAGGTGTCACCAACTTTAGGTAACATTTGGCTACATACAGTAACTAAACGTTTTTTATCCTTTGCGAGTGCTGCAACCTTTACAGCATATTCGGCTGGTATTTCCAACGTCTTACAAATTGCTTTCAGGTCAGCACCATTTGCAAATAAAGCATTATACAACTTTACAGCACCCACCAGGTTAGAGGCATTCTCTTTAATAACAGCGTTCTGTAGCTTGTTAACATTTTTCTTTGTAATCATATCAATATGTATTTATTTGTTAAACAATATCACCTCAATATATCACCCCTTTACAACGCAAAGAGGCAAAAGGTATCACCATACAATACACCCAACGGGAATATATATATATATAGCTTCATTATGTAACACCAATATTCTCGCTCGAATACGGTGCAAATATACAACCTTTTTCAGTATTACATATATATATGCTATCTTTTTTTTGTTAACTTGTATTAATTTCGATTATATTATCTGATTATCAGCAAGTTATAAAACGAACGAGAGCAGTATTATACGCGTACATTAATATGTAGGATATATGCTTATTTAAGTGGCTTATAATCAATATGTTATAATAACACATTGATTATCAATAATTTAAATAAGTGGTTGATAATCAGAGAGTTTATATATTTGAGATAAAAACGCGTTTCCGGTTTTCCAGCGAAGGGGGTGTGGGGGAGAAAACGCGTTTCGGGGGCGGGAGGTTCGTGATAGGTACCCCCTCTCTCCCGTCACATAAACCTCTTTCTCATATCTCTCCCGTCACATAAACCTCTTTCTCATATCTCTCTCATCACATAAACCTCTTTCTCATATCTCTCCCGTCACATAAACCTCTTTCTCATATCTCTCTCATCACATAAACCTCTTTCTCATATCTCTCCCGTCACATAAACCTCTTTCTCATATCTCTCTCATCACATAAACCTCTTTCTCATATCTCTCCCGTCACATAAACCTCTTTCTCATATCTCTCTCATCACATAAACATTTCACCATTCCTCTCCCTCATCACATAAAAATATGGGGAACCTATCCAAAGTTCCCCATACTTATTTTACGACGGTAATTATTTACTTTCCCATATTAGTTTATCTTCGGCTATTCCGATCTTTACTTCCTCGCACTTTCTTCCTATCCATCCATTGAGATACGAGAATGGTTCTGAGTTTTTTACTTCTTCTCCTAAGAAATTAAAAGCTTCAGTAGAAACATGGGATACTTCATGGCAAACTGTTTCAAAATCAATTATTTTCTTATTAAGAAACCATATCAAAAATCCCGTATTAGGATTTAATTTACACCCTCCGTATGGAACGGATACAGTTACAGCCTTGCTATTATCTACGTAACTAAAATCGTTATTGAAACATTCTACCATGCCAGATACGTCTTTTCCTACGTATATCCACAGATTAAAAGGATATACTTCCGGATAGAACTGATATAATTCACGCTTCATTTCGATAAAAGTTTTTTACTTTCAAGAAAGTCCTTAAACTGGTCACTTGATACGTCTATAACGAATCCAGCAGCACCAGCATGTCCTCCACCACCGAATCTCTTACTTACCTCACAGCAATCTACGCTGTCTTCTACGCATTCGTAAAGAGAGAACCTAACCTTACCACATGGCATGATACAAAATGGCATCAGAGCTTTAATTTTTCTACCGTCTAACCAGTCCGGTGTAAGAGAATCAAATACCTTAGAGCTAAATTCAGCGGTATTCATAGCCACTACCTTCACCTCATCGACGTGCGCTTCGAACGAGTACTTACTTACCTCATCTTCGTTTTTACCAGCCATGTAGTTAATTATAGCACGTCCTTCTTTAGCAAGATCATAAAAAATAAGATCAATTTCATTGTCTTTCATATTTTCTTTAAAGTGATCATATAAATACGACAATGCAATCAATACATTGAGTCTTATTTTTGATCTCAAGGCATACTGGACAGCTACTACCGTATCCCAGCCTAAGCCAGATTCTTTATTCCATACATCGTAGTCTGACAGACACCGGACTACCGCCGGCACCTTCCCCATCAGCAGGTCGGCGGCAAGTGCGCACGCACCGGTACCGACTCTCCTCAACCCTGGAACTACGAACCCCCATGTCTTACTGTCCTCAATAATTCCCTTATGGTGATCTATCCACATCAGGCTCTTTCCTTCATCAAGCCACTTTTTGAAAACCGTTTTAGAATCGGCTCCGAAAGACACGTCAAGAACATAAACAGCATCTAAATCACGCACCTTGCTGGTAACTTTCTTAACATCATCTTCATACGAATACGGGATATAAACAACATCCTTGTTTTTACCGTGTTCATACATAGTTGCGATGGCTGCCGATACAACGCCATCTAAATCCGATTTATGATAAACTATCGCCGTTTTATTCACCTTCATAATATTGCACATAACTACCTAAAATTATTTACCAACAAACTGAACAACGTCCATATAGTCAATGCCGGCATTCTCAGCACATACCTTATCCGAATCAGAGAACTGCCCTGGCAGACCACTGGCGTCCCCGACCATCAACGAACATCCCTTAAGTTGACTGAAATTCATACCGCGCATTACCGTGTCTTTACACTTCATAAGAATATCATCAATCATACCCGTGTTAGGCTTCCTCATCGGATTTTGTTCGTCATTTGAATAACACAACCTTTTTTCATATAGGACGCCTCTTATGCCTCTCTTTACCGCCAGATCATGTACGGACCTCAGTACGTATTCTATCTTAGCTTCAATATCAGCTCCAGAAACAAACCCAGCTTCTACTCCTCCTTGATTGCTTACGATAGCAAATACCTTAACACCGTTCTCCTGCATGAGGTCAAGAGCCTTATTCACCACATCCATCTTAATCCTCATATCTGTCAAGTCTGTAGCGAACGTATTCCCAGAAGCGGTTTCTATAAGCGTCCCGTCAAAATCGAATAGCAGTATTCTTTTGTTTTTAATATCTACATCGTTCATCATTTTTCACTCCTACTCTTTTTTATTACCCTAAACTGAAGACGGAATAAATTACTGTCTTCTTTTATAATATCATACACAGCATAAGAATTTTCTCCTATATCCCATCCAAGATAATCGAGCAGGTCTTTTAAGTAAACCCTCTTGTATTTTACACCAAGGTTATTCACCTTAAACGATCTCTCGTCTTCAACATCAGAAGCAGCCAGATAAAAGACCGTATTTTCAACTCCTTCAAATGCCTTCCCTTCTTCTAAGCCGATAACAACCGCATCCGTTACCCCCATCCAATTCAAATTATAGACAGAGATAGTCATTATCTTACTTTTGCTGATTGACAACTTCCGGATCTTGCTTTCTTTAGTTTTAGATCCTAAAAAATCCTTACTGTTAAAAAAATCTACTTTCATGGTTATAATATTTTATATTGATGTTGCAAACATACATAATAATATCAACAATACTATTTAAAAACAGTTAAAATATGATATTATAATGCTGGTAATTTTTTTAAACTGCTCCGGACTTACTTCGGATATGGTCCCACGGAAAGCAAGACGCGAACCGTAGGCCAAATCCTGGCTCGACGCATATTTACCAGCACCCGAATACGCCACGCCGCCATACTCATTCGAATTAGAATAGGAGCGAGCCAAAACAAGGGAATTGTCCGATGCCTGATAATAACGATCTGAATAATATTTTAAATTGCTACCGCCAACTCTTGTAGGAACCACATCAAAAAACGGACCATTTTCGGCTGCTATATTTTTTATCCAACCGCTGACAGTCCCGGCGTTCACGTTGCGAGTCGAACCGTCAGGATCGGTTATTTTCCAAACTCGGTTATTTATTTCTACACCTTCAACAAATTCACAGATACCACCAAATACGCCTTCAAGTCCTAAGCCACAAACGTACTTTGAATATTCGTTTTCGGTATCCGCACCACCGGTTGCGTTGCTGCTTCCCGTTGTTGTAGCCGGATCACAGGTTGCGCCACCGGGTCCTAATACGCCTTGCAGGTTACGTGTTTTGTATTTAGCATACAACATCATAGCAATCACGCAATGTTGTTGGAAATCTATCACCTGGTATCCGGTACCACGTGCTTTTGCGTAACTTCTGAAATCAGATAATGATACGTTAGTCGTAGGAGTAACATCACTCCAGCTATATAATCTATTCAAAGATACATATCCTTTATATGCTCCAACAAGAGATTCCGGGACATGGATGTAAGTGCCGTCAATATCATGATCAGCAAAATGATAAAGAAATCTATTATCATCCACCTTATACCATTTATACCAAAATTCTAAGAAAACGACCATCACATCACCTTCTGGTCCGGTAAGATTAGCCTGACTGCCATCAAGATACAAATTGCTGTTGTCTTCCTTCAACCTACATACAAAAACCTCTCCTCCTCCCATAGCGCTCTTGCAAAGAACTCTATAAAAGCCACTGGTAATCAACCTATTTAAAAAATCACTGTCTTCGCTTATTGTTATATTAGCCGGATCTGATACAGATTTATCAAAAACTATAAAATTATCAGTAGGTAAATACCCCCCCCTATTTTGTTAAAAAATCTTCTTCTCATAATTGTCTTATTTTGGGATAAAGATAGTTTTAATTTACGAAGATCAATAATAGGATTTCCGTATAATAAAACTATCTTTGTCAAGATATTAATTAACTAAAAAAAAACATTCATATCATGGCAGAAATGAAAATAGGTTTTGTAACCTTCAATCCTGGATCAGGTGACGGTGATCAGGCGGTTACCGTATCAGGTGAAAAATACAAAGGTCGTGTACAGCGTACGTTACAAGTAGAATTTGGTGCCGAATCTGGGGGTGTTAAGAAAAGTGCTACCATAAACCAAGCTCCGGTAGCTGAGTTCGTAAAAATAGATCCTACTGCATCTGTAGGGAAAGAAGGTGGTACTGTAACAATCAACGGTACAAGTAACTCAACTAAATTAACGTTCTCCTTAACTCCGGACGAAACTCATCCTCTGACGTTAAAAATACCTGCCTCCTATCAGGCGGCAGGCAAGGCTACCAACAATGGCGCTGTTATTGCCGACGACCCTGGTGCAACAGGAGGCTTTGCTTTCAGTATCGTATTCTCCGGTATTCCGAAAAACGCTGATGTAAATGATCTGGTAAATACTCTTAAGGTGACGGCCGCTGGTGGTCAGACAGCTAATACGGTTATTACCCAGACAGCAGGTGATCCGTTCTTGGAGATAGACAAGGAGGTAATTAACTTGGATGCAAACGGTACTCCTCAGACTATCAATGTTAATGCAAACATCAGGTGGACTATCACGCAAGCTGTTTCTAAGTTGGTAGGGAAAATAATGAAATAACAATTACTTACAGAAAAAGAAAAGGGGCGTCTATTTGGCGTCCCTTTTTTCTATGCATTGTATGTAGTATTTATCTTTTTGCCTACTGACAAAAATCTTTTTTAAAATCATCTGTTTTCTGATATGGACTCTTTTCCCGTCATCTAATTCCCTCCATATTTCATTAAAGATCAAATCTATTAATTCCATAACCTTCTTATCAGAGACAAGATTCTTTCTACCGGGGCTGACCCATCCATCATCAGTCATCTTACCGGCTATCCTATTAGCTATCCTGCTTAATTCGCGTGGGGTGCTCATTTTAATTTGTTTTTAAATATTCTACCTTTTTCACACTGAAGTATGCAGTCTCTCATGGGATGATCTTGTTCGTGATCGTCACACATCGGAAATTCTTTTCCATAGGGGAAAGCGATGTGCGGGCACTGCGCCCTGAACGCATCCCAGGCCGACTTCCTCACAGCCTCAGCTCCGGCACGCACGCCTTTCTCTCTCTCCTTGGCTGGGTCAGCATACACGTTTGAAATAGCTCTTTTCTTCCAAGTAAGCATATTGTAGTAAAACTTATCCACCAGTTTCCTACCCACTACATCAAACTTCTGTCTATGAATTAAAGGTGCGACCTTAACGACGTTCTTCCTATTTTTACTAACATCGACATAAATCAGCCCGGCATAAGACGGAACTTCACTTACGTCAATCATATTAGGCGGACAGGCGTAGTAGAAATAGTTTGGAGGATAGCTTATGACACCACCTACCTTAATAATGCCGTCCTTAAGAACTTTATGTTTTTTATCCTTTTTGAAGTCGTTAAAGAAATCTTGTTTAGACATCTTGACCTCTACTTCATAAGCGTACAATGATCTTGTTATGGCCAGGAAGTCAGATTCCCAATCATATATATGGAGATTGTTAATAACATACATCGGATTACTTAACAGATCCCTATTAAGGATCTTAAGCATTTGTTGCTCTGGGTAGTTCATTGTCTTACTTTTTTTAGAGGCTTGTGGCGGAATCGAACCGCCATACGAGGTTTTGCGGACCCCTGACTAAACCACTCATCCAACAAGCCATGTAGCCCATGCCTGAATCGAACAGGCAACTTTTGATTAGGACTCAAAGGTTTTATCCATTAAACTAATGGGCCATTTAATGTTTGCTATGTTCACACACCGCAAACACTGAGATAATTAACATTTCCACAAAAACTTAATCGTTATCCAAGGAAGGATCGAACTTCCGCTAACAGAACCAAAATCTGTTGTGCTACCACTACACCATTGGACAGTGGTCCCGGAGGGATTTGAACCCACGATCTCGATGTTATGAGCATCTTGCTTTCACCACTAAGCTACAGGACCTTAAAAATATGCAGGAGCCTTCACAGACGCCTGCATATAACAGCTAAATATTAACCAATAATTATCATAAAAACTCTCTCAACGCAAAGTTAAGTACTAACCTAAAATATGGCAAACATTAAAACATAAAAAGGATTAAAATACTTATTTCTTTTTCTTCTTCTTTTTAGTGTCTTTTACTCGTTCAGCTTCGTTTTCGGGCTCCACAATATCACCGGCTTCTTCCTGAATCACATCCGTATCAGGAACAACATCGGACTTCTCTGGTTCTGCCACATCCTTATCTGACTCCTCATCTTTATCCAATTCCGGCTCAGCGGCATCGTTTTTGTCTTTACCGATTATACCTATCTGGTAGCCTCTTAATTCTACTTGCATTAATTTCAGCCTCGATTCTAACTCTTGTATTGTTTTGGACCCAACCGAAACCTCGTTTTCCAAATCTCCGATTCTGATCCTGGCTTCAATCAACGCATTTGATTTCTTTTTTAATTCAAATGATATACTGTTTTTCTTTTCTTCCAAGTTGCTGATTTTGTAATTAGCCTCATCAAGATCAGACTTAGCTTTGTCAAGATCAGCCTTGGTCGCATCAAGTTCTTCCGTTTTCTTCTTGACGCTTTTTATCAGCTTTTTCTGATTTTCCTTCAAGGCGTCAATCTTTTCCTTAGACTCAGAAAGATCTTTGCCAATAGATAAAATCTCTTTATCCTTTGAAGCAATATCTGACTTAAGTTCGGAAAGCCTTTCCTTGTTAAAATCAGCCTTATCCTGCATTTCCTCAATTTCTTTTGCAAGATTTTCGGATTTAATAGATTTTTCCCTGTACATTGACAGCTTGCTGTCTGTGATGAATGTAAAACCTAATATGCTCATTTTCAAAATATTTAAACATTACTTAACTCCAGAACTACCAAGACCTTTTTCTCCACGTTCATTTCCGTCTTCTACCTCAATATCTGTCACCTCTTCCAATACCATTTTGTATTGTGGAACGATTTCCATCTGAGCTATTCGATCGTTTTTATGGATTACGGTCGGTTTTTTATTGATTTTAGTAAGATTAACCATATACTCTCCTTTGTAGGTAAATTCGCATTTACCTGGTGCGTTAGTAACTACCACTCCCTCGTCAAAAGAGAATCCTGATCTTCCTTCTACATTCGCACACCATCCTTCTGGGATATTCAACTTGAAGCCGGTTCCGATTCTAACAGAATAACCTTGATATAAGGTAATTGATTCAAAATCGGAAGGAACATCTATTTCCACTCCCATGTCATTCACCATCTTCACCACTCTATATGCACGAATATCACAACATGCATCTCCATCATGTTTGTATTCAGGTACCACTACATCAGGATAAAGTTTCTTAATACCTACCTGCACAGTCTTCTGATAACCTGGAGTCAAATACGATTCAGGTATTTTATTAACGACCTTATCTTCTTTTTTATGTTTGTTGTTCTTTTCAGAAACAGTATCCTTCTTGCTATCTTCTTTTTCAGAAAGAAGTCTTTCAATATCTTCTAACTTGTCCATGATCATATTTTTATAGTACAATAAACAATACCTTCTTTTTTTATGTCCTTAGTTGATTCATAGCACTCACGAAAAGTACTTATGTCTGCATCATTAGGATCATCGACCCACTCATCTCCTTGCTTATATTTTTCTCTGGTTTCTGAGTAGATCATACATAATTTATCCCCATGCTTCGCCATAATCCTTTCTCCTGTCACTTTCCTACGAAGTTTAATAAGGGGAAATCTTGTAACTATTTCTACTATCATTCTACACAATCTTTAAAAGCCCAAGAGATGTTATTCTCCTGGGCTGATGTTTATATTAAAATGGAAGGTCTTCTTCTTCCATAGGAGGGAAGTTCGGCATCTGTGCTTGCGGCTGTGGCTGCGTCTGATGCTGAGGCTTGGTGCTCCTTGTAGTAGGTGCCGGGGCAGGTGCAGCCGGCTGAGCCGGTGCCTGATACTGTGCTGGCTGTTGAGCAGGCTGTTGGTAATTCTGATACGGAATAGCACTCGGAACAGACTGAGGTTGTTGAACCTGTTGAGGCGCTGCCGGCTGCTGGGTATAAGTATGAGGAGCTGTAGGCTCTTGCTGATTATTTCCTCCTAAACCTAATTTAGCCATTATACCTGCTCTGATATCTTTAATAGAAGCATTGAACCTGTTTGAATATTCAGTAATCTTCTGATAAGTAAAGTTGTTTTGAGCTGAATAATCGAGGCTTTTCTTGCCATCAAATCCTGTAACTTCAACAGGGTCAGGCCAACCATTTACGCCTTTTTTATAAAAACGTTCAACAAGCTGATCTTCTTCTCCGTCTACTCCGGCATATGCGATAATAAGCTCCGAAGATCCAAACTCGTCATCTTTCTTCTTCTTAAAGACATTGAAATAAATTTCACGACTGAAATCGATGTTTTCGTAGTATTTTACGAAGCTCTTAACAAAGCCCTTGATATTTCCTTTTTGATTAACGAGAGGTATGGAAATACAATAGTTTTCATTAAGCTCGTAATCTTTTAATACGATAAGGAAATTAGTAACAGTATTTCCATTAGAGAAAGAGCTTGACTTTAACCCGATGTAGTTAATGTATCCAACTACTCCATTATAATACTCTTTCCAATATCCCGCCGGCTGACCGCTATTAGGATTTATGTGCTGAACAAAACCTTCTTTTGGTTCGTTACTTTTTTCATACAAGTTACCATCTGAATTAATATACAAATAATAAGTTGTACCAAAACTTCTGTTTTCTCTAAAAGCCATATTATTATTTTTTTTATAGATTATACAATGTTTGATTTAAGACGTATGTTGATTCGTATTTAGGATTGAACATCTTTATCATCTTATATTGATCAGACCAATCCATAACAACATCTCCTTTTATAAGTGATTTTACGGAAGACAGTATATTTTCCTTACCGATAGAAAAATTAAAACACGGGCCCTCAAGCGCATTAAAAGGCATTGATTCCATTATCTTTTTTCTATTTCCAAAATCCTCAGACATTACCGTTATGCCGTTTTCTTTATCTACCTTAACATTGACAACATTATCCACTAAAGTCATGGAATTAAGAACCGATATAAGCAAATCTCTGTCGAACTTAACACTCGAAGATTTTTCGAATTTGTTACATACGTATTCGTAGTTAGGATACTGTTGTTCTACGTTCATATCCGATATAATCACATTATCAAAGCATAAGAACGTCCTAACGCCATCTGTAGAAATACTGATCTCCGTATCCTTATCAGACAGAAAGCGGTATAAGATGGAAGCCGCGACCTCACTTAACATAATCGACCTTTCTTCTACTGCATTAGCATACTCTTTCCTGTTTATAAACAGACGGAACATATCAGTAGAAACAATGTCAATATAGTCCTTCTTCACATTAAGAAGAATCGAGCATATAGCCGGTCTAAATTCATCCGATCCAACAAACGCAAAAGATCTTTTCATAGACTGAATGAAAGACGAGCTCATAACACGAATACCATCACCTACAGGATAAAAGAAATCAGGGAAAGCCTTATCCTCAATCCAAGTAGAAGAAAAAGATCCTCTATCGTATTTAAAAACGATACTGTAATCGTTTTTAATCTCTATCTCTATATCCTGGTTATGATTTTTAAAAAACGAAATAAGAGTCCCGGCATCTACTAAAAGAGAAAACTTATGGTCACAAGAAATATCAGTATTCACATCGAAAATATCATCCGTATATGTTATACGTTCGTTCATGGCTTGTATCCGGATATGATCAAAATATAAAGTAATTTTTATATTCGATGTGACACAATCCTTTAGAACCTTATCAAACATCTTTGAAATGTTTGAAAGTTTCTCATTCATTAGTATGCCAGGAACTCTTACTTTCATTTTTTAAAACCTACGATTATGATTATCTAACACTGCAAATGTATTATTTTAAAATCTAATTACGAATTAATTGGATTTAAAATGATTTAAAATAGATTAAATGGTTCTTCTTGCGGCTTCTGCTATAAGCATCGCATCAACTATACCGTCATGGGCTGTCTTACATCTTTCGTTTTTAACGAACGCATCGTTTGGCCACAGCCTTTTAGCGCAAGCCAATGACGTTTTCTTAGTATTTACCTTACTGGCCTCCATGACCTTATCAGAATGCGTCCAAACCAATTTCTGCCATGTTTTAGGGGCTATGAAATTAACGGAGCAACTTATGTCCGTAAATGCCATACAGAGGGAGAGGAACAGCCCATGCAGTTGGCCTTTGTTCTCCATGAGGGAGGCTGTAGAGGACGTGCTGACCCCGTACAGTGCGTGGACGTCCTCTATGACAAACACTACCCTATCAGGATTGTTTTCTACGATCGTATCCCGGCAAAAAACATATTCTTTAGTCAAGTCTACCGGCCCTGAAGCTGATATTCTTGGAGTGGAGATTCTTGATATTAGTTTGCTGTCTTGATCGATGCAGGCTATAGCTCCATCTTTTCCTGGATCTGCTGCTATATATAGTACCATAACACGCTAATTTAAATTCATGTCGATTTTACCAATGCTATCGTCATTTTCAAAGCCTCCATTGTCTGTAAGTTCGTAATCGATAGCCACAGCACCATTACTAAGAATGTAAAACCCTTTAAACTTCTTTCCTATTTCAATAGGATACACAACATTTACATCCCTTCCAATATCCTCAAACGGCATAGCGATATCTTCTGTATTAGCATCCTTTTGTTTTGCTAATACACCAACGGGTATATTTTTACCTTTTATAGAGGCGTATGTAACCATATACAGAATATCGTTATTGACAAACGCCCTATCACTACTTACCTTATCCAAGCTAACATATATAATATGTTTTATAAAACTATTGATATCTCCACATATGTTAATAGCTTCTACTTCTTTAGGAATAACGACTTCCACTTCTTCTGGTTTTATATTTTTCTTTTTCATTGCATTAATCTTTTTGTGTTTTGTTTTACTTCTTCAACAAGATCCTGATCTTTCATCATCTCCTGCTTAAGTTTCTCATTCTCCTTAATTCTTTTCACCCTATCGGCAAGAATCTTCTTATATTTCTTATCCGATATTTTAATAAACCAAGGACAGTTCCTTGATGGAATCCTTTTACATGGATAGTCAGTGAGACCGTTCGGTCCAAACTGCTCGCATCGGTTACATTTTTCTGCTCCTGTCATTGTAATTATATTTTAGGGAAACATTCTTCCAGTTCTCTATAAGAGCACTCTACTACAACAGAGTCTCCTTTAGGTAGAAATACCAAAATAGAATCGATAGAAAAAACACTATCTACTTTTCTTACAAGTTGGCCATGCTTGTAAGAAGACATGACCAACCTAATTCCATACGCATCTGAATAAGATCCTTTCCTACATGGAATTATGTTTTCAACAACATAATCAAAGCCTCCGATATTAACTTCATCTCCGGCACTGATTTCCATAATAGGAATCATTTTGGCTCTTCTATCTATGCTTATTTTCATTTCGCAATCTCAAATTTTATTTGCTCCTTCGGTTCATAATTCCATACCTCAAAATCATCAGCTACAAAATCATAAAACCCTTTCCCTTCCATACGGGACGAGATAGTAACCTGCGGAACCGGGCCGAAGAGAGAGCGACGGAGGAGCTCGTTTGCCTGTTCTTCGTGACGGTCATACACATGCATATCTTGTATAAAATGAGTGAAAACTGCGGGCCTTAACCCGGCGTCGTGAGCGAACATCATCATCAACGCCGCATATTGAGCTACATTCCAGTAAGAAGCTGTAATCATATCCTGGCTGCGCTGATAAAGCGTCATATACAACTCATCTCCTTTAACAGATAAATTGATCTGAAACGCACATTCTTGAAGAGGTTTTAGTCCATTGGTTTCAGGATCGAACATGGATGCTACTATTCTTCTTGACGAACGATCATTCTTGAGTGACCAAAGAATTAAGTCTGTTTGGTTAAGAAAACCGTAAAGACCATCATGGATATCTGTCATACCATCTGGAGCTTTTCCTGTTCCCATATAAACATGTCTGTTCACCATATCTCCATAACATCCTTCGATCTTTCCATTATCATCAGCCCACTGATCCCATATATGAAGACCAAGATCTTTGATATCTACCGATCTTTTTTGCCAAATCCACAATATTTCTTTTATGGAGTTTTTAAGATTAGTAGGTCTAAGTGAACCAAGAGGAAATTCCCGACGAAGATCGTACTGGTTACATACTTGTAGGATACGCTTCACCTTGACGCCTGTCCCGTCACCGTAGACCGGTCGATTTACCTCTTCCCACGGCTGGCTCATTATAAGAGCCAAATTGTCTTGAAATATTTTATCTACTCTTGCCATATTCTTATTAGGTACTTATATACTATAGTATCACCATCTCAAGGTTATGCCAACAAACAAGAATCATTAAAAATTCTAAGAGGAATGGTTATAAAGACGATTAATTTCTTCTTGTTCTAAACACGGACCACCTACAACTTTCTCTGTCGCTTTTCTTTGTCTAACAAAATCTTCAGCTTCGGAAAAAGTTGTAGCATAAATATATCCGCCATACTTTTCTCCATTTATCTAAAATTCTGTCACAAACTTCTTTTGTTTTTCTTCTTTTGTTTTCATAACTGTAATTTTTAAAATCGAATAATTGATTGATTTATAAAAAAAATAAAGCGGTGATAAACTAAGTTATCTTAACCAACAACCATCCAGTCATCAGCCAACATATCTGATTGCGAAGCTAACCATCCGTTTACGATATTATCGTTAGCATCTTTCATGCACAGATAAGCGCAAAATTTAATCATGTTGGTTTCAGTTACGTCATAATAATCGTTTACGTATTTTTTAAACGAATCCGGCAATGACTTTACTTTATTAACTATCATATCAGTAGACAACCAATCTTCCGGGCGCTGGAATACAAACATACCTTTACCATTCCATCCGGCACGTGCAATCAACGCACCTTTTTTTACTTCTTCTAAAGCTTCTCCAAATTTCATAACTATATTTTTTATAAATTAAACTCTGCAAAATCTATTTCAGATCCGGTTGACAAATTAATCATTGACTTTTCAAGCTCTTCCATTGGAACCGGTTTCACAATACCTCCATTACCAAGAGTCCTTTTATAGAAGTTTATCACCACCTGATCGCTGGTTTTTACCGTCTTAGGAATAGGTTGACGAAGATATAATCCATCAAGAGACTTTACTCTTGAAAGAGCCGTATATAGCTGTCCTGTTTCAAAAGAATTAGATACGTCCATCATAGCCGCATCCAATGTCAGACCTTGGGCTTTATGGATCGTGATAGAATAACCTATTTTTATAGGATACTGAATAATAGCTCCTACTACTTCAGATTCTATCTTATATCCGTTTCTTACGTATTTTACTTTCTCAAATGAACATGGTGTTATAACAACCTTAGTATGCTCATCATCTTTCGGTTTATCAAGGACTACTTCAATCTCCCCCTTTTTTATAGATAATACAGTACCAAGAGAGCCATTGAAGTACTCTCCTCCGTTTCTTGTTATCATAACTCTTGATCCTTCTTTCAAGAAAAGAGTTTTTTCAACCGGAGCATCTTTAGGATAATCACCGTTTATAACAGCTTCTAATTTTCTTAAAGAGCCTGGTAACGATGATATTCTCATTTCGTTAATAGCCGTAGCTTTTGAGTTGGTAGTTACAATCTCAACATATCCTTGATTATTATCAGACTGAATACATCTGCTGTTTATTGTATCAAATACATCATCATCCATCTGCCCTTCACGCACCTTATTAAGGACACTAATAAACTTCTCATCTTTCTGGCGATATATTTTTTCAAAAGACACCATTTCCATACCAGAAGCCATAAGAGACTTCGAACTAAAAAAATAAGATGTATCGTATATTTCTCTAAAAAAATCCTCTTTAATCACAGGAGGAAGCTGAAACAGGTCGCCTACCATAATAAGTTTCACTCCGCCAAACGGGTCCTTGTCTCCTCTTGCATGACGAAGTATATCAGCTACGTTGTCAAGAAGATCAGGTCGAACCATAGAAATCTCGTCTATGATAAGATACTTTATATTCTGTAAAATCTTCTCCGAACCTCCGTTGAATTTATATTCGCAGTTATCCATAAACGCACCTTTTCGTATTTCAGGTATATACGGCTGCATTCCTATTCTAAAAAATGAATGAATGGTTTGACCACCTGCATTAACAGCAGCAACACCTGTAGGAGCTACAACAACCGCATTTTTTAATGCCGGTATAATACGCTTAAGGAACGTTGTTTTTCCACTTCCTCCTTTACCGGTTATAAACAGCGGTTTTGGTGACTTACAAATAGACTTAATAGCCTTTCCCTGGGCGACATTACCTTCGGACATAACTGAACGAAGAACGCACTCCATGATTTTTTTGTCGTAACTTATAGCCATCTTTTTTCTGATTTTGTTCTACAAAACAAAAGTATGAAAATAAAATAAAACCTAAAATATAAAATGAATTAATTAGAATTAAAAAAGAAATAATAAGTTGGATAAGTTTCTTTGTGACAGACAGTAATGTGGTTTAGTATGGGTGCAGTAATGGCATAGTAGTGGCTAACGGGTGTTTCCGTTGATGTTCTACGAGATTATCGTTTTTCGACTCTGTCGGCGACCACTAAGAACAGACCCTCTCTCAAGTACCAAACATTATAATGATGAATACTGAGATGAAGGATAAAGATAGGTATCATTATAGAATGATAGTTCTTCTAATGGTATATCCTTGAATACGGATTCACCATCTAATTCTTTATCATTATCTACTGTTATATTAATATTAGGTAATGATTGGACAGATATATCCATATTCTCTATCTTTTCCTTAAACTGTTCTGCCTTAACATACGTATAGATGTCTTCGCTTACCGATCCCACCGCTTTAGCCATCTCGCCGGCGAACTCGGCATACATATCCCGTACCTCATTAAAACCTGCCTTTTTGTCAGGAACGGTATTGTTATAGGTTTTCATTCTCCTACTTACCCTACCGCAGACCCCGGCAACGGACGTCCCCACCTCAGCACAGCAGGCTTCTGCATCAGCCATGCCTGCCTTTACTGTGGCTACCTTCTCCTTGCTCCATCCACTAACCTTGTCGTATGATTGTTTAAGACAGTTTAAGAACATGTCCATTCTTCGCTTCTTATCTTCTGCTATGATAGCGCGATAGTACTTTCTTATAATCTGGTTTTGTGTACTTCGCTCATATCCGTCCCAGAAGTCTTTGTGCGCTTCTTTAGCCATAACAGAAGCCAATGACCTTGCTTCTTCTTCTTTTGTCTTTTTACGATCTATGCCAAGAATCTCCCCATCTTCGGAAACAACTTCTTCTGCGTTTAGGAAACGTAGGATATGAGTATTGTCTTTTAAGAAGAAATTGAAATCGTCTTTCTTACTCACTTTTTCTTTTTCTCCTTTCTCTATATCCTTCTCCCCAAAATACCATCTGTTTGTTGCTCCTTTTTTATACAAGGTCCAGGTATTTGCTATTTGCCAGAAAACAGCTCCGTGCCTATATACCGGAATCAGCTTACCTATTGGGTAGTTATGTTCGTTTGCTTCAATGTAAGCACGAGGATTATCTACGTATGTTATAAATTGTATGTTTTCGAACCTTTTTACGAGCTTGTCTTGTATCGCCATACCGACAATCTCTTTCGCTTTTGTTAGTCCTACATTCAAGTACAATGCAATTGTTTTATTACTTATCGTCGAATCAATTAATCCATAATACGAGTGGCTTCCGTCTACGACTTCCGCCTGAGAGTTTGTCTCTCCACTGTTCAGTACAGACTCATTATTTCTGACTAAATTAACAAACATTGCCTCTCTTATCCTGTCAAGGACTTTTTCATGGTTTGTTATTTCATTTTTCTTTATCTTAATTAAAATTCTATTCTTTGGAATATTTACCTTCCCACACCCGAGAGTAAGTTGTACGCCATTAACACGATATCTTCTTGCTACAAACGTACTATCCGTCATACGGAACAGTTCGCCAAACATCGGATGTCCTGTCATGTTCTTGAACTTCGAATACCCGATTCCAAGTTTATGAAGAAGATCTTTCTGGTTTTTGAATCTTATTCTCGAATCCCGGCGGGAGATTTTTATCATACAGTATAAAGCATACAATTCCATGAACAGCGAATCATCTGACCACTGTTCCAAAAGTCTAAGACTTATGTTAATATTTCTACCTAATTGTAGCTTCATAATCTTTAACAAAAAAAAATCGGATGGATTTTTGGGGATATCCATCCGATTCATGTCTTTCTTTCGTTCGGAAAATCCCAAAATCCCGTTACAAATTTAGAATATAAGAACAAATTATGATAAGACAAGTAATATTTTTTTTATCATAATTTATTTCTAATAATTCTTTAACTTGTAACGTACAGCAAATGTAGAAATAAATTATGAATGTTAAACAATAAGGTCTTATTTTTTTAATGCTACAGTGCAAATATCGGGACAAATCCTGAATCCATTGTCATAAAATACGTTAATTTTAAATTTATAAATTCTTAATCTTTATCTTTGTATCAAAACGATAATCTCATGAAAGAAAGTGATAATAAAGATGTTAGTAATAGGGCTTATAGGCTTTTAGTACCTTATTCCAATACGGTAGATATGGCTAAGAAGATACTTCTGTTTTATAACGGATACCTAATGGCCTATGGTAATGAGAAGAATGTCATAGATGCGAGGCACTTAAATCTTCTTGCCTATTATTTTGTGTTTGGATATTCGTATGAGACGAAGAAGAAGTTTTCTCATTGTTTCAGTACCGATCTTCAATATGTATCGGTTTTGGATACGGAGATGAAGAATCGTGGTATTTTGATCGACCGTGAAGGTAATTACAGGACAAGGTGTTTGTGCCCGGATATAGAGAACATGCGCCGTCTTTTTGTATTGGAGGGTTCAAGAGATCAATGTGCGTTGGTTTCTTTATTTTACAGAAAGAAAACTTTTGAAGCCGATGGTGAAGAATAATTTCCCTATATCATTTGAGTCACATATTATAGATGATGTGATGGATAAGACCGGGGGCGTTTACGACCGAAACCAAATACGTGACGTTTTCAGAGCCAGTATTTCTTATGCTAATAACTTATGTACGTACACAGATAACGTGTCTGTATCGTTCCCGTATGTAGGCGATATGGTTTGTAACCTTCATGAGATGGAGAGGCGCAAACATAATCTTGAGCGTCTTAAATCCAAGGTAGAAAAATTATCTAAGTATCAGGAAAAAGAACTTCAGTGCCTTGATATTAAGATAAGGATGATAAAAGATGCTTATGACTCAGGTGAGATAAAAGGTGGGGATATGTTGATAAAACACAACAAATTATCTATCTTTAAATCTCGTAAGGGTCATAGTTTTAGTGAAATACAAAATATTCAAGAACAGGAATTTAACAGATAAGTCATGAAAAAAATTTTGCAAGCGGAAGTTATATACGATGTTTTTATGGATACGATATTAAAAAAACTTCCAAGAAAAAAAGAAGATTATCCTAATTGGTACAAGGAACGTCTTGAAAAGTGTGAGGGATGTAAATTCAATACCAAGAACGTCCCTAACTCTATGCTTCCTCTTTCTTTATACGTAAGCAAGAAAATAGGTAAAAATCGTTGTTCGGTATGTACGTGCTTCATCAAGCAGAAGGCCTGGAGCAAGACAGAGGAGTGTGCGCTTGGGGAGGGGCTTCCCCGTCCTTCGTGGATGGATCGTCAGTATTCTATTGATTTTTATGATGAGAAGTCAAGATGGAACAGGTTAGAACTTATTACAATGGATTCTGATGAATTTAATGTTATTTCTACAGATGACAAGCAATACAATATAGACCTCTCTAAAGACGGTAAATCATTTGAAATCATTTTCGAACCAGTAGAAAAAGGGAACAGTATAAGGTTTTCATTTGTTCTTGAGTCGAAGCATGATATGAAGATAACAGCATCAGAGACATCTTGTGGTTGTACGTCATCTAATTTGAATATCATAGACTCCCGTCACTTTAAGTTCAATATAGAGATACATACAGCAGGATTTGGAATAGGAAGATTCGTAAAGCACATGACTGTTCACTATCAAAAAGATGGGTCTAAAAAAGAGGAAAAAATTCCGTTTAATTTTGAAGGTATTATAATTCAAAAAAGTTAAGTTATGGGCGGATGTGGTAAAGCAAGGCATTTACAATGCGAGGATAAAAGGAAGTCCTTATTTTCTATGTTGCAGGCATCTTGTGACGATCTCCCAGATTATTCTGCCGGGGACATTCTCTATGCCGTACTTAGATCTTTTGCAAAGAAAAGAGGATTGTCTGTTTCTTTTTTAAGGACGTTGACAGACAGCGAGCTTTTTGAAGTGGCTGATTATAATTTATCAATGGAGTTGATGGACGTTATTATTCATGATAAAAAGGTTCTTGACAATGAAGAAGATTGATTTTGATTCAGATATAAAACATCTTATTTCTTATTACAACCATCTACTGTCTGCGCAAGATAAGGTGGGAGAGGAGATGGAAGAGATAACTAAGGATATTATTAGGAAGAAGGATGAGGAAAACAACATAGAGTTAGAAGACTTTATTGATTTGGAGGAAAAGTCGTTTATGACCAACTTGTATCAACAAGAGATGCTGAAAGTATCTTCTTCTATAAAGGCAGTTTACAGGTTATCTATTAACGCCGGTCATGATCTTAACATAGATGATGACAGCAAGAAGGTTCTTGACAGGATAGTAAACGACGGAGAATCAGATTTTATTATGTACGTTGACAATAATACTGATTCTGTTATGTTCAAGGAAGAATCTGTTGAGGAAGGAATAAAAAACATGTGCAAGTATCGTGTTGATCCATCTTCTCTTGAAGACAGGTTTAATATGCTTAAGTCTCAGTATGAGTATTTTTTAAAAATAGTGAATAATGAAGGTAAGAAAGCCGACTAACGATGATGTCTCTTACGTAGATCGGAAACTTCTTGTGCTAAGGGATCAGATAGATAAGGCTGAACGTTATCTATCTGAAAACCCTTGGGATAAAATAGAAGATTCCGATAAGAGAGAGAAAGAATTTAGGTTTCAAAAAAGCTTGTCTGATAGCTTAATGCAATGGACTGAATCTTATATTAAGATGTGTGGGATAATGGATGTCTATAATCAGCTTGAGGCTGCCAAAAACAAGAAAAGTCTAAAAGGAGGACAAACAGTATCAGGTATTCAGTCTTTTGTCAAGAATGAAGCTAAGAACAAGCTCGATAAATAGTTTTGTCATGAATATTAACAGTAAAGAACTTTATATAAATATGGGTAACGATATTCCGTTATGGAATGACCTTTATTCTTATGAAGAGCAAGACGATGATGTCAAGCAATTCTGGGAGAATGAGGCTATGAAACTCCTTAACGGTGTTACCATAAATGGTGTATTTATCCATCCTTGGCTATACTGGCATATCAATTTCTGGAAGATGATGATTGACGTAGGAGATGATCGTATTCCTGGAAATTCTCAGCTTCGTGATAATGAATGGATGTTTGCCGAATTTCTAAAGCAGGCTGAAGAAGAGAATAAAGGAATATTCATGTTCGGGTGCCGTCGTTTTGGGAAAGCCCTTCTTGATTCTGAGATACTTTATCTTGAGGACCGGGAAAAGATGATAGGAAATATTGTTGTAGGGGATAAGATATATGACGATAAAGGTAATTTGGTAGAGGTCGTAGGTGTCTACCCTCAAGGGAAAGTAACCACCTACAGAGTCGTATTCGAAGACGGTCGTAACGTTATTTGTTGCGGAAATCACCAATGGCGTGTCAATCATGGCGGAAAATGGCATGTTAGGAGTCTTAGATCCATAGCCGGATTGGATTATAAGAGTATGTCTATTCCAGTAGGTGAGGCCCTGAACTACCCTACGGCAAAGCTGCCGGTTCCACCGTCGGCCTACGCCTCGATGCTGGCGGCTTATCTCGGTGGCTATAGTGGGGATATGTTTTTTGATAAATACATTTGTAAGAAATTTCTAAGATCGTCCATAGATCAAAAGAAAGATTTTATAGAAAACTTCATTCGTTCTTTCAGAAACGTAGTAACCGGAGAAGAAGAGCTTACGTTGTCTCATATTGACATGGATGTCATAAATTTTGTACAACGTATGTTTTGGGCTTTAGGTTGGTATGCTAAATTGGAGGGGAACAAACTTATACTATCAAGGAATCGTAAGGAATTAAAAATAAGATCCATATCGATATACGGAAAGGAGCATGCCACTTGTATAACCGTTGATAATGACTCTCATTTATTTTTGACCACCAATTACATCGTTACTCATAATACGGCCATAATGAGCTCTCTTCTGGCTCGTAATGCTACAATGACGTACAATTTGACGCATAATGTTATTGGAGCAAGTAAAGAAGACCTTGCCAATATGGGAGAGTATCTTGAGTTTGGACTTGATAATCTTCCTCCTTATCTTACTATAAACAGGACCGGTAACGACTGGACTAAAGAAGTTGTTTTAGGTACAAGAAACATCAATAATCAACGTGATGTTCATGCCAGAATAAGAATCACCAACGTTGATGATGGAAAGACACGAGGCTCATTGAAGACCGCAGGTGGAACTCCATATACGTCTATATATGATGAGGTAGGTAAATTCCCGGTGCTTGGGGCATGGCTTGCCGGTAGGCCGGCTCATATGATGCATGGTAGAATGAGGGGCGTTTGTTTGATGGCGGGATGTTGTTGTGCTGGAACCATAGTATATAAATCAAACGGAGAACCGTGTAGGATAGAGGATTTAAAACAAGAAGATGGAATAATAGGATTCGATGTTGAAAACCATAAAATCATTAGTCAAAATATAGAATGGATAAAACCTCCTTCATTCAAATCATGTTTTAGAATTACTACAAAATCAAATCGTACATTGGAATGCAGTTTTGATCATCCTATAAAATGCGAATATCCAAATGGAAGGGATATTTTGTATGATGGGTATGTTTCTGCAAGTAAGCTGATAAAAGGAGACGCTATATGGACTATTGATAACAATGGAAATAAATTATTGGATTATGTAGACGGTATAGATTTTATAGGAGAAAGAAAAGTCTATAATCTTACTGCATCAGATACTCACACTTATATAGCAAATGGTATTATAACTCATAATACTGGAGGTAATGTAGAAAAGTCTCAAGATGCCCAGAAAATCATGAACTCTCCGGACGAATATGGATTCATTATAATGAATTATGATATTCTAAATAAGAGAGTTATTAAACCAACATGGCGTATATGTAAATCCGGATGCTTTGTTCCAGCCCAGATGTCTCATGCGTATGAAAAGAAAGAAACGACTCTTGATAAGTATCTTGGAGTAGAGAATGCTCCCGGTCTTAAGAAGATAAAAATAAAAGTTTCAGACTTTGATAAAAATACTGGAATAATAAAATCACGTCTTGATGAACTTGTCAAAAAGGATAGAGCTTTATACGTCCAGGAACGAATGGCATTTCCTTTGTCTATAGATGATTGTTTCCTTAATACGAACGTAAATAGGTTCCCTGTAGAAGATGCGTTGAAGCACAAAAGCCGTCTTCTTGAAGAAGGTAGGCCTGGTAAAACAGTGGATATTTATCAGATAGACGGCATGAAAATGGGGTATAATTTTAGTGATAAGCAGCTTGCTGATTATCCGTTTCAAGGTGGTAACATAGATTCTCCTGTTGTTATATATGAGGATCCACCAGAAGAAGGAGGTGTTTTTGATTACACTTATGTTTCATCGCTTGACCCATATAAATCTGACAAGGCTGATACTGATTCTGTTGGTTCGTTTTATGTACTTAAAAGATATGTAAAAATAAACGATCCATTTGCTTATTGCATAGTAGCATCATACGCATCACGTCCTCCATCTTCTGATGATTTTTGTAGGAATTGTGAAATACTTCAAGAAGCGTATGGAGCCAAGTGTCTTATGGAGAATGCCGACCGAATGTATGAATTTTATCTTACGAGACGAAATAAGCAGCTTATGTTGCTGGAAGATGGCGAACGTCTTGCCGGTAAGATTATCCGTGCTGGCGCCCGTCAGAACAACAAGCTCGGTTTGGCTCCTACGGTTCCCAATCAGCGCATGCTTTTCAATACCGTTATTCAATATTGCTGGGAGGATGTTGTTGTTGGGTATGATGATGATGGTAATGAAATAACACAGAAAGGTATTTACCGTATCCCTGATATAGAACTTCTTGATGAGATCATAGCCTTCGGCCCTGGGGCCAACACCGACCGTATCATAGCCTTCGGCCACGCTCTTCTTCTGGCTAAGTATTATGATGATATGGGTTATATGCCTGAAAGTACGACTCAGAAGGAGAATCAAAAGAAGAGAGAGCGCAAGAAGATGGAACAGGTCAAAGGATTTACGGTAAGAAGACATAACCCTTACAAAATGAGATAGGTAGAACAATTTACCTATCTTTGTGAAAAAACATATAGCTCATGGAGTATTTTAACAGAGATCAGGCTTTTCCGGCCAGAGGAGTATTTTCAGGGTTGCCGGTGCAGGCTATACCTACCAAGAGAAAAACCAAGGAGTGGTTTAAAGCCACTATGGATTCTCTTGAATTGATTGGTTTGAAGCAGCTTGATGAGAACCAAAAGTTCAAGGATTTTTATAGGATGATGGAAGGCAAGCTGTCATTTATGGAACTGAAAGATGTAATTCCTTATCTTAAGGATGTTCAGTCTATAAGGGACAATGTAAATATTCCATCATTCTTACGTCATTATGATATAATAGGTACGATCGTAAACGCTTTTGTAGGATGGTTGGGCAACCTTTCTGATAAGTATAATGTAGTTGGATTGGACGAATCTGAAGTGAATCAGTATTCTGCCACGAAGGAAAATCTTCTTTATAATTACATTAGAGAGGAATTGGACAGAAGAGTTAGGCAAGAGTTATTAAATAGAGGATTGGATCCGGATTATAATAATTTTGCCAGCGAAGAAGAAAAGCAGGCTTATGCTCAACAGATACAAGAGGTGAAAGCATCTATGACCCCTCCTGAGATAGAGAACTTCATGAATACAAAATGGAAGACTGCCGAGGTTATATGGGGTTCTCATACGCTTGAGGCGGACAGGGGGCGTTTTTACATGGATGAGATAGACACTGAGAATTTCATCGACTATCTTCTTACCGGTCGTTGCTTTAGAAATTATCATGTAGGATACGACTATTATAAGCCGGAAAGATGGTCTCCGTTGAATACGTTTTATTCTAAGACATTAGATAGCAAGTATCCTCAATATGGGGATTATATTGGTCGTGTTCATTATTATACTGCCAATGATATTATAGTAAGGTGGGGGCATCTTCTTACGGCAAAAGACAAGCAAAAGCTTATAGGAGGTGCTGATAATTTCAATGGCACTTATCATAATGGTGATAATGGAAGCTATGTAAGTTTATCCAAATCGGCGAGCGTAGGGATGTTATATCAGAATAAGGTAATACCTTGGAAAGGATATAATGATTATGCTTCTATAAAAGCTTATGAGGATTATTACGGTATTCCAGCCGGCACATATACCGGATACGATAGTAATGGCAACGAATATCACAGAACCAGATTCATGCCAAATTTAGAGCATGGTAATTATTATAACCGCGCCCAGAGTTTGAGCGACGAGCATGTTCGTAGTGATTTGTATCAGGTAACTGAATCATATTGGGTATCCCCGGCTCAGGTATATGTAATTACCTACCAAACTGAAACCGGATTAGTAACTACTGAAATGGTAACCGACGAGCTTCTTCAGGACTTTTTACAGGAAAATGGTATTAAGAAAATTACCAGGACCATGAGTAAGGGAATGGAGAACCCGGAGATTAATACCTATTTCGTAGATTATGTTCCACAGGTAAGGTACGGGGTTAAAATCAGTGGAGGTGCCCTCGCTCAGGACAACCTGTATCTGGATGGAGAACCTATCGATCACCAGATAAAAGGGGATAGCAATATCTATGACTTTGTTCTACCCGTTGCCGGATATATCGGTACTTCTATGGCTAACAGGATTCAGCCATATCAAATATTTTATAATTTCTCCATAAATCAGATAAACAATATTCTTGAAAAGGAGATCGGTAAATTCTTCTTAGGAGATATAAATCTGGTTCCAAGTGAATACAAAGATTTGGGTGAAGATGTGGCTGATATATGGGCTAATCTTCTTGATGTAGCTAAGTCTGTAGGTGCTCTGACATTAGATACCTCATCTCAAAACACGAAAGGCGGTGTTCCTTTCAACCAGTTTGCCGTCTATGATTTGTCGCAGACAGAGCAGCTTAAAACAAGAATGGAGCTTGCTGAATGGTCGAGGATGAAGTGTTTTGAAATGGTTGGTATCACTCCTCAAGTAATTAATGGCCCCAACAGGTATGAGACCGCCACTGGGGTCCAGCAGGGCGTTACAGCATCTATGTTACAAACACAGATATACTTTGATAACTTCGGTTACTTCAAGAAACGCGCTTTGGATCTTCATCTGGCTGTTGCTCAACAATGTCAGGAAGAAGGAAAGGATATTTCTGTAATGTACACAAAAAGTGATCTTACCAGAGCGTTTTTATCTATAGGAACCGACGGTCTTAGTCTAAGGCATCTTGGTGTTCAGGCATTATCTAATTCTAAGAAAAGGGATGAGCTTGAGAAATTTAAAACTTTCATGTTGCAGCTAAATACAGCCGGAGGCGATATTTACGATCTTGCATCTATCTTCACATCAGATTCTATGGTAGAGCTTATACAGAATGCAAGGAATACTCGGGCATACAACGAGCGTCAGATGCAGCAGCAACAACAGAATCAGATGCAGCTTAACCAGCAACAGATACAAGCTGAAGCTGCCGAAAAGGATAAGCAACGTCAGCATGAACTTGCTTTGGAAGACAAGAAAGGTCAATACAGGATACTTCAAGAGAAGATCCAGGCGGCAGGCAGGGCGGCAGACGCCAAGAGCGACGCCACCTCCCTCAACTTCCTGGCTTCTGTTTCAGATCAGACCGTAAGGCAGGCTGATATAGAAAGCAAGGAAAGGATAGAGGATAAGAAAATTGAAAACGATTCCAAACTTCATGATGATGAAATGAGAATGAAAATGGAAGAGTTGAAATTAAAATCCAAAGAGCTTGCTCAACGAGCGAGGGAAGATGCCACCAAAAGGTATGTAGCCGGAATCAATAAGAATTAAGGATTAAATATCCCCAAATTTCATTAGAAAATCTCTAATAAAATTTGGGGATATTTAATTTTTAGTGAAGATTAAACACTTATAAGTTTTTTATCTGAAATATAGGTATTTAAATATTTTTGCAGTATGGGAAAATTAGAAAAAAATGGAATAGTAGAATTGGACGATATTTTTAGTATCGGTCCGGTTGATGATGTTTATAATAGGGAAGAAGATATTCTGCCTATTAATGGTAATGAACCGGCTAAAAAAGATGAGAAGCCTGTAGAAGAAGGTTCTCAAATTAAAGAAGAGCCGGTTGTTGATCCTACTCCTGATCCTAAAGAGGATAAAAAAGGAGAAGAGAATGTAGTTGATGTTAATCAGGATCAGGTAGAGACTCCGGTTGTCAATTACAGAAAAGTATTGGATGCCCTTTCTTCAAGGGGAATCATTCCCGATTTGAAAGATGTGGTGTTTAGCGGTGAAAACGGCGAAGAGATTACTATCAATGATCTTGATTTTAGTAAAGAAGATTCGTTGTGTGACATACTATCTACAGTCCTTGAAAGCCAGAAAGAGGACATTGTTAAGGATAAGATAGATGTTACCTCTGTTTCTGATATTACTAAGAAGCTTATCCAGGCTGATAAGGCCGGCGCGAATATCGTTGATATTCTTAAGCAATATGATACGAATGTCGCTCCTATAGAAAAGCTTGACATTGAAAATAAAGCAGATCAGATAAAGATCGTTCGCCATTATGTTGATCTTCTTGGGTTGCCTAAAGATGAAGCTGATGAGTTTTTCAAAGGTATTATCAATAAAGGTGAAGAGTATGTTGAAGCAAAGGCTATAAAGTATAAGGCTGAGCTTGATAAGAGAATGGATGATATTATCCAGCAACGTACTAAAGAGGCTGCCGAAAAGAAGGCGAAGGATGCAGAAGATTTTAGAAGGTATAAGAAAGACCTTAAGTCTTCTATCCAGGCAAAGTATCAGCTAAATGACACTATGGTATCTAAAGCTCTTGATTTTGCCCTAAAACCTTCTGAATCGAATCCCGGAATTACCAAAGCATTTAATAGGGTAAGGGAGATGATGATGAATCCGGAAGAAGCACCAGATTTGATTATGTTTCTTATGAACCCAGGAGAGTTCATAAAACAGAAGTCGAATCAAGCTGTCGTTGATGAGAAAAAGAAAATTTATAAGCTCATCAGCCATACAAATAAAGACAAGAGGGTGGCTCCGGTAGATGATAAAGGCGATCAAGTTCAAGGTGTGAAGTTCGATGAAATCAGTATAGATTAAAAATTAAAACATTTTTTCGTTCATGGCTAATGTACTTTTAACAAAAAATTTCCCGGCCACCATGAATGGTGACACGGTGATTGGATATACCGACGCTAAAGTCGTTAAGCAAAGTATCGTAGAACACGATCTTAGCTCTTTAGAAGATTGGTACTACGAAGATCCGGATAAGAACCATCTGGGTATGCTTGAGTTGTTTTCTAACATTACAAACTATCCTCTGCCTATGTATATGGGTATGATCAAACAGGATGCTACTATTACCGTAAATGGTATCAATGGTTCATTCCGTTATGATCTTCCGGTATCAGAAACGTATGAGGTGGTTACAGTAGAAGACACGTCTTTGAAATATGCAAAACCCGGTATTGATGAAAGCTTCTTCGAAATTGTGTTGAATGCACAATTTAAACAAGGAGATGTTATTACTTACGATGTGATTAACGGTTGCCAGGCTCTTATCTCTACAGAGCGTCCTCCGAAACAAGAAGGTGAAAACTGGAGATACTGGTGTAAGCTGTGGGGTCGTTCTCGTGCTAAATACTTCCCGAAAGACATGCTTCGTGCCGGTATTAAATACTGGAAGGTAACAAACGTTCTTGGTGAGTTCTCTACTCAGTTCTCTGGTGTAGGAGGTGCTTCTAAGTCCGGTTCTATGACTTGTGAATTTACGCTTGGTGGACACCGTGGTGTTGAAGGTGAAACGACTATGTACGCTGGTATTAAGTCTTTGGCTTATGCGGACGAACGCACACAGAATTTCATCGACAAAGCTTACCAGAAAGTTCGTCAGCTTTCTGAAATCAGAGGAGGTGATGCAAGTTATGCTATCATCGGTTCCCGTCTTGGTGACGGAAGCATTGATATGCGTACAGCACGTGTAGCCAATACAGTGTCTTTGTTCTGCTTGGCTGAATTGGCTAAGATGGAAGCATACGAACTTATGTTCATGCGTGGAGGTAGAGTCAAGGGTCATAATGGTGTTTTGATGAAAAACGAAGGTTTGTACCATCAACTTCGCCGTGGTTTCGTTATCTCATATGCACGTCCGGGCGGTATCAAGCGTGAACACTTCCTGGCTGCTGCTGACTATATTTTCCGTGGTCGTAGCGATATGCCGATTGAAAATCGTGTAATGAAATTCAAGGTAGGTGCTATGGCTTATAAGAACATCGTTGAAATCTTCCGTGATGAGTTCTTCTCTCAATTAGGTGCTTTGGCTCCGCTTATGGGTACAGAACGTATCATCAATAACCCGGTAACAGGATCAAACGATGCTCTTGAATTAGGAACTGTAAAGATCAAGGGTGTTACTATTCCGGGTATTGGTAAGGTTATTGTAGAACACGAACCTTCTTTGGATTACGTTGATATGGTAGATAGAAGCCAGTTGGTAGACGGTATGACTCCTATCACATCATATTCATGTATTATGGAAGACTTGACCGCTCCTGAATATTCCAATGCATTCGCCGGCATCCCTGCTTCAGCCGAAGCTCGTATTGGTAATATCAACAGCAACGTATTCTACGTTAAGCCTGATATTGGTTCTATGTGGTGGGGTTACGAACAAGGTAGATGGTCATCCAGGGTATCGGCTCAAGAAATTGTATCCAGCCATCCTCGTATGTCAGAACAATTCTGGTGCCACTCTGTATCGGCTTGTTGGGTAAAAGATACCAGCCGGTTTGTAACAATTGAATTGTTACCAAGTTCTTTGTGATCATAACTTTTAATATTAACTTGCGGTCGGCTTTAAAACCGGCCGCAAATTTTGTTTTCATAGGATATATAAAAGATGGGAAAAAAGATTTTTGAAGAAAGCCATGAGTCTAAGAAACTGCTGGCTACCGTAGGAGGAATGAAGATATATTCCGACTCTATTTATGTTATAACAGGTAAGATGGATGAAGAAGCTCCTTCCGGATATCAGGAAAGAGGCATTTCCAAGACTCCTTTCCCTGGGAACAAGACAGTATCTTGTTGTGGATGGGATAAGGATCTTAGGGTGTATGATACCGGTTTCTTCATCAATTCAGCATGTTATAAAGGTTACTCACTTGAAGACAAGAAGAATGAAATGGATATGCGTATTAAGAATATTCGGTATCCGTTTGAAGAAACTGTCAATGAGGACCTGGACCAAAAGAATTTCGATTTCTGGGATTCTTACAGAATTGACTTGTATGATGGTCGTTTGTTCTACACTAATGACGTTCGTGATTTATTTGAGCTGTATATAGCTATTTTATCCAAGTCTCTTACTCCTAAAGAGGAAGATGGTAATCCGATGTATGTCGAATCTTATTATTGTGTAGAAGACAAGACTACGGCCGTAGATATCAGGAAACAACGTCAGATTGACAAGGCTGATATTTTATACGAGTTCATGAACAAGCTGAAAGGGTCAGAGGCTGAAAGGAAAAGCATCTACGATCTGCTTTTGTATCTTGACATCATATACAGCGTAGAGCTTGATCAGAGCATGGTTCAATACATATTCACTAATTGGATTGACGCCAAGAATACGAACGTTGACATGTATAAAGAAGCAAGCTCAAGGTTCTTATCCGACGACGAATCTTCTGAGGGAATGCAGGTGATCAAATTCCATCGTATGATCAGGGAAATGATCGAGGGCCTGGCTGTCACCGTCAACACCGACGGACTGTATCTGAATGGCGAGCTCCTGGGCGCCGACGCCATCTCTGCATCTATGGCTCTTGCTTCCAATAAGTCAATGTTAGAAACCAAGTCACGTGTCCTGGAAGCGTATAACGCTTTAAAGAACAAGCATAAAAAAATAGAAGGCGCTAAGTCTGACAAGAAGAAAAAGGAAGACGAAAAAGGTTTTGATGTTGATCAATATGCTGATAAAAAAAATAATTTATGAAAATCGTTGATTGTTATCTTCGGGCCTTACAGAAGGCTGAAGAAAACATGACCAATGGTGGTATAAAACTTGACAAGGCACGTTTTGTTCAGCTTTTTAATGACGAACAAAACCGCCTTGTTCGTTATATCCTTGATAAGAAAAATGAAGAGGATATACGTTATATCCAAAAGCTGGTTGTGTATTCGAAAGAACTTGATGATAGAGGAGATAAAGATAATCCGGAAAGCATTTTATTTTCATTGCCTTCTGATTTCTTCTCTTTTTCAAACATATCAGGCGTATTTACCGAAGGTGAATGCACGGTTACTGATTTTAATATGTGGGAGGCTAAGAACGAAAACCCGCATGAGCTTCTTGCCGACTTTTTTAACAAACCTGATTTTGATTTTAGGGAAACATTTTACACTATAGGAGAAGATTCGGTAAGGGTGTATAAGTCTGGTTTTGATGTAGACACCGTTTACCTTACGTATTACCGCTATCCGAAGGAAGTTGACATCGAAGGATATATTAAATCCGATGGTTCTAATTCAACTGATATAGATCCTGAATTAGATGATAAATTAATCGGTATTATCCTTAACATGATTGAAAAGCAATTTGCTTTGAATGAAAGCGAATACGGACGTTATCAAATAGACTCAAACAACGTCCAATCTCCTTTATAGCAGAATAAAGGCACATCTTAAATTAAACATTATCAAAAAGCATTAAGAATTAATTAATTCCTAATGCTTTTTGTTGCTTATATGACTATCGCTATTTTTGAGACAGATAACAGAATACTAATTTTTAAAATATTATAAGGCTATGGCTATCCATAAACCGTATGACAGACACATTATCTGTCCTCCGCACGCTAAGTTGGCGGACGTAGATTCTTTGTTGCTTCAAGAAGGTCAGATCGCTATCTATGATTTGGATGGTGAGCAGACTAAAGATGGTTTGAAAGCGTTGAAAGACTTGAAAGGATATCGTAAGGACGAACAACGTTTCCAGATCAGAATCGGACGTAATGAGATGGTGAACGATCGTGTATCTGATGATAAATCATTCTCTACACCTACGTTTGCTATTGACGAAATCATAGAAGTGTATGCTTCTGCTCCGAAGAGCAAAGAAATTAAAGTAGATGAAGTTATTTTCGGTTATAACGGAATTGACGACAACACCGCTATTACAGCAAGAAAAGGCGATCGTATTCCTATCCATATTAAGCTGACAGGACGTTTGTTTGAGCTTCGTGGTTATCCGATGGGTGAGGTGAATATCGATGATTACATCATTTTCGAAAACTGTCCGGGTCGTGAGGATATGTGCTCAGAATGTGATCCTTGCGAAGATGTTGATATTTTGGCTGCTATCTTGAAAACAATCGAACGTATCAAGAATCAGCCGATTGCAGGTGGTGGAAAGGTAGGTGATTTTGTAGAAATCCATCCTATCCATTCTTGCGATGAACTGGAAAAAGCTCCGGTGGAAACCGACATGAATTTCTATTGCATGGAAATGTGTGATACCGGTGATGCTTATGCTCTGGCTCAGCTTAAGGCTGCTTATCCAGGTTTGGATATTAAGAGAGTAGGACGTCATCTTTCTACATCTAAATATCAGGTGATGAAAGAAGGTGGTAAGCCTGCTGATTATACTCAAAAGCTGTCTTCTATCATGAAAGGCTGCGAAGAGTGCCCTGAAGGATATACTGAAGTAGAAGGCGGTTTGATTTATGCCGTAACGTTAGAGGATGATGGTGTTGATCAGTCCACTGTAGTAGAAAGCATTAAGAATGCCGTTAGTAGCACTGCCAAGAAAACAGCAGCCCAAGATGGCGGCGTAGGTATGTACACTGTGGCCGTAAGCAAGAAACTGACGAAGGCTGATATTGATGCATTTGTAGAAACTAATCCGACTGCCACAGTAACGTTCGTTGCTAAAACAGCAGATATGTGTAGCAATCCTACTGTTACTACCGTTAGCTGGGAAGCATGTGGTTCTTGTAAGGTTTCGAAAGAAGCTTATGAAATTACGTTGCCGGATGATGAATGTGGTAACAGTGCTAAAGAAGAATTGCAGGCAGCATTCCCGTATCTGACAATCGAAGATTACGGTACACCTGGTGGATGTCAACACAAATTCAAAACAACGGTCGTTACTAACATGGTTTGCGACGAATGCGATAAAATTTTCAAAGACTTCTTCGTATCTAAAGCTCCCGAATCTTATCGTGGACGTAACTGGAAACGTTTGGGTGCCGTAGCAGGAGATCAGTCCATTATCGCCGATCCGATTCCTAAGAACTGCAAATGCGGTATCTTGTTCCGTGGTATTGACTACATGATTTCTCCGTCCGACTGTTTGATTGACCGTCTGACATTCCAAGAAGGATCTGTTCGTATTGCTGTAAATGGCGGTTATCCGGATGAACAGCGCGAGGCTATCAGCACGTACTTCAACCCGATCCATACCGAATACAAACAGCACTGGGCTCCGCGTACTCACCTCGGCGCTGAATTGCTGAATAAAGAACGCGAACAACGTATGTTCTTCGACTTCCGTAAGACTCACCAAGAACTTATGGAACGGATGTTTACCAACGAAGAAACCCGCTTAGACCTGTTGGCTCCGTATGCTGATTATTCAGTAACGTTGAAGCCGGCACGTTACTCTAACGGCTTCGGTAGGGTAATTGATGATCATATTACAGTACACTTCCATGTACCGTATGGCGCTCACGAAGGTATTCAAGACCTTATGGACTTGTTAGCTGCTTCGGCAAATATCAAGCCCTGCAAGATTTGATTTTCCTTTTTTCTATATATCCCAAGGGGGAGGAGGCTGGTCCTCCACCCCCTTTTTTGTAATAAAACAATTTGAAATAAGTTAGTTTCATATGAATGGCGTGGATTTTTTATCCGGTGCCTTTGGTAGGGGCATTGATAAAATAACCAACATAGTTGGAAAATGGGGTTCCTCCCAACCGGTAGATGACAGCAAATCCGGTATAAAAATAGGGGACAAAATCTACCAAGTGGTTGTGTCCTTAAATGGCTGTTATTGGTATCTTGACGAAGAAGGTAAGAAGCATCCTGTTTCTGGTATTCCGGCCACAACCAAATGGGAGTGGATTAACATAGCTGAGAAAGTTATCAAAGATTTCAAAACCTGTTACCGTACACCTGGTGGAAAGGTTGAAGTATGGAGTTGGTATCTTCTTAACGATCAGATGGATGTTCTTAAAGAAACCCATAGAATTACCGACAGTACCGACATGGATAATCCGGTAGGTAAAGTTCTTACTAAAATACCGGACGAGTGGGTTATGATCGACTGCGATCTTCCTGATATGACAGAACGCGATATTACATTCGTTAACAGATGTTATAAGACTCCGGATGGTAAGGTTGAAATAGAAGGATTGGAAGCCATAGATGATAAGATAAATATCAGGGAGTCTATCTATACCGTTATTCAGTCGACTGACGATAATTTCCCTGCCGGCCATGTTTTTAAGCTAATTCCAGAAAATTGGGTTAGAATGGTTTGTGACTTTCCTGATATGACAGAACGAGACGTAACTTACGTTCTTGAATGTTACACTACTAAAAAAGGAAAAGTGCAAGTAGAAGGTTTGGTAGCCATAGATAACATCCTTGGAACCAGGGAAGAGATTTACACCGTCCTTCAGTCAACTGATCCTGATATTAAGGTAGGAACCGTGCTGGATTCCATTCCCGAAGATTGGGTGAGGATGGTCTGCGATTTTCCTGACATGACGGACAGGGAAATTGTTGAAGTGGACGAATGTTATAAGACTGATGGTGGTAAGGTTAATATAAAAGGTTATCAAGCTATTGATGCCGTTCTTGGTGTAAGGGAACAGTATTATTATATTGTTAAGACAACGGACGACGCCTATCCTCAGTGGACGAGAATAGATAAGATACCTAACGAATGGACGAAAACCGAATGCGATTTTCCTGATCTTACGGAAAGACATATTATGTCCGTAGATGAATGTTATACTACTCCTGGTGGTAAAATACATCTTGGTGGATACAGGTCGGTAGATAGCATAATAGGTGTCCGGGACGAGTATCTTATTGTCTTAGAAACTACCGACCCTGATATACAAAGAGGCGCCACATTCAGCAAAATACAAGAAGGATGGCAGCGTATTGTTTGTGATTTCCCTGATGCTACTACATCCGATACAGAAATAGTAGAAAACTGTTATAAGACGGAAAAGGGCAAGGTTCAGATCCGAACATACATAACAATGGACGGATACGGAAATACGAGGGAATTAAGACATATGGTTCTTAAAACAACCGATCCTGATTACAATATCGGATCCAATATCGATCAGATACCGGTAGGGTGGTTAAGTATCGAGTGTGATTTTGCGTCTGCTACACAGCGCCATATAAGACAGGTGAAAAACTGCTACGTTTCTGATGCGGGGAGCATCTACGTTGAGGGAGAAATCGTTTACGACAATGACCTTGACGTGGACAAGATGGCGCTGACGGTCATGGAAAGCACTGACCCGGCGATAGCCGTAGGGACGGAGCTGGCGGTTATTCCCTCTGGCTACGTGAGAACAGTTTGTAGATGTAATTGTTGCAACCACTAAATCTTATTGTCATGAGCTGTAACGAATATTTTTTAGTAACACAGGAGTCTAAACCGACTCCAGTCCGTCATAAATACACGAATTTAACAGACGAATGGTATGGTCCTGATGGTGTTAAGTACGAAGATCCTGATACGATAGCCAAAATCGAAGAACAAGCTACAGATAAGAATCGTATAGGGGATAACACTTTATATCAGAAACTTATTGAAATACATTCTCAAGGAGAGTCAATAAAATCAGACATCGGAGACATAGGTCAGGTATTAGATTACATAAATGGGGAGGAAGTGTAATGGGAACCATATCAGATAAGTTAATGAGGATCATAAATACCAAAGAGGATATAAGGCAAGCCCTTATATCCAAAGGGTATGATGTACCTACTTCCATACCTTTTAAAGAGTATGCGAAAATGATATTAGATCTGCCATGCAATGCAGATTCCTTCCCGGATATAGAAGGTATCGTAGCCAGATATTCTGCTTCCGGTCTCACCAATGAACAGATGGCTGCCAATCCCGTATGGGTTGATAAGACGGGAAATGGACGAGATTTACAGTTGAAAAACTTCTCTTGGAAGAGAATGTCAGGGGTTGGAGGATATGTTCAGGATTTTAATGATTTTAGAAATAATGCTACTGTAGATAAAATAAGAATTGATGAGCAGGGTAGCAATTCTATTAAAGTAACCATTTTAACTACAGGAATTGGTAATGCTATTTATATACCAAAGAATATTTACCAATTTAATAAATCTTATTTCATAAAAATATCAAGTGAAGGATACGATGAAGGTGATATGGCTTTATCATTTTATGCGCCTTCTATATCAACAGCAACAACAGTAACGGTATCATTAAACCCTAATGGCATCACTGAAATTCCTGCAATAAAAGAAGATGATTTTTTAGCTGTTTATATTAATGTTAGCGGCAAAGTAGGTTCGTTTACCGTTGAGCAATTACCTCTCTACCCCGGTGCACTCGTTTTTGACGGAGTAGACGATTACGGTACCTGTAATAACTTCCCTATTCTGACTAAGGAAAAGGGATATACGGTTGTGGCGTTGAGACAGTGGATAGAAGAAAAAAATGATTCAACGGCATTGGTTTCTAACTGTGAAAAGTGGGGTAAGAATGGTGCATTTTTGTTTGAGTATAACAATTTAAGAAACAATTTTCTTAATGTGGCAATTTCTTTTGGGTACGTGTCTTCTGTTGATAGGGGAAAGTCCCCATTTTCCTATCAAACATCTAAACTATATAATGGTAAAAATATAGAACCTGGGAGTTTTATAGGAAGTAATGAATTGGTAGTTGGGAAGGGAAACAAAGATTTCTCAACCGTTTCTAAAGTTGCCATTTGGGAACTCATCATCCTTGATCACGATGCCACCGAAGAAGAGCTAACCAAGATCAAAGACTACTTCGTCAAAACTTATCCTTGGCTCTTCCCCGACCAAGCATGGACAGTCACCGGCAAAACCAACGAGGACGAAGATCGTGCTACTATTGCCAACATTACGGGCAATGGTAATGATCTTGTACTGTCTAATTTTGGGTTTGCAGAAGGGAGTGGGTATGGATTATATCAGCAAAATTATTCAATTTGGAATAAAGTCAGTAACAGGGCTACATTTACTGTTACATCATCAAAAATACACGTAACATCGGTAACAGCAGAAGAATATGCTGATTTTATTTATACCACAGGACAGCAATTAAAACAAAAAATTAGAATAACTGGATTGCCAGAAGGGGTCAGTTTTGTAATTGGTAGATCGGGTGTAAATTTAAAAGTAATATCACAAGACGGAATATATAATATAGATATATTAGATGATTCTTCTGAGAATCCTATAATTGGTTATAGGATAAATAAGATTATAGATTCTTGTGACATCACCATCGAGCAAATCCCCGAATACGAAGGATATCTGGTTACTGATGGGGTGGATGATACGATAGCTTCGTCAGCTTTTAAAATGGGTAAGGATTTTACGATTGTTGGGGATTGGAAGTTTATTAATAATAAAAAGAGTGGTACTGGTTTAGTAAAAGGGTCTAGTTTTTATATCTACAACACAATGACTGGACTTGATCTTTATATTAATTCAGGATCAGTAAAAAATAGTCTTGACGGAATTAAAAGTATTAATGCTGCATGTTCAGATGGTAGGGCCTATGATCGTAATTGGAATGAAATACTGGCAAATACAGGTAATGTAGTTGGTTCTGGTGGTGCATTGGAGGTATCGAGTAGTGGTGGTAGGTTTGATCGAATAGCTTTTAAGAACCTTGCAATTTATCCAAGAATCCTCTCCAAAGACGACTGTATCAAAGCCTACAACTATTTACAAACTATAAAATCGAAATAATATGAAATTCATTATCATACCAAAAGAAGTATATAATTCCGTATCTGAAGAAAAGAGACGTGAATTAGGAATAGGCAGCCCAAGAGCGAGCGTAGATGGCTCTAAAGTTATTTTACATGTAGAACATTATGACCTTCTATTTAAGTCTTTAGACACGCAGGCTGATGACGAACCTCAATATCCGTATCCGGTATATGACAGCCCTTCTTCTGAGTTTGAATCTGTTCTTTCATCTAAAGAATGGGTGTCTGATGTTAATGACGAGCGTCTTTGATCTTGTTATGGTTGGGACAATTGCTATATTTGTAAAAAAGTTGAATAATTAAAGCGTGTGGTAGCGTTATCTACCATATAATCATCATGTTTCAGATAATAATCGGATGTGTTTTGGCTAATATTCTTACGATAGCAATCATCGGTTTAGCCCTGTATTTAGTGTATTGTAAAAACGAAGACCGTTTAAAGGCTTTGGATTCTAAGATCGATCAGAAGGTTGAGGACGTAAAAAATAAGGTTGGCGCGGTGATGGACATCGTAGACCAGATCAAGAAGTTGTTGGACAAAATTAACAAGAAATAAAAAATGGCAGAAGTAGGTTATAACAGTAAATTCGAAGGTCAGGAGGTTGATTCCAGACTTGAGAATGTGGTGCAGGCTACTCCTGGAACAGGTTCGGAGTCGGGGAAGGGAGGCCTCATCCCGGCTCCCCCTGCCGGAAGTCAGGACGGTAGCAAGACTCTTCTTAGTGACATGACATGGGGCGATTATGTAAATAAGAAATATATAGATGATGCTGTATCGGCAGCAGGGTGGAAGAAACAGATTGTTAGCAAACTTCCTACTGTTGAAGAGGCGAAGGACAATTTCATGTATCTTGTAAAAGATAATGTGGCATCTACAGAAACCAAAAACGTGTATAACGAATATATTTTGGTTACTGAAGAAGGTGGAACTAAGGTGCTTGAATCACTTGGTATGGTAAGTACCGGAGTAGATTCTGGCTATCTTGATTTATCCATATTTTCTGGTAATTCCGGATCTCTTGATGAAGGTTCGTTTGCAAAAGTTTTGGATGCATACAATAATAATATCACATTAGGTAAGTTAGCTGGTGATTATTATTATTTGAATTATTTTTTAGAAGGTAATGATTTTGAAAATAATTTTAAATTAAAAATAGTATTTGCCTCATTTGCTAATGCCGACTCAGCGGTAGGCGCATCTGAATATGATATAGAAATTCAGGTGGGGACTTTTGTTGTTATTCAAGATAAGACATATGAGGCTATGAGCAATATGGTTACGTTGTCTAATACGATATTGTCTTATTTGAATTTTATGGCTATGCCCCCTAAGGTTGTTACGACATTAGCTAATCTTCCTAAAAATGCTCATAATATCATAGCTAACGTAGCTTCTGCTACGAATCTGTCTATGACCGTATCTTCTGAGTATGTTGGGAGGGAGTGGCAGGTGCGGGTCAACAACACCACCGGCACAGACATCACACAGCCACTTCCTACCTCTGGCCAGTTCCAGAGTATGTCAGGCGATAGCGTAATAGTACCTAAAAACAGTTTTATAGAATTAAGTATCTGGTATATTAATGATAAGTTAGTTATCAGAGTAGGTGAACAAGCTTAACAGAAAGGATAGAGTATGGTTTATGTAAATAAAAACGTAAAAGGTTTTTACTGGGAAGGATACGAGTTGGATTCCTCTTCTTACGAAGTAGGGTATTCTTACCAAGATTTCTTAGATGGTAAATGGGTTCAACTTGACTCCGATCAAGAAAAATTCCATCAAGACAATCCTGATGCGAGTGTGAAAGAAGTTATTGCCATGCAGCTTGACCCGGAGCCTCCTGGACCAACTGAAGAGGAGTTGCTTGCCAAGGCTAAGGATAAGAAAGTTTCTGAGGCCAGGGAATATGCTTATTCTGATGCTGTCCGCTCTTATAGCTTGGATGGTAAACAGATATGGTATAACAGCAGCATGAGGCAGAAGGTTAAAAACGATATTGATGTAGCAAAAGGGAGCGGGATATACACCGTATCTGTAGCAGATTCAGAATACGAGCTTGATATTGCTAATACGGCAATGAATGAAATGCATGTATATGAATCTGAATGCGATGATCGTACTGCTGCCATAGAAAAGGAAATAGCTTCTAAAATTGACAGGAGTGAAGTTGAATCTATGAAAGTGGATGAAGGATATCCTGAGAAGTTGGTAAGAACAAAGGATCAGATCATAGAAAAAAATAAGATCCTTGAAGCCAATGATCCAGAGAAGGCTACAGCCATGTACATGAGGGCGATGATCAACACGCCGGCTATGCTGGAAAACACCGACCAGAATCTTGCTCTTAAGATAAAGGGATTGTACCCTATCTGGGATAAGGGTGGAGTTTACGGAGACAAAGGTCTTCCTATGGGTACGGCTGTTGTAAAAGGGCAGCGTTTCCGTAGCAAAAACAAACCTTCGGATTTGGATTGGACTCTGTTTGAAGTAAGGCAAAATCACAATCTCCAAGCCGACTGGGTTCCTGGTCAGGGAGGTGGAACTGAAAGCCTGTATATGGTTGTTCAGGAAAAGCATTCAGGTACGATAGACGATCCTATTCCTTGGGTATATAATTCTATTTTAGAGAATGGAAAGTATTACATTGACAAAGAAATTAAGTATCTTTGCATAAGAGATTCAGGCATCCCTTTGGCTTACGAGAACCTTTCTGATCTTGTATCAGCAGGATATGTAAGGGTTGTTTAGGTCGTGATTTGTTGTTAATGTTATGGATAACCCCTGTATATTTATTTATGCAGGGGTTTTTTTAAATCCAGACTCTACTTATTTTTCATATCGGTAAGGTTCTGGTTATCTTTGTGAAAAAGGTTAAGTTATGGAAAGAAAAGATATTATAAAAGAATTGAGTCAGTATTTTAGTATTGTTGAATTAGTTGGTCCTAAAGAATACGGTAGAGACAAAGATCTTTGCTGGAGGTATTTAAGAACTGAATTGCTTCACACGATACTGGTTTTAAGGAAAGACATTTTGAAAACTCCGATGACGGTTAATACCTGGAAGTCGGGTGGAAGGTTTGATGAGCGTGGGTTTAGGAACAATATCTCAGACATAGTAAAATCAAAGACCGTATCAGGGTATTTGTATATCAGTCCTCATATGCTTGGGGCAGCCATCGATTTTGATGCCAAGGGTATGACGGCAGAAGAGACAAGGAATAAAATAATTCAGTCACAGGATTTACTTCCTTGTCCCATTAGATTAGAATCAGGTACCAATTGGGTCCATATTGACGTATATGACTCTCTTGGAAGTAGCAAGAAAGTAACTATGTTCTAATATGGCTTACAGATTTGTAGGAAGGATGAATTTAGAAAGTTTCTGGGCTTTTATCATTTCCGGATTATCAGCATTGTGGATGAATTTCCAGGAGATTCACCACCTTATATATTCTATATTGTTTATATTAGCTATAAATCTTTTGTTAGCTACTATAAAAAGTATCAAACACTGCTATATCCGAAGAAAGAGAAAGAGGCCTTTTAAGATATTGACATGCATAAGCGAAATGGGAGTTTTGAAAATCCTTCTTGAGTTCGCGGCCTGCTCTTTCGGGTTGTTCACCATATCCGGAATGGATCTTATTATGTCTATGGGAGGGCATAAATCCCCAGAGTTTATAGACATGCTTCTTCAGTGGATTACGATATTCGCCTTAATATTATACGGTGGAATGGCATTCAAACGCCTCGGCGACCTTGCACCTGATTTGATGATAGTAAAAGGCGTTAAGTATTTCTTTAGCAAAGTAAGTTGGTGGCAGAAAGTTCCATTCGGAGAAGAGCTTAAAGAAGGTATTAACAACGGTGATATACAAGAGCTTTTAGACGAAGATAAGGAGGGTAAAAGATGTGTTTGCAAAAAATGAGAGCCAGGCATGTGTTAGGAGTTCTTCTACTGTGTTTTATATCTTTCTTGTTTGGTAAAACATGCAAGAAACAAGAAATAATACACGATATAGAAATAGATACTGTAATAGATACCATTATCCAACCTGTTCCTGTTCCTCAGTATATAGTTGACGTAGGGGAGGTAGAAATACCTTTCCCTATGGATGCTATAGTTGAAAAAGATACGATAAAAGACACTGTCTATATCAATATTCCTATACAAAGAAAAACATACAACACAGATGATTATCGGGCTGTTATAAGCGGATACAGACCTAATTTGGACACGATGATCATCTACCACAAAAAAGAAATAATATACGAAAAGAGCCGGCGCTGGGGCATAGGACTGGCGGCGGGGTATGGGGTTGGGCGCGAGGGCTTCTCTCCCTACTTAGGCGCTGGAATCTATTATCGGATATGGTAATAATCACGTCCTATTTTATTTAATACACAACATTTTAAACTTTTATCACCCCATTTACTTATCTTTGTGGAAAAAGGTAAGTTATGAATTATATCGATATTTTACCACAGATAAGAAATAACATTTTCTATGTCAGGATAGTAATGACCGACTACGATGTAGAAAATCAGATGGTTATTAGAATAGTAGCCAGAAGAAATGATGGTCTGTACAAGACGGAGGTAGTACAGTATCCAAATGAAGGAACTGATTACAACGGTGAAATCATTGTTCCTATGTTTGGTATGGCTAAGTCATTGGTGGCCCAAATAGTAGGAGTCAAGATAAATGGTACCGAGGTGCGTGTTAATAGTACTGAGGTAGAGGGAGCTGATATAACAGCCAGATACGATGATTCCCTTACCAGAATGGGATGGGAGGAGAGTATGAACAACATCCATCTTGATTTTGAGGTTATAAGCACCAACAACCCTAAAACTCTTCGCATAGCCGATCAGTCGGAATGGGGGATACTGGCAGACAGACCGGCTATTATAGAGATTGTGCCACCTGAAGATGAAAATAAGTATGTTTATTATCTTGGTAAGAATCAGTTGAATGTATTCAACAGTAAGACTCTTGGCATAAATCCAGGTCGCGGAAATGATTTTGAAAACCTGAAAGATGGTATATACGATATTACCATAAAAGGCAGTCCTTCCTCTTATTCATTTAATAGAAAGTATTTAAAAACAGACCTGATCCGTCTTAACATAGATAAGATATGGGCCAGGTCAACTGTGTTATGTGATCATGAGGATGATGATGTTATTGACAAAATAAAAGAAATAGAGTTTCTGCTGGCTGCGGCTGAAGCCAATATGAGATTAGGGAATTTTGAAAACGTGAAACAATTATATGAAAAAGCATCTAAATTGATTTACGTTCTCAATAATTGTGAAAATTGTGGTTGTAAAATGTAATTAATTAAATATAAATAAGTTATGGGATGTGGATGTGGAAGAAGTAATATTACTTCTGTTAATAAAAATAGGGCTATAAAGCCTCAGTCGAATACGACACCTAAAGCTGATTCTAATGCGGCTTGTATTCAGAAATACGATGAACTTGCTGTATTGGACAAGAAAATCATAGACCTTCATCGCAAGTTCAGGTTTGTAGGAGGTGTAAGTAAAAGGTATGCTGATATTCAAAAACTGGTAAGAGGCTGGATCGTTAATTTGAAGAACGAGTGCCCGGATCCGGATGATCTTGCTACTTATTCTGAATACATAAACAAAGAATACGCCAGGTATTTTATGTCAAAGTGATATGGCAGCTACCGGAAGTACACAGCAAATTCTTTTCCCTTCATCTTACTTATGTGAGTGTGCTGATCGTTTTATAGCATGTAAGGCTGATCAGTATCTACAATATCATAAGTATAAGGTAGGTATCAAGCCTGATATGGATACAGTTCTTAAAATAGATCGTATGAGAAGAATCGTATGTGAAGGGGAATGCGGATTGTGCCCGGACGAGATTCAGAAATTCAAAGAAGAACTTAATAAGATCTTGTCATGAAAAAGATGTATTACAACAAAGAATACAGAAAAGCTTTCAAGAAATCGGACTGTCCGGAAGATCTTGGTTCTGAAGAAACGTTTATCGTTCATGAGGCTGAATTTTGTTCGGATATAAGCCAGGATGATGCAGATAGGAAAGCGGAAGAGTTTGCGGAGAAAGAAGGTCCGTTGTATGCTAATAAAGTAGGTGGCTGTTGCGAGGTATATTATAACACAAGACAGGAAGGGGATTTCTTTAAAAATGATTGTCCTGATGGTCAAAAACAAGAACAACCCACACATCACGTGGTAGAGGCCGGGCGTGTATGGTCTAAGTTCAGTACCGAAATAGCCAACTACGAAGCTGCGAAGATTCTTGAGCAAGAAGGGCAGGCTGCCGCTAACGAATCTGGAGTATGTAAAACCGTTTATTACAACGAAGATCAACATGGTTGGTTTAGTAAACGTTGTAAGGAAGGATGGAAGGCCCCTGAGAAATACAGGAGGATATACGCTGGTACCGTAACGTCTTTCATTAGCGTTGATGATGCCAATGAAAAGGCTAAGAAGATACTGGAAGAAGAGGGCATGAAATGGGTTAATGAAAATACCAAATGCGAGCCTGTTGTTGATGAATGCAAATTTGATTTTTGAAAATGAGTAACGTAAAATTTAATCCGACAGAAGGTGAGAACGATAAACTGGTGTCGGTGTTTTCTGAAATAAATGAAGGTCTTGATACGACTTTGAATTACACTATTTCCGATGAAGGGAATAAGGCTAAGAAGAACATCGTCGTTAATCAAGTTGGTAAAAGGGAAAAGTTTTTATCGAAGAAAGGGGAGGAATCTGAGCCTTTTGTTTTGTCTGATGGTAATACTTTCAACGTTCTTAAAGAAGGTGCTTCAGGATCGGCATCCGCTTGGGCTGAGGACCAGCTTCCTCCAGAAGCCACGGAATCAGTTGGCGACAAAAGCCTTCTCCCTTCTTGGGATTTTTACCTTATAGACATGACTCAAAATACCGGAGACAAAGTGCGTCCGGTCGGGAAGCTTCGTAAGAATAATCTCCTTAGATTTGAAAACGGAGATTTTGCTCCTACGGTGGGCATAACCGAGGAAATGAGAGCCGAATGCGATGTGGAACTGTATTTGGATAACGGTCATAAAAATAAGTATTGTGATGCCGGAGCATTTGACGCCAAGGCTTTTTACGAAGAGTATGGTATTGGTCAAAAACTTTATAATGTATCAGGATCAGAGGTAAGGATTTTAAGACCTTGGGAGACTACTTCAAAGAATTATAGCATATTCTTAGGATGTAGCAAGAGCCTGTATGTAGCTGATAAAGTAGTTGGAAAAAGTGGGAAAATATGGTCTGGGGTGTACGACGCAGACACGGTTCCTATGCTGGACGGACTTGACCTGCGCCAGACGTGCCCTGTGCTGCCACCCACGGCCTTATCTCCTGGACCGGTATGTACAGTAGACTCCAAGGCAAGATCTTTCTTTTTCTTGTATGAAGGAGAAACAAATTGTAAATCCGGAGCCGGAGTTGGTAATGCCTGCACGATGTTTCTAAATGGAAGAACTTATCCGAGGAGCAATGACGTAAATCAAATCAATATAGCTAAGTATTCGAGGGCTAATAACGTAGATCCTGAATCTTCTTATCCTTTTTCTGAAGGTGGTTTTTTGACCTTGAATGCCTATATCATATACCTTGAAATGCTGTACGGTACTAAATACTTGGTTAATCCAGACACTTTCGGTTCTGGAATATCAAGTAATAACAGAATAGGTAATGATGTCAATTATCGCAAATGTGGAGGAGTGAAATACCGTAAAAAAGGAGAAGAGTCGTGGCTGTATGGAGCATGGGCTACAAATGCTTCTATTATCCATTATGAACCTACTAAAACAACTTATTTTTCTAGCCTCATAAATTCAGAGTATCCTAAAGAACAGTGCATGGAAAGTCAGATGGCGGCTTCTTTTGCATTTGAAACAGGCGTAGAAGAAGGATCAGAGTTTGATTTTTATGGAGGAAAATACTGGTATAAGAACGTCCAGGGAGCCAAGAGTATGGCTGAAGGCCATATGAATGTTATTGTGTTTAAGGAAATGACTGGTACCATATCGGCCTTAAACGAAAATGACGAACCGGCAGAATTTGATTTGGAAGTTATTTTAAGGATGTCTTTATACGATGGTATGAATCTGTCTGGAGACGTCTTTAGGTATTGTGGAGGAGGATACGAACAGGTAGGGACTTGTTTAAATGATCCTAATGTCACTCGAATAGGTAATACTATTGATATTTATATAGAGCCAGATCAAAAGAAATGGACATATGAGAAAAGGTCTACTATAAATAATGGTGAGGTTTTTAATTTTGAATCTAAATATAAAAAGATAGCAACTACCCAAAATTTAGGAGATAGTTATGCTTTACACCGTATTCCTTATACCGGATGGAAGGATAAAAAAGGGGGAAGTATCGGAACAGGAGAATGTTTTTATACATGGGACAATTGCTACTGGGCTTCGTCTGTCGGTATAAAGTCCAGATTGGCTGCTCGTTTCGGCGGTTATGCCATCCATGGCCCTTGTTCGCCTCGTAATCTGACTGCGCATTACGCCGCTTCTACTACGAATCGCCACAATGTCGGCCTTGCCCAGTTGTTATTAGACGCCAGTCAACCGCAGGTTTGATGGGTGCAACCCATTGATGGCGCAGCCATCATAAGCGCAGCGCTAAGGCGCAGCCTTTTATACTATATCACGGCGCAGCCGTATCTTGTTAATATAATATTTTATAGCTACAAAACAAAAATTTAAAATATTTAATACAAATTGTTTTGTAGCTATAAAATATTATACATACATTTGCAATGTCATTAGACAACAGAGATAGTTAACATTATAAACAATAAAAATCTATTCAATGAAATCCGTTAGTCTGCTAACAAGTTTTACATTGGGATCTGACCTCTGAAATAGCAAATAACGGTTGAGAAAAAGGTTAAAAAGAATTGGCTGCTCGTTTCGGCGGTAATGCGAACAATGGCAATTGTTCGCCTCGTAATCTGAATGCGAATAACGCCGCTTCTAATACGAATCGCAACAATTGCGGCCTTGCCCTGTGTGGGCTAAAAAATTGGGTATATTCTTTTTAATCTTTCCCAGGAGTGGAGAATCAATAAAAGACAAGCGTATGAGGTTATATGATAAAAATATGATAGAGATGCGCGACGGTCGTAAGCCCGTCATTAGCCCACAACTGAAATCAGTTTCAAACTATATAGATATAAGTTTGGATGATATTAGAGAAGCATGCGAAGCAGCATTTAAAAACCATTCTAAAAAGAATGATGTTGTTAATTTCAATTTTGATTTTGATGGTAATTCGTTAAAATTGTATGAATGGTATTTAGATGGTACTTATGTTAGCAAAATCAAATATCGCAAACTTGTAAAAGAAAACAAGAATGGTAAGGTTCGTGAAATAAACAGCCCGGATCTTACCACCAGAATCTATCAGCATCTTGTTTTAGTAAAGTTAGGTCCTTTGTATTATGAGAAGGATAATATGAATGGTCTTAATTGTAAGCCGGGATTTGGCATAACAGCATCGTCTAAATCAAGGTCTCTTATTAAAAAGATGAAGCATGTTTATTATGATAGACTTGATTTGAAGTATTGCCTGGTCATAGATCAACGTAAATGTTATAACCATGTAAAAGACAAAGTGTTTAGAAAAGTGCTTAAGAACTTTATTTCAAATAAAAAGTTTATAGATTTTGTAATAGACGTAAGCTTTGTATCTGGAGAGCTACCTATAGGTACTCCTACAAGTCCTTTTATCCATCATCTCCTTATGAAAGATTTCGATAATCTTGTAAAGAGAATGGCTCCTTTTTCATTGAGGTATGCTGATGATAATTTCCTTGCTTTTTATACTAAGGAGGATGCTAATATTACCAAATGGAGGATTAAGAATTATTGGTGGTATGAGCTTAAGATAAGATCTAAAAGGCATACTTGTATTATAACAGACATGGATAAACCTCTTGATTTTTGCGGGTATGTTTTCCACCGTAACAACAAAGGCGTATCCGAACACAATAAAGGTTATGTGAGAATAAGGAAGAGGGTAGCCAAAGACGCGAAGAAGTGTATTACAAATGAAAGCTGGTCTTCTTACTTCGGTCTTTTAAAACACTGTGACAGTTATTCATTAATGTCAAAAATAGAAAATATCATGAAATTACGAGATTTAACAAGCACGATTCGTATTGATAAGAAAATGGATGCGGACAACATCGATGTCAAGAACCTTGAAGGTATTGTATTTGATATCGTGAACTATGAAATACGAAGCAATAACAAGAATGAACCAAACTGGATAAAGTGCTTGATAGGTATTCCTGAAACCAATAAAGAAGGGATTCCTACCGGTAGGAAACTCGCAAGGGAATTTCATGGTAATTATCAAGGTATAGTAAATTTTATTTCAAAATGTGAACTTACTTATGGCAAAGATGCTATTCTCCCTATTGCCGATGTAGAGATAGAAAACAGATGCGGATACGTTTTTAAAGGCAGCACTAACCGCTTGGAATACATTGATTGACTTCTTATTGTGATGGTGTGAATGAAAATTATTATCTTGCACCAAAAAAAAAGAAAGTCATGAATTGTAACACTTGTAAAGATGACAGACCTGATATTCTGAGATCTAATATCTGTATCGGGTCTGATCCGTGTAATGACTGTACGGACAATTGCGAAATTCTTCCAAAAGAATGCGATTGCCCGTATGGTCATTTAAGCGATCATTGCATTCATTATACAGGATGCAAGACATTCATATCCAAATTAACTCCAGGCATGCCTTATAATGAGGTTATGCATAATATAGAGCTGGTTTTTGAAAACATAGATAAGTTTTTGGATAGGATGGTTGAAGAAAATACGCTTTTAAAACAAAGAGTTGAAAAACTTGAAAAACAACTTCAAAATGGAAAAGAGTGCACAAATTGGTGAGGGTTTAAGTGGTAAACACGTATATGTTCCACATGTGGACGAAACGCCGGTGCCATGCCCGGACGGATACACCTGCACGAACTGCGTGTACTGCGCGGACGGCATCAACGCTGGCTACTTCAGTCTGGCTCAGAAATCTGATCTTACGGCTTTAATCAATGCAATGATATGCCGTATGGAATATCAGGATAGGGAAATAGAATTTTTAAAACAAAAAATAAATATTTTGAGTAACAATGGCAATAACAGGTAACGGTTGTTTTGGCAGTCATGGTGGGTGCGAACGCCCGCATCATTGCAATATTCCTTCTTCTAACATATTCTATGATGGAGAAACTATAGAAGAAGCTGGTTTGTATCATGGTATGCCTTTAGACGGAGCTTTGGCTAATTTAGCTAAATACGTTTCAAGGGCTATTAACGTAAGTGGATCTGTCAATACGGAAGTGTTTGACGGTACTTCTCATGTGGTTCTAAAGAAAGATCCGGCAGAGATTTTGCTTGTGTCTTATTGCGGAGGTGTTGTACCTTCTGATATGTATAAAGTCCAGGGTCGTACTGTTAAGTTCTGCCGGGATATGTGTCAACAAGACGAATTTGCTGAAGTGAGGGTCGTGTACCGAGAAGAGGCAAATAGTTCTTATGGGTTCCATTGTTAATTTAGGAGGATAAGAAATGGCAGAAAAATGCAAAGGATTTATATGCGGGGGTAATCTCGTTGATGGCTCTGTGCCTTCTGATAAGTTAGATAAAGAAACTATTATCGAGCTTATTAAAGAGATTCTAAAAGAGGAAATGCACGAATCTTGGCTTAAGGAGATAATAGAAACCATACTTAAGGAATCTATTGATTCAGATTGGCTTCGTGAGTTCTTTAAAGAGGTTCTTAAAAAATATGCTAAAGAGGAATGGTTTAAGGACATTATCTGTGGCTTAGGATGTGTAGGTGTACAAGAGATATTCGACGTTATTCCTACTGACATAACATTTGAAGCTACAGGAGGTACGGCTACGGTACAGGTTGTGGTAGATGATGGCGTTGAATGGGAACTGACACTTTAATAAAGGAGGGTTATTATGAGCAAAGAAAGAATATATAAGATGGATGATGGTTCTTGGCTTACCTCGGACAAGAAGGAAGGTGTCGGTCGTGATAAAATGAATTTCGATGCTCCATCTTGGAAAGGAAGGGAAGACAGAATCACTATCCGAATTGTGAAGAAATCCGATACTGAAAGTATGAAAGCTATTACTTTCAGGCAAAAAGGCATTAAGATCACAGAAGTCTCGGTTAGCAGGCTGGAGTTCCCTATATCTGGTGGAGATAAGCAGATCCTTATTACTACCAACGCCGCTTCGATCAATGCCCTTATTACGGGTGAGAAAGATATAAAGGGTGTCATAAAAGCATTTACCACCGCTTCCGGTCTTAATATTGACGTCAATGATATTAGGCTTGATTATGGTTTCCCTGGTGATCCGGGTCTTGAAGACACGTTCCAGGTTTCGATGATTGTTTCCATGCCTGGCAATGAGGACGGGAATGAAGTTAATGAGAACATAACTATAAATGGTGTACTGATTCCTATTTATCAACCCGGAAATGTCGTTCCTTACATTAAATTGGATAAGGAATTTGAACAGGTTGAGGGTGATGAAACAAGCACGCAGTTAAGTATAGAAAGTAATATAAAAGATTATGTTATTGAAATAGTTGAATGCGAGTCTGTGGATAAGGAGGAAATTCACCTGGACAAGGATGTTGTTAATCTTGATTCCGATGGATCACCGGAGGTAATCAACGTAAATACAAATCCCGAAAATTTAAGATGGAGGATCAGCGAATGAAAGTAGGTAATTGTTGGGCGAACATAGATAAGAAAGAAGGCAGTCTTAACAGTAAGGTTAATATTTACTTTGATGAAAATGATACTGGTGCCAACAGAAGTGTCAAGATAAGGGTGTCTTCCAGGGACGGTGACGTATCTGAAGAATATACGTTAGTTCATAAAAAAAAAGAACAGGTAGTTTATAAAAATAAAAGACAATCGGCTCTTTTCACAAAAGAAGGATGTAATCCTGAGACAGAGAAAGGGGAAGAGCTTGAGTATGTTGTTGAGGCCGGAAAATACACGTCTATCATATCTCAGTCTGATGCTGATGACAAGGCTATGAAAGATATTGAGCAAAATGGTCAGAACTGGGTTAATGAGCATGGTCGTTGTATAACCATATTATGGTACAATGTCAAGAAATCAAAGTCGTTTAGAAAGAACGATTGTGATCTTGATACCGAAGAAGGAAGTTTGGTCACGATGACTTTTGAAGCTGGGCAGTTCTCTTCTACTATAAGCCAAGAGGATGCAGACAGAAAGGCTGAAGCTGAGTTGGACGCCAAGGGTCAAGACTATGCTAATTCTCACGGTACTTGCAATACTATAAAATGGTACAACGACAGGAAATCCAAGATGTTCCAAAAGACAGATTGTGAGGTAACCGAAGTTGGATCTATGGTAGAGTACGTTGTAGAAGCCGGCCGCTTCTCTTCTTCTGTTTCTAAGGAGGATGCTAATCAGAAGGCTTTGGATGCCTTGGAAGCTGAAGGTCCGGGGTATGCTAATGAGCACGGCACCTGTGAAACAAGTTTATGGTATAATATAGAGAAGTCAAAAGTATTTTATAAGAATGACTGCGAAGACGGGTTTATTGGAGCACCTTATACTTACACAGTAGAAGCCGGTAAATACACATCAGACGTAAGTCAAGAAGATGCTGATAAGAAAGCTCTTGATGATATAGAGAAAAACGGTCAAGAACAAGCCAACCTTAATGGTGAATGCATTGAGGATCCTAATTATTTTATAGGAAAGGCTTCGGCTCATGTTCAGAAAAATGATTGCGATGCCGAATCTCAGACCGGAAGCTTCGTTGATTTGACTGAAAAGGATCTTGCAGGATATCCAGATGCTTTTGTGTCAAGGGAAAGCCAGGAGGCGGCTAATGCGCTGGCTGAGGCCGCTATGGAAGAACAGAAACAAGATCTTGCTAATAAGAAAGGTACTTGCATAGATAAAAACCAATTTGTTGGTGTATATAGCAAGGTATTCACAAAAGACAATTGTGAAGGAGAAGGCGTAGGTTCGCAGGTAACAGTAGACCAAGACGATGTAACTGGTGGTCCTTTTACTTCATACGAAAGCCAGGAGGCGGCTAACGCGCTCGCTCAGGCTGCCGTAGAGCAACAGGGTCAGGCCATAGCCAACCGGGACGGCCATTGTACGTGGACTGGTAAATACAGTGAAGAATTTACTAAAAACGATTGCGATGAAGGTCAGGTAGGGTCTAAGATTACCGTAACCGAACAAGATGTTGTTGGTGCTCCTTTCACATCTACCGTAAGTCAAGATGATGCCAATAACAAGGCTCAGGCTGCTGTTAAAGAGCAAGGTCAGGCTATTGCCAACAATAAAGGTAATTGTGAGAATATGACGGTCTATGCCGGTCATTACAGCAAGAAATTCGTCCCTGAATGTGAAGCTTGCCATAAGGGTGTAGAAATGGAGGTTACGGCCGAAATGGTTAACGGTAGCCCTGTTACTTCTACAGAAAGTCAAGAGGCGGCAGATACAGAGGCTCGCAGGATCGTAGAAGAAGGAGGTCAGGCTTATGCTAATAAAAACGGCAACTGTACGCCATTAAGCACCGATCCTGTATGGGAAGACGTAGAACCGGAAGAACTTAGATGTAATGAAGGTAAGTCTCAGAAAAAGCAACGTGATACCAATGAATGTTCTGAAACCCATAATCAAGAACGTTGGGTAGACGGCGGAAACAAAGTATGTAGCTGGACCGGTCATTATTCAGAAACGTTCCAGAAAAACGACTGTGAGATACCGGATTCAGGAACGGAAGTAGAGGTAAGTGAAGCTGATGTTGAAGGTAATCCTTTTACTTCTTTCGTAAGTCAAGAAGATGCTGATAATAAGGCTAAGGAAGCTGTTAAAGCCCAAGGTCAGGATATTGCCAACCAGAAAGGAAAATGTAGGTTCGTAGGCGTATATAGCAAGGAATTTACAAAAGACAATTGCGGATCATGTCAGCATGGCGTTCCGATGAGCGTAACACAAGACATGGTGGGTGGACCGTTCTATTCTAATGAAAGTCAGGAAGAGGCAAATAGGCTGGCTCAGGAAGCCGTAGAAGCCCAAGGTCAGGCTTACGCTAACAAGAATGGTACATGTGAAATGGATAGTACTGATCCTGTATGGGTAGATTCCGAACCGCTTGAAACCAAATGTGAAGGTGGCAAATCTTATAAGAAGCAGATCAATACCAACGAATGTTATGGTGGAGAAGATGAACGCTGGGTAGAAGGTGGAGATAAGGTATGTACCTGGACCGGAACATATAGCAAGCAATTTACAAAACAGTGTGCTGACGGAGGTGTCGGATCTAAGGTTACTATAGACCAAGATGATGTAACTGGCGGCCCCTTCACGTCTACCGTAAGTCAGGAAGATGCAAATAGCAAGGCTCAGGCTGCCGTTGAACAGCAGGGGCAGGCTCTTGCTGACGCGCAGGGAACTTGTACCTGGACTGGTAATGCAAGTAAGGTCTTCACCAGAAACAATTGCGGAAGCTGCCAGCATGGTTCTTCTGTTACCGTAACACAAGATCAAGTAGGTGGTCCATTTACGTCCAATATCAGTCAAGCTGATGCCAACAAAAAGGCTCAAGATGCTGTAAATTCCCAAGGCCAGGCAGTAGCTAACAAAAACGGTGATTGTGTAGCTGATAGCACAACTCCTTCTTGGTCGGATACCGGAAGTACCCGTTGCTACGGTTGTACGTCGCAGAAGCAACAACGTGACACCAATCCATGCTCTTCTTCTTATAACGACACAAGATGGGTTAATGGAGGTGGAGAATCTTGTACAGCCTGGTCTTACTACGGAACAGGAGATTGTGTGGGCCATACTCAGTATGATGCTTATCGTGATAGCTGTTCTGGTAGCATAGATCGTCAATATTCTGTAAGTTGTAGGAATTGCTGTAATTGCGGATCTTACGGTTCTTGGCAAGAAAATGGATGTAAGAATGATCAAGTGAAATACGTTCGTTATGATGATTGTGGTCATGCCGAATACAAATACGAATATGAAGTTGGAAAATGTGGATATGCTCCATACGAATTTCAGTTCCATGATGGAAGAACGAGCAAGTCGAGATCCGTCTCTGGAGAATCTCAGGATATTGAAGAAGTTATCATAAGTACCAAAAGCGGTTCATACATAGGTTTTTCTGTTAAGTCAAAACCTGATTGGTGTTCTGTTGATTACAGAGATCAGACATCTGAAAGTATGAAGGCTGTGGTGACGTTATCTGCCAATACAACATCTTCTTCCAGATCTGGTGACATTGTTTTTGTTCAAAATGAATCTGGAAAGACAATTACTCTTAGTATTTCGCAGGCAAGACAAATGTTGTATAAGTTCACATTCGATGATAATACTACTTCAGATAAATCTTTATCTGTTCAAGCTGCATCTAATGATGCTCAATATACAATCAAAAGCACATTGAATGGTTCTTATCATGGTTTTGCCACTACGTCTAAACCTTCTTGGATTACGACTGAGTATAAAAATCAGGCTTCTGATAGTATGATTTGTGTTCTTAAGATAACTGCCAACACAAGTACATCTTCTTCTCGTACTGGATCCGTTGTGCTTACTCAAAATGACAGTGGTAAAACATTGAAAATAAATGTTACACAAGCTGCTGCTGAGGTCAAGCTTGTACCCGCTCATATCACATTGAAAAACGGTTCTTGGGCTACTTATAAGAAGAATAATGTTTCTTATAACTCTGGTGCCGGCAAGTGTATTGCTGGATTCGAGTGGACTGGAGATGAAAATGGAGATATACGAATTTATACTTGCGACATCAAGGTTGTAGATTCTAGTTACCGTGAGATACCTGGAGCTACTATAAGCATTGGAACTATAACCCAGAGAAAACAGCCTGGAAGCTCTTGTTCGTATTTCAGATCTGTAGCGGGAGGTATATTGGCAGGATATGTTCATGTTGGAGATGAGAATAAGGATACTACATGGTATATACGAACTATAAACGTATCCTATGATGGCAAATTGTATAAGAGTGCTACTGTTAGACAATTTGAAAAAACAGATATTTCCAAGAATGGTGGTATATTTAATGTCTATAATGAGTCACCTGCTTCTTACAACTTTATCGTAGATGGAGCTGAGTGCGGTGATGATAGAGGAACTTTAAAATACTCTTATTCTCAGATGAATCTTAATCCAGCATAATTAACAAGGGAGGGGATTTAGTTCTCTCCCTTGAATGTTTTTTTGGATTATATTATTTTGTTTTAAGTATTGTCTATTAGAATAAAAATGATTAATATTGCATATCATTCAATTTTAAAATTTTAGTATCATGGCTTGTAAAAAGAAAGCTCGTCAGGGTGGTGAAGTCGATAAGAAAGACAAACCTAAAATGCGCCAAGGCGGTAGTGTTGGAGGCAAGATGAAAAGAAAGAAGACGAGCACTAAAAAGTGATTGAAAACCAGGGGAAGGTGCTGATCGCCTTCCCCATTTTAGTAACATAACAACAACATATTATGAGCAACAATTTTATTAGTAAAGGGCAAAGGAATGTCTGTGTGACGTTTGTGAAGTATTATCCTGTGTTGATGCAGGTTATTATGTTAGCCAGCATTTTTGATGAGTTTTATCCTTTTAGTATCACTAATTGGCTGTATCCGATATTAGGTCATCCTCTATCATGGGACCTATTTCTCTTGGCTTTTTCAAGAATGTTCAGGTTTTGTATATGGCATAGGTTATTGATCTATAGCATGATTTTTAATATCTGTGTAGAATGGGTTACGGTTAATATTGAGATGCCTATTGAACACAATATCGTAGTGTGGTCTGTTATGGCTGTTACTCTTCTGATAATCATTGCCTCTATTGTTTTAAGGTTTAAAACAGGATGTTTTGAAAATGAAAGAAATTCTGACAGAGACGCTGCGTAAAAGCGGTGCGGCGGTATGCGATAAGATAAAGGAGATGTTTTTAAGCGGGGAATGCGATCATCTTACAGCCAACGATCTTGAGACATGGACGCAACTTGCTAATCCGGCTAAGTATTATACCGGGGAAGAGGCTGTTTCTTATCTTAATGTAACTTCTAAAAGATTTTATGAATATCGAAAAGCGAAGTTAGTTCCTGATCCGGTTAAGATAAAGGGATTCCCTAAACCTTTATATACGAAAGTTATGTTGGATGAGGCTATAAAAACCATATCCGGCATGAGTGAAAGAGATATTTATATGAGGATCTTGAATGCTAAATCAAGAGAATCAAGAGCAAAAGAAAGGAGGGGAGCATGATCACTAATGGTGAATTTGTATCAAGAGTCGTAAACGGTATTCATGCCCTTGACAAAGATTCGCATGTTAGTCGGAGATGGATATTGAATATCGGTAGAACTAAAGCCGAATCTTATACAGCCCAGAGGTGGGATGATGGGACGTTACTTGGCGACCACCGTCTTCTTACTTACGTTACTTGCCTGGAGATGATTGAAGTTGATAAAATAGTTTGCTGCGATGCCGAATTTGCGTTATGTAATACACTTATGCGGTCAAAGCATAAACTTCCAGGGCTTCTTTATTCTGCCCTTAGACCGGCTATTACTAAGGTGACTAACGTAGATAACACCATATTTTTTAAGTTCGCTGAAATAAAGTCGTATCGTAATGAACAAAAAAGACCGTATGCTAAATACGTTAAAGAACGGCGTCCTTTTTATTATGTAGAAAACGACTATGTTTATATACCGGATTTTCATATAGAGCTTATTAACGTAGAGTTCTTTACAACAAGAAGAAAGAAGGCGCTGGAATTAATGGCCTGCGATCCTACACCTAAAGGGTGCGAGTCTGAATGGGAATACGAATTTATCTGTCCTATCAAGCTAATTGAGTATGTGGTAGCAGAGACGATAAAGGAAGTAGCGTTCAGGCTACAGATTCCTGTCGATGAAAATCCGAATCTTGATTCCAATCAGAAAAGTCAAATTGTTCAATAACAAAATATTATTTATCTTTATTTGGGTCTTAGTTGTGAAACCAAGACCCATTTTTATATAAACTTAGTGACATGAAAAGAACATCGATACAATCACCGTATTTTGTAGCCTACTACCATCGTCTTATGAAGAGAAAGAATGGTTTTAAAAAAGGCATGATAAGAGACAGAGGGGAGGTTTTAAGGCTGTTATCTATTATATGGAAAACCGTATCAGAACATTATGTGGAAGCTGATGCCGGTGTTTACGTAGATAACGTAGGATACTTATGCCATGTACTTATACCGGGGCAGCGCTTTGCCGTCAGGCGGGACCTGGACATCGTGAGCAGGCTCGGCACCAACGGCTACCTCTACAACCACCTGGTTATGGATTTCGCAGACTCCAAAAGATATTACCATTTTGTAATACAAGATAGCTTGAAAAAGAAGTTAAGGGTTAAAATGAATAAAGGACGAAGATATCGATTTATGTACAATGAAATACTTGCTAAAAGAAGAGTGTTTAAAGATTTCCAGATTAAGAGAGTTTTCGAAGACAAGGAATTAGGTCATAGAAATAAGTAGAAAAAAAGTAGCGATCATCCTTTGTGTATATAGAATAATCGCTACTTTTGCATATCCGTCTACTTTCTCAAGCGGGCGGATATAATGTTAATCAAATATCTTTATATAGACAAAGTTCTATGGAGACAAAGGTAAACAATTTTCAAAACAATGCGAAGAACAGTAGCATTATTTTGACGCAAAAATCCAGCGAAACGGAAACTAACGGAAGTGTAACAATCTTTAGAAATTCAGAGTTTGGAAACATTAGGACTATAGTGGACCCTAATGGTGACGTGTGGTTTGTAGCTGTAGATGTAGCTCGATCGCTCGGTTATGCTACGCCTAAAAATCCAGTAAAAAGACACGTAGATGAAGAGGATACCATTCTTTTGCAACTATCTGATTTTCAGAGAGGCTCGTTTTGGGCTCCATTGGAAATCAATGAGTTAGATAGCATACGGGTAATCAATGAATCCGGGTTGTATTCTCTTGTTTTGTCTTCCAAATTAGAGTCTGCAAAGAAGTTTAAACGATGGGTAACATCAGAGGTTCTTCCCTCTATAAGAAAAACCGGTTCCTATTCTATAACACCGAAAGACTATCCGTCTGCATTGAGAGCATTAGCTGACGAGATTGATGCCAAAAATAGAGCCATAGCCGAGAGAGCACAAGCAGAGGCGGAGAGACAGCAGGCGATAAAGACCATAGAAGAGCAGCGCCCTGATGTGGAGTTTGCAGAGTCGTTTAAGAAGGTTGATCATGAAAACATGTGGTTGATTAGAGATATTGCGAAGAAGCTTGAACAAAATGGGATCATTATTGCCGAAAAGAATCTCCGTATGTTTCTTGAAGAAATGAAATTCATGTTCAGGAACGGGCAGGGTAAATGGGAACTATACAGTGATATCGTTAAAAATAAGTTTGGTGTTTATCGATCTTACTTTGTGGATAAGTACTCCGGTGAAAGGATCAATCAGCAAACAATATACATGACTGGTGCCGGATATGAAGTTACGCTCAATGGTATAAAAGGGAAATGTAGAAGCACGTTTCTAAAGTACGGTAAGTTTGAAGATCCTAACTTTTAAAACAGCAAAATAGGACATTAATCAGATTATTAATATCTTTGTGGAGGTCAGGTTCGTTTCCTGTCCTCCATTTTTTTAAAAGTAATGACGATAGAAGATTATATCATAGAGTTAAAATCGTCTTTAAGATCATTCGACAAGCGTGATCTGATAGATGAAGTATCCATCTACAAATGGGTAGAAATCGCCCTGAAGAAGTTTGGAGGCGATATTACTATGCGTAAAGAGGCGGTAGTGGACGTCAAGCGAGGACAGGCTCGTATGCCGGGAGATTACTTTGATCTTATTCTGGCATTTAAATGCGATTTCAAGGGATATGAGGTGCCAGAAGGTGATAAGGTGATACCAGAGCTTCAAAATACAATAGCGTGGAAAGAACGTACCGAAAGAAGTTATAGGTGGTGTTCTTGTGATGAATGTTGTAAAGACGAATGCGAGAAGGTGATAGTTGAAAAATTTTATATCAACACCCACGATCGCGATCATGAAGTTCGTTGCTATTATGACCGGCCTGTGATGTTAGGTCTTGCTAAGCCTATGCTTCGTGATTCTTGTTTGAGTAAATGCCGGAATAAGGTAATAAAGGATAGTCCGTATGAGATAAACATCGTAAACGGATTCCTGTATGCTAATTTCGATGGTCCTATTTACATGCAGTACCGGTCTCTTCCTTTTGACGGAGAATCTAACATAATCATACCAGACACGCCGCAGGGTCTGGTCCTGGATTATGTCGATAATTTTGTGAAGATGAGATTCTTTGAGGAACTGATGTATAATGCAGAAGCTCAGGGTGCAGCCGACTTATTTAAGTTGTATGCACAACAAGATTTGGTTAAGTTGAAAAATGCGAAGACCGAACTTAAGATGATGGGTATGACATTGAAAGGCATGTACGAACCTCTTAGACGGAGGCGTGCTGAGTTTGAGATATATGCTAAGGCGTATCCTGTAATTGACAACATACTTAAATTGGTATGATTGAGGTAGCCTTATTTATATATTTATCTGGCGTTATCGCATCTATGATTGTTTGGTCAATCAGACAATTTAAAGGAGATGCGAGTTTGGTAGAAACAATGTACTGCCCGGTAGTATTTTTGTTGAGTTGGATATATGTATTTGAAATTTTAAAGATTAAATAATATGTTGGAAGTTCAAGCAAGCGAAATAGTAACCGCCGACAAAATGAGAGGCGTAGGACCGGCAAACATCATTTTCACAGCCGGCCCTAATCCGGTAGCTGAAGATCGTAGAGGCGTAGCTAAGGTAACGGCTGGTGGAGAGAGTAAGAGTGTTACAATCACACAAGCTGCCGGAGAGCAGGTCGTTGTAATTCCTGAGTTCGATTATCTTGTTCTTAGATACGGATGGGAATCAGAAGACGGTTCTGATTTTGATACTGCAACTGGGTTCACCAATACAGGCATCTCGGATGTAGATAATAAATACGTTGGATGGAGTAAGCAGTGGGCTACTACCCAACAACAGGTAGGTGATTACCTTATTTATGGTGGTGATAACATGCAGTCTGGCCTTGAAGGGGCGCTTATTAAGATGAAGACCCTGCTATCAGCGCCGGGCATGGACGAGTCTGAGCCTAATATCAATGCCGATATCTATGGTAATTGGTATGGGAATAGAGGGCGAGGAAATGTCGTTGTGTCTTTTACAGCCTACCTTGGAGGAGAGATGGTTAAACAAGGATTTAACTTCATTAACGAAGGTGGCGAGGAGGTTTACTCCGACAGCATCACTACCAACGTTTCGGCTCATGGTGAAACCAATTACCAAAATATAAAAGGTTTGTACACTAAGATGGGTACGATGGTTTATAATAAGGAAAAGCGTGATTGTGTTATTGTTATAGGTTAAGGTGATGGAAAGTCTTTGGGATAAATACAATAGGATTAAGGAGGTGTTTTACCGGGATTTCGTTTATGATTCCAGCTACACAGAGCAGGCCTCGTGCATCCCACTGTCGTCGGTGAAGAACGGGGTAGGCTGGGTCGGCGACGGAACCATTAACCTGGCCCAGTATCTTCAGTTTGTATATACGGAAATGATTCTCGGCAATAAGACGGAAGATGATGTTCGTAATGCCATACTGGTGCTTACTCGTCTTGCCGATACTACTTATGATCTATTTTTTAATAACAATAAAGGTATTTATTTCAAATTCGAAAAAGGATTTTTCTTAAGAGACGATATCCATAGCGAAGATGCAAGCAAATTTGGTCTTTCCAAGATAAGTTCCGGGTACACTAATGGTATAGAGTTGAAAGACGAAGATCCATGCTTCTCCCCATTCACTTCACAAGATCAGATCTGGAATCTGGCTCCGATATTAGCTTTCTTATCAGAAAAAGGATTTGAAGAAGCCAGGCAAGTAGGATACGATATTTTTGAGTACGTTATTAGAAACAGACACAAGATATACAATCCTTATTACAGTGCCTTGCTTCATCATTGGACATTCCTTCCTGATATGGATACCGATAAGGTCAAGCCGTGGGATAGGGTTAGCAACCGTAACAAGAATCTTAAATACAAAGTTAAGGTTAAGAGAGGAGCCAACAACTGGTATTTTTCAGGAGGATTCAGATGGGCTTTTAAGAAGTTCGGAGGCGAGTGTAGTACATTCTGGCATTGCCTATGGTATAAGCCATTTATATTCTTAGCAGATAGAGTATATCATCCATACGTATGTAAATGGTTTGGTATTAAAGTTAAGAACAATTCTTACTATTGTCTTGGATCCACAAATGAAAAATCATGGTACGGTCCTGGATTTAATAAGAGGCTGGTTAAGTTCTTTAATAAGTCTTTGGAAGGATCGGAGTTATTTATGCCTCATCTTGTCTTCTTGCAAGAAGCCGAATGCGTTGAAGGAGATAAACTCAGGGCCTATTTAGATAAATGGGAATGGGATGGTGTTAATTCACCTATTGAATTTTTGATATTGTGTAACTGGTACAAAATTAAATTCGGAAAATGAAAATCTATTACAATTCTAAGATAGCTAAGTTGTTTACGTTCATTGACGGCTATAAAACAATTATGCTGTTTGGAGCCGTATTTACCGAACGTGATGCCATATCATTAAAGGCAGAATATCATGAAGGGACGCATTGTAATCAATATCAGGCGTTGTTTGCTACGGGCTTTATAATCATCTCAATCATAGCATTAGTATCTGGTCTTAACGGCCATGCAGGATGGTGGATGTTGTGGCTGCTTACTATCCCGGTATTTTTGTACTATGTATGGTATCTGGTTGAATACCTAATAAGATTGTGTATATACCGGAATCACAAGAAAGCATATCACAATATCGTATTTGAAAGAGAGGCCTTCGATCTTGAAAATGACTGGAACAAACCTGGTATATTTAGAAGAGAGTCTGAAGGGTTTAGTTTCTTGAAATATTACAGAAAGGAGTATTATCGTGAGTAGGAGAAGATATTTTGAAGAACAAAGATCTGGTAATGGAGCTATTTATCATTGTGTAAAAACAGAAATAGAACCTGGAGATAAAATCAGATTATTTAATTTAATGAATAAAGTCAAATCCGATACAATTAGCCAGGATAAGATAAATAGTGTACTGAATCAACTTAGAGAAGGTACGGCTTTTAATATTCATACCCAGAGTCCAGTTTCTTTTTCGTTTTCAAGCACCTCTACCGGTTATGAACCAATGTCAATACGGATTACATTTGACCCGTATCCTACAAGTGAACAACAGGGTATTATATACAAGTTTCAGATAAATGACCAGAGGTACGTTTTTATGTTTTCTAATAGATACGATGGAATGAGAGATCTTATTAATAATGCAGATGAAGATGTTGATTGTATTACTTCTACAACAGAGAAGAGTAGTATGTATCGCAATGATTCTTTCTTTGTATTTGTTTGATTATTTATATTAAATATAATTATATGATTTACAATAAGTTATTATATATAGGGGGGGGGGGGTAATTCCTGATATATTATGAGGCGTCGTTTTTTTGATAAAAATAGGGAGCTTGAGGACTTTCTTATAAGGTTTTATCCAGCCGGGAATTACACATGGATAGTTCCTGATGGCTGTTTTCTCGTAGACGTTTTTTTAGTTGGAGGCGGAGGTAGCGGTAGCTCTGCCGGCGGTGGAGGTGGTTATACCAAGACCTTCAAATCTGATAGCAAAGGTTGGAAAGACGGAGAGGCTATTGCTGTAAAACCAGGTCAATCTATTTCTATAACAGTAGGAAAAGGAGGAGCAAAAGTTTATCAAGCTGAACAAAATTCCCCTGGTAAAGATGGGGGTTACTCTCAATTTATGAACTCGTCTTATAGAGCAAATGGAGGAAAGGGAGCTAATAAATGGAAGGGAGGAGATGGTGGTAGTGCCGGCAGTTCAACATATACACAAGATGGTGCTTCGGATGGTGGAGACACTAATGGAAAAGAGCATGGAGTAATCAAAGGTCAAGGTCATACCACCAGAGATTTTGGAGAATCCGACGGTAAAAGAAATGCCGGTGGTGGAAGTGGAGAAACTAAAACCGGAGTGGTATTTCAAGGCGGAATATCTGATTACAGTGAAGGATCTGGCACAGGAGGATCAACAAACGGATCTGGTAAAGGCGGCGGAGGTTATGGCGGCGGAGGCGGCGGCGTCAGATACTATATGGTTTATGCTGGAGCTGGTGGTGATGGTACTGTGTTGATTAGGGGTAAAAGATATGTGACTATATAGCACTTTACACCAAAAGCGTAAAGTAATACATATTTATACGGAAATCCGTACCGGGTTCCACCAAAACCCTCTACCTTTTGGTAACATCGTTACATCAAAGGATTCTTTTTCTGATTTTCTAATGATGTTAAAAGCACCATTAATGTCAGCATTGATGATCTTACCAAACGAGGTTTTAAACAATCCTCGTTTGGTCCTTCTTCCTTTGTAGGATTCATGTTTGCAAATCCGTTCATTATCCAAAAAGCTACATTTTGAAGTATAAGATTCTTCAACAATCTTAACATTAATACCTTCTAATGTTGCTTTATAAGATATCATTGAGATAAACATATTAAAAGGAATAGATACAAAGTTTTGATTATTTCGTTTTCCGATATTGATCTCTTGTTTCCAGCATTTGTTATGACCGATTATGATCGTGTTAATACCATTGGAAACTACGTGATTAACCAACATCCTACTTGCCTTATGAAGATAATCTTTGATCTTGTTATTCCTTTTGTTAGTTAATAACCTGATTTGTTTTGAAGTATGTTTATTATCTTTTAATTTAGATTTTAAATATGAAAGTCTTTTGTTATAATACTGGTTGATAGACTTCAGTGGTCTACCATTGATAATAAAACAAGAACCGGTGTTTGAAACACAAGATGCTAAATTATCCAATCCTATGTCGATGCCAAGATAGTTCCCATTATCGGACATAAGATCTTTTTCCTTCTTATTGTAAACTATTTCAAGAACGATATACCCATTCTTAGGGATGAATCTAAGTTGTTGAATATTTTGCTTATTGGTTCTTGTTGTAAAGGAAAACTGTTTTGGTAACTTAACAATGCCTTGTTTTATGCATTTTTGAGAAAAAGCATTTGTTGCAAAAACAGCAGGAAACAAACCACCCTTGTTGAGATACTTTGGCATTCTTACTTCCTCAGAATACTCACCTCTATTCTTTTTATTAAAGAGATTGAAGAAAGATTTAAAGTTTCTATCAACCATCATCAACACTTGTTGAGCAACCGGTGCTGGTAAAGCACGATAGTCAACGTCATTTTCTGTTTTTAGTTTCTTTTCAAGAGAATAGTAGTTAAGATATTTGTATTTTACAGTATTATCATCCTTGTATTGGAAATAGTGTTGTCTAACAACATATAACCCTTTATTGTATAAGTTTTTACACTTATGTAATAGATCATAAAGTTCATTGTAATAAACAGAACTTTGTTTGATTGTATGTTGTTCAACTAATCTCATGGCACAAATGTAGGAATTATTATTTATATATAAAAACAATTTGATATATTTGTGGTGTAAAGTTGTATATAATCACCTAATTATTTAACAGGCGATTTTCATAAAGCTATGGCGCAAGGTTTTGTTATTCCAGTAGCTTCTATTGCGTGAGTTAGTTCTTCTTTTGCTATCTTTGTGACAAACAGTTACAAAGATGGCATCAGAAGATAACAGAAACATAGCGGTTCCTCAAACAGGTATGAACCGCGATCTGCATCCGTCGAGTCTTACGGATCAGCATTATACGTTTGCCTTGAATGCCAACATCGAATCCGAGGACGGTAATGTTGGGATGAGATCTAATGAGCACAGTAATCTTAAATGCATTGATTTCGATGGATTTAAAGTTATTGGTTACAAGAATGATCTTACTTCAGGCAATATCTATTTTTTTATAACAAATCCTGAAACAGGCGTATCTAAAATAACTTATTTCAAGCCTGAATCCGATACAAGTATCTTGTCTGATTCTGATATAGAATCTATGGTAGAAGGATCGGAGTCGTTGTGTTCTGACATGAAAACCCTGCTTGAAGACAACGAGCAAGATCCGTGCCTTAATTTCTCTATCTACCATCCTATAAAAACCATAGAAATAAAGACAGAGAAATGTGGAAAATGTATTTACTGGACTGACGATTATAATCCTCCCAGGTATGTTATTGTAGACAAGGCTCTGACTCCTGATGATGAAGGTGATATTTGGTATCATTATCATGGGTATAAAATATGCGATAAAGAATACGATAGGAAAAAGTTCATGCAGGAGAATGGTTGTTTTCTGGCATGTGAGAAACTTAGGGTGTTTCCACTACTGGACCAGCCATGCGTAGAGCCGGTACAGATAGAGTACGGGGGCAGCCTACGTGCGGGCGTGTATCAGTTTGCTGTGGCCTTGTGCGATGAATTTGGTAACGAGAAAACTAACTATACTTCATTGACTAACCCTGTTCATGTATTTGACGAGCAATATATTAGGATCAATGACGGTAAATGGGGAGAGAGAACTAATCTTGGTATAAGACTTAAGGTGTCTAACTTAGATAGGCAAGTTAGTCATTACAAGGTAGCTGTTATCCAAAACACTGTAGGATACAATGGTGAAACGCAACCTGTAGTTGATTATTTTATAGAAGGCATTCATCCTATTACAGAGAAGACCATATACTATTATTCTGATCTTAACAACAAAAGAACGACATTCGAACACATTTCTTTAAAAAGAGCCATATATAATACATCAAGGGGCATAGTGTCGGTCGGTAACCGTCTTCTTCAATATGGTCTTACGGCAGAAAAAGAATGGAATTTACAGCCTGTAGTTTCCCTCATGGGTCATTTCTTGAAATGGCAGGCGTCTGTAGCCCACGAAGATTTATATAAGGATGGTAATGCTTGTTCGTTGTATGTGGGATATATGAGGAATGAAGTGTATCCGTTTTCTATCTCGTTTAAGACATCTACTGGTTATAAAACTCCAGCATTCGTTCTTGTTCCCCCACCTTCTGATAAGGCAAGAGAGGAAATGAACAAAGACAGTATCCCATACCAGTCTATAAACGCATATGCTCCGGATTGCTCAGGTGTTAATAGGAAATATGTATGGCAGTATAGCAATACGGCAGGAGATGGGGTATTGATTGACGACGATGCGGTTGTTATAGATGAAGAACAGAAAGAGTGTAACAACCCGGCTACTGTAGGTCAAACTGTTATAGTGGAAAGCAATTTCGCTACTTTTAAAGGGAAATCAAGATTTATTATCGATTATTATGATATTGTAGGAACCCCTATAAATTATTTGTCTGAAAATATAGGTCTTGTAGCTTGTAATAATAAGGAGAATGGAAACAATGAAAGACAGATATGTGATATAGTTACCAAATACAGAGAAGATGGAACACAGGATTATATGGAGCCAATTGATCATATTAGGTTACCAGAAATGGAAGGAGACTGCGAAGTACCTCATCGTCAAGAATCTATATTGTCAGCTCCAGTTCCACTAATAACAGGCCTTGTAGAAGATTATATCTATAAGGTTCTTAGCAAAATGGAACACGTCTCTACAGATTATCTATATACCACAGGAGGAGAAAATCAGAATAAGTATTCTGTGTTGTTTAATTACGAGACAATGGATTCTTTATCTGAATGGATGGAGGAAGCATTTTTTGGGTATAGCGCTGGCAGCATATCAGGTGATGGCAATCAACACCTTTGTTCTGAGTTTTATCCATACTTACAACCTGGATCTGTTTTAAAAACCGTGTCTGATGCTATATACGTATTAGATACCATGCCTTGTACATGCGGATGTTATATTGAGAGTTATTGCTCTGATCCTACTGTGTCAAGAACTGATTATAACAACTTTCAAAATTATAATTATCTTCTTGGAAGTTATATTCTTCATATAGATGGATGGAGCCAAAAGATAAATGATGTAGGAGATTGGGGAGCCGGTAGATCTACCAGTACAGTCATAAATAATCAGTATAGATCAAAGAACGGACCCAGGTATTGTATTGAGCAATTTTGGCCTGAAGCTTCTGAGAAGTTGCAAGATATGATATATAAAAATTCGGATACCGGTATAGATGAAACTGATTGGAAATTTGAAGGGTATGTAAACAATGCTACATTTAATAATCCTACAGGGGATAAGCTTAATATTGGATTCGCATCTGAATTTGTGGTATGGAAGTTTGTCAGAAATGTAATGACAAATGCAAGATTTATTAGGATTAATAGACCAGAAGAGTGGGACATAGAAGGTTATAAAGACGAGAACAAAGTTCTTTATCTTGAAGCTCTTGGAAAGGTAGATGGCATAATGGATGCTGTGTCTACCAATTACGTTCGTGTTTCTTTTTGGAAGGATGTTGAAACATGGTCCCCTCTTGGAATAGTACCAGTTGAATTTGATAGACCTGAGTATGAATCATCTCATTCCGTTATTGTTAACATAGCAAGACCGGCTTTCGGAGAAATAAATGAAGAGTTTTTTGATTCTATAGGTCAAAATTATTTTTATGTTACAATAGAATCTCCTATTGTAGCGGTTCCTTGGATAATGACGTTTAGACAAATTCAATTTTGTTCTTATAAAAATTATGATACCCCAGAAGAAGAGGAAGAAGAAGGAAAGAAGCCTTCCCGTGCTATTCTTGGAGTCGCTTTTGCTACAGGTAAAACCATATATCCTTATATTTTTGGTGTAAGAGAAAAAGAAATAAATAAGGTTGATTTGTCTGTTGATTCAATAACATTAAGATCGACGGTAGTATTTACATCTAAATGTCAGACATGTGGAGATAGGCCTATTAATTGCAAGCCTCGTCCTTATAAATACGGGGATTTTGCATATTGGGAATCATCTGAGAAATATCCTGCTAATTTTGAACTTTATGATAGTAGTAGGATGAAAATAGACACAGGTAGATCTTATGATGATCCAAAAAAAACAGAAGCTTATTCTAATATTATGAATAAGTTAACAGAATATTATGGTGCTCCTTTGTCAGACAAAAATGGATTATCTTATTTCAAGGGTCATTCTTATGGAGGAGTAGATACTTCTACCGTATTTTGCCAACAACCTATACGTCATTACCGGTTCCCAGATAACAAGCATATACCTTTTATGAACAGTGATGAACGTGGATATGACATAGCTTCTGAAATATATCCGGTAGGTATTATGGTAGATGAGAACACCATACAAGTGTTTTTGGATTTTGCGGTAGATTCTGGTTTGATTACGCAACAACAAAGAGATACGATCGTAGGATATGAACTGTATCGTGGAGATAGGAGGCTAAATAGGTCGGTTGTGGCCTCAGGATTGGCCTACGATATGCTTAGATACATAGGAGACGATGGTAATGTAAATATCTATCCTAATTACCCATATAATGACCTATCACAAGATCAATATAATTATACGTCTGGCAAAAGAGACGAGTTTATATCCCATCCTTTCGACAAAGGAGGAAACGTGTGGTATTCATTCTGTTCACCTGATATTTATTTCAACAAGCCAGAACTTCCAAATGAAGTATGTATAGACGGGTTTCAAAGAGGAATGTCTGTGGGCAGTTTCGTACCTGTAGAAGATCATCCAAAATGGACTATCTTAGGTCCTGCCGCATACACGATGGCTGCGTCGCTTGCCGCAGTTGAATCAAGTGCTACAATAGCAGCTATGATAGCAGAAGAGCTTCAAATAAGGGCGCAGTCTGGATACATAGGAGGGTCGGCCGGTCTTACCGGAGGAGGATTCCTGACTAATTTAAGTGTGGCCATGCTGTTTTCTTCAATGGTGTCAACCATCAGTCAGACTCTTGCTAAAGGCCCGATATTGTATGGTAAGTACCGTTATGATTGGCTTAATACGTTTATAAACAATGGACCAAGACGTAATCATGCATGGTATTATACTTCTGTGGGATTATATAATTCAATGATAGGTATAACAGACCAGGATAAGTATGAACGAAATTTTGCCCGTGGTTTATCTTCTGTTAAGTACATTAAGTCTGGCGTATATCCGATGATGGATGCCAGTATGTCTTCTAAATGGGGAACCGGTAGAAATGATAATGAGGGACGTTTCTTATTCGTTAATAATATAGATCGTGAATCTTCGTTATTTTTATCATTTGGTGATCCAGGTGAAAAAGGAGATGGTAAATCGAAATATTTATTGGAATATCCGAACTATGTTTACAATTACGACAGTAGCCGCATAGATGATTCGGTTATTGCTGGAAGTGATGTTGTAGCAGGAAGAACATTCGAGCAATCCAAAACAGTATCGTACATCTGTTCTCCGTATATGAGACTTATGCGATATAGGCCGGATCAATATGGTCAAATAGAAGATATAAAATGGATTTCCATAGGTGGATGTGGATTTTTCACTAATGAAAAGAAACTGATGTTCGGTGGCGATACGGTAATAACAAGATTCTCATTAAAAAGAAAATTCCCTGTTTTTTATAATAGCGCTTTTGGTATTGGAGACATGATACCATTCCCATACATGGATTACAGAAATGTAGGGTATCCAAGATATTTTGTTAATTATGATACTGGAGAAGACGCTCTTGAGACAATAGATAACGAACGTTTCAATAGCTGGACATCATCTAATAAAGGAAGATACGCTTTTTATCCAAACAGGAAGAGCTTATACGAATTAAATGGTGACACATCCGGCAGGTACGTTAATGGAAGATTTTATACATGGTTCTATGGCATTCCTCAGTTCCTTGTAGAGTCTGAAATAAATTGTAATTTCAGATTAGAGGGCCCTCAGCCTCATGAATTATTCTATCCAAAAGTAGGAGATTTCGTTTGGTGGACACAAGAAAAGAACGTGTCTATCCATAGGGATAATGATTACAAGATAAGTCCTATCTATTCGTCGAGGATGACACTAACACCAAATGTATTGCCGGCAACATACGAACGACGTTTTTATGATTGTGCTTACCAACGTCCTAATGGTGTTATATGGAGTAGGGCTGATGTATCTGAAAACAGTCAAACAGATCCGTGGCTGACGTACAAGCCTATGGACTATCATGAGTTTCCAACCAGCAACGGGAAGCTTATTCACATGAAGCGTATTGAATCCGATCAGATTCTTGTTAGATTCGAGGACCAGGTTTCACTCCATAACGCCATAGACGTAATCAAGGAGCGCACCTCCCCAGGGCAGGCCGAGATGGGCACCGGCGGTCTGTTCGCGTCCCGGCCTCTGGAGTACAACACGACCGACCTTGGTTATTCTGGAACCCAGAGCACTGAAATAATTAGTTCAGAATTTGGTCACTTCTGGGTAGATACTAAAAGAGCACAGGTGTTTATGACCGATCCTAATGGACGTAATCTTAAGGAACTTAGTGTAGGTATCAGACATTGGCTTAAGCGTCATCTTCCGTTTAAGATTCTTAGATACGGAATAACTAATATCTTAACCGGTACAGAGATGACAGAAGAAGATACAGACAATAAATTTATCGGTCTTGGTCTGTCTCTTGGATGGGATAACAGGTATAAGAGAGTATTTATCACGAAAAAAGATTATATACCTGTTAAGAACCCGGCATATTATAAATACGATGGTGGAAGGTTCTTGTACAATGAAACAGAGGTGCTGTCAAACGATAAGGAAATATCTTTAAAAGACGAACAGTATTTCAAGGACGTGTCGTTCACTATCGGATATTCGTGCTTGAAGCAGGAATGGATATCGTATTATTCATTCTGTCCTGACTATTATATAGAACAGCAACAATATTTCCAGACAGGAATAAACTTCCCGGCATCGGATGAAGAAGGTGGCTTATGGAGCCATTTGCTGACGAATAAGAGCTTTCAGACATTTTACGGAGCAACATATCCATTTATATTAGAAGTGCCGATAAAAGAGAAATATAACGGTTCTACGCTGGCTTCTGTAGAATACGAGCTTGATGCAAGGAAATACGTAGATGATGTGAATTACACTCTTGACAGGAAAGTAGGTTTAGATACGATAACTATCTACAACGACACAAACAACTCAGGCGAAATTCATCTTGTTCCAGAAGAAAAGAATAATTTAGCACAACGTATATCATATCCGAAGATCGTAGGTGACCATACTGAGGTCCTGGATACTGAGGTATATAGAAGACATAAGTTAAATGACTTCTTCAACAGGGTTGACGATGACCGATCTGAAACACCTATCTGGATCAAGGACGATAACGATATAAATAAGTCAGTTAATCCTGATGCTCTTAATTTCAGACGGTCATGGCTGGATAGGTTAAGAGGAAGTTGGATGCTGATGAGGATAAAGAAAGTAATTAGCAACCGAAAGATTATATTCCAGTGGTTGATTTCTGAAGATAAGATTAAAAATAGATAATATGAGAAGGAAAGTTAGCATAGGGGGGGGTAAAAACTCCAACTTTTTCATAAGCGATTTTATCCGGCTGGCAATCGGAGGAAACAAGCGTCGAACTGCCAGCCGGCAAAGCCACAGGTCTATCACTAAAAAAAAAAGAACATGGGATAATTGTCATGAGAGTATAACGAAAGGAGGTGAGAGATGAGAAGAAGGATGATAGGACGGAAAAAGGTTTTAATTGAAGTTGTAGAAGAATTAACATCTTCCGGGACATTTATAGTACCTTCCGGATGCACATCTATCGATGCTTTTGTAGTTGGAGCAGGCGGAGGTGGAGGTAGTGGCGGTAGTTATTATCCAGGGGCAGGTGGCGGAGCCGGATATACAAAAGTATATTATGGGATATCGGTTACTCCTGGACAAAAATTAACAGTAAAAATAGGACAGGGTAAATCGAATAATAGTTTAGACTCAAATGGTGTGGATGGTGAATATTCATATTTTATAAATACCTCATATAGTGCCCAAGGTGGTAAAGGTGGGTTATATGGTACAGGGAATCCAGAGACTCAAAAAGCTCATGGAGGAAATGGCGGCTCAGGTGGTGGCGCACCTTATCAACAGGGTGGAACTAATGGAGGAAATGGTGGTACTTATTATTCTTACTTAGGCGGATATGGACAAGGGAGTACGACTAAATGTCCATTCAACGATAAGTTATATGCATCTGGCGGAGAAGGAGGAAATGATAGCGATATAGGTAAAGACGGAATTAATAATACAGGAAACGGAGGAGACGGAGGTCGTGGTGGCAGGAATAGTCTTTTACGCCAAAAATCAACTTACGGAGGGTCTGGAATTATAGTTTTACATTATTTCAAATATAAATAATATGGATAATTATCTATACATACAAAAGGATGCAGTACGTATCTACGTCCCAATGCCGGAAGAACTCGATACCGTTAACTACGAGGTCGGCACAACATGGGAAGATTATGTTGCTGGAAAGTACGTTTTGCTGACAGAAGAACAGATTGCCTTTAAAGAGGCAAACGAAGGTGCATCCGTAGAAGAAGTGTTCAATATGCAATTGACGCCTATTCCCGAACCGACACCGGAAGAACTGCTCTGGCGTGCCCGTGATGCCAAACGGCAAGAAATCTACGACAAAGACATCCATCATTATTATATTGATGAACAGGATGCATATGTCTCATTCGAGGAATTAAGAATGTATTTAGGTAAAGAGTGGAAAAAAAGATGGGGTAATCCAATTATGACTCTAAGGTAATTTATCCAAATTAATACATTTTAAATCATTTTAATTTGTAAATCATATTTTAGTGCCTATATTTGCATCGTAATCAAGAGAGATTATAATATAAGACAATAATCCCAAATAGTATTAACCTGATATAATTCTATTATAAAAGTTTAATACATCTCTTTCAGAGATCGGGTTATTAGCCTAAGTGTTGAAATAAACACTACGTTATTTGAGAATATATAGTTACCTACGGATGTTTGCCCAAGTCTGTAGCTCTAAGGATGGTGATTAAACAGGAGTAGTGTATTTGACGAAACAGTATTGCCATTATATAAAACCTCTTATAACATTGGCGATGGGTACTAACAGGATGAAATATTCCTGACTTATCCCTAACGGGGTTATCCCTGTTTTAATAAAATATACAGATGGTGAGGAGTCCGGTTACTTCGAAAATTAGCGTAGTGGTTTAACGCAGCATCAGGTACATTTGCTTTTCATCGGTTCGAATCCGATATTTTCATTTTAGATCCGGCTTCGCTTTTCCTCTGTTTGAAAGACATAAGAAACTAATGAGTGGTGATGGGGTTAGTTACTTCGAATTTAGCTCAGATGGATAGAGCGATACTCTTTTAAAGTATAGGTCGATGGTTCAAATCCATTATTTCATTGTTTACACTAACTTCAGCTTTTCCCTCATTGAGTATTCATTTTGATATATTTTTTTTCAAGCAGTGGTAGTAATATCACTGCTTTTTTTGTATAACACTTTAAAGAAAACAACAACAAATGGGAAAGTTTAACAAAAAGGATGAAGGTGTTAAACCTACGATCGTGAATCACATGGGAGAGAAGGCGTATAAGCTTAACGCAGAAGAAGAGTTGGTATCTACGGTAATGACTACCATGTTGTCTGATTCTTATTATGAGAAAGAAAAAGACAAGGTGAACAGGATTAAGGACCTTATGGATCAAGTAGATCCGTATTTCGCAGCACAAACAGCATTGTATGTCAGGAGAGAAGGAAAGCTTAGGTCAGTAACGCATCTTATGGCTTCTGTCCTTGCCAGCAAAGCATCGGGTAAGGAATGGGCTTCAAGGTTCTATAATAAAATCGTTATGCGTCCTGATGATATGAGCGAAATCCTTGGCTGCTATGCGGCTCTTAACGACAAAAATCCAAAGAAGTTAAGAGGTATATCCAGCGCTATTAAGAAAGGATTTAAGACAGCTTTGGAAGGTCTTGATCCGTATCGGATTGACAAGTACAAGATGGACAGTAGGGTCATTACTATGGTTGACCTCGTAAACTTATTTCACCCTAAAGGCAATCAGGCTAACAAAACGGCTTTCCAGTACCTTATAGAAGGTCGGTCTTTGTCTGGATTATACGAAAGCAAGATTCTTGAAAAAGAAATGTCTAAAGCCGGACAGGACAAGAAAGACAATAAGGAAAAGAAAGAAGCTTTAGGTGACGCTATTCGGGACGTGGTTTCTAATGTAAAAGGCATGCCTATTTTTAATATGGTTCGTAACCTTGTAAACATAATCAAATACGCACCTGATCAAATAGATGAAGTTTGTAGGCAGCTTACAATAGAAGAGAAGGTGCTTAATTCGAAGATGCTTCCTTTCCGTTTTGCTTCAGCTTTCAAAGAGGTTGAAAATATAGGCACTGATGATTCCGAAAATGATATTGTATTTGAGTCGGATAAAAAACGTGCTAAATTAACAGCGCGTAACAAAGATAAGATTTTAGATGCGTTGGAGAAAGCCATAACCATCTCCTGCAAGAACCTGCCGGTATTGGAGGGGCGGTCGGCTATCCTGATTGACCACTCTGGCTCTGTACGTGGAGATATGGGAGGATCTTCTGAGGTGTCTGCCTTTAGCAAAACAAGTACGGCTGTCATTGGTAACTTATTTGGCTGTATGATTGCTTCTGTGCTTCCTGACGTATTTATTGGTATGTTTGGTGACAAACTTATCAATTACGAATATGATAGAAGTAAAGGTGTTTTATGGAATAACAAAAAATCTTTTACTGCCGGAGGAGAATGCGGTGGTGCCACTGAAAACGGTCTTTTTGCATTCTTGGATAAGTGCGCTAAAGATAAGATCAAAGTAGATAACTTGTACGTTATTTCAGATATGCAGATAGGAGACGGTGAATCTGTTGTATGGGAGAAAAGTTCCAGTTATGGATATGGTAAATTCGCTGAACTTTTGAAAGGGTTTAAAAAAGTGAATCCAAATTGCAAAATCGTTTCTATTTCTATTCAAGGATATGGAAGTGAGATGTTTTACAGAGGATCTAATATCTTGAACATAGCTGGCTGGTCAGAATCTATCTTCGATGTTATTAACAGCAAGTTCTGCGGATATAAGAATATGATTGATGAAATTAAGAAGATTAAGATTTAAATCTTACATTCGTACTGTTTTCATAAGAAGAGATTTATCATAACAAGCCGGAGAATGAATGGTGGCATTCTTCGGCTATTTTGTTTACATTTGTTGAAAAAAAAAGAATGAAAGAAAAAGAATTTGATTTTGTGATATATCCACTAAAGTTGATTATCACCATAGGGTTAGATTACAAAACATTGTGTGATCGTTTTGAGAATGCAGAATTGGATCATGAAGGAGAATGGGGAGATGAAGGCGATTTAGATTCAAAAGCCTCTTTCTTGAATCTTGTTCGTGATAAGGGGGATGATAGAGCTTTTAAGTTATTATGGAATTTTCAAAGTGAGAATGATATGACTATGCGAAACATATGTCATGAATCATTTCATGCAGCTATGTCGGTATGCCAATATTGTAATATGTCTCTTGGCTTTAAGGTGGGAGAAGATGAACACGCAGCTTACATAGCTGGATTTGTTGGTAACTGCGCAGGTAAAATGTTTGGATTCTTAGAGGAAGAAAAAGATGGCAAAGAAGAATAAATCAGATTGGAAGCCCTCAGAAAATATCCTGAAATATTTGAAATCGTGGGAAAAGTTTGAGCCTGAATTATATGACGATAAGAAGGGAAATATAACAATCGGGTACGGATTTCATCTTCCTCATCTTCTTAAAAAATACAAGAATGGTATAACAGTAGAAGAGGCCGATAAGGAATTTGAAGGTGTAGTTAATACGTTTGTTCCGGAATTTATACGAAGAACTCCTAATTTCAAGAATCTAAACAATAATCAGCGAGATGCTTTGTTTAGTTTGTTTTACAATACAGGAGGACCAGAGTATTCTAAAAGCCCAATGCTTTTCAAATACCTTAAAGAAGGTGATTATGATAAGGCAGTGAAAGAAATAAATCATAATGAAAACGAGAAAGGTATGGGCGGCCAGAAGAAGCGCCGTGCCTTCGAGCGCCGGGTGTTCTCTACGCCGACATACCAGCCTTGGACGGTGGATGACGACAGTAACTACGTCCTGGTTGAAAACGAGCCCGTAGAGGACAAATCTGTAGGAGAAGGTACTGATGATTCAAAATACGAAGACGCTCGTCATGTAGCCGCAAAATACGGCGATACAGGGCATGTAGGGAGAGGATATGATGGCAAGAAGGTTAGGATATCTGATTCTGATGTAAAATCAGTAGGTATAGCTAATAACGCTGATCCTAATAAATGGTATGAATCCGTTAATCCAATATTAGACACTGATCCTATTAGTTTAATTGCCGATTTTATTCCTACTGTGAAACGAATGTTGGATCCTAATAGGGAGCGATCCGGAGAAGATACCGCCACCGATTTTGAAGAGAAAATGTGGAAGGCTTACACGGACGGAGATATAAGTAGATTACCGGCAAGCAAGTATCGTTTTGATGACGATGATGATGATGCTCAGTACGTGGGATTGCCTCAAGAACAAGCTATTTTGATACAATCTTTATTAGATAAAGAATATATGAACAACATGCTTGACGAGGCATATAAGGATGCTGATGAAAAAAGTAAACGAAAAATAAGAGATTACAAGAAGGTACTTGATAAACTAAATAAAAATATATTTGAAAATCCAGGAAAATGGATTTTAGTAAATGAAGGCGTAAGTCCATTTAGAGAAGAAGTATATGGTGACAATTTTGAAAAAGTAAACGAAGCTTCCGGATTAGGTGCGTTGAAGAATTTCAGTGTAAGATGGGATCCGGATGCTGGTATGTTAGATGTTAAGGATGATTATGATTTTAGTCGAAAGAAGATAGCGGAAGACATCATACCAGAAAGGGATGTCCCTCTTAGGATAAGGGAGCGTATCAAATACGATCCTAAAAAAGGTAGTGTGCTTCGAAATAATGATAAGGTTTTACCTAAAAGATTTGTAAGGAAATACGAAGAAGGTGGAGAAGCTAAACATTGGTGGAGTGATACAGACAAGAGAGATGAGATTATAAAAAGACAAAATGACAATGGAGAGTGGCAAGAAAAGAGGAGGAGATTACTTGAACAAGCTCATTCAGATCTTGAAAAAGGTGAAATTAATGAGGACGAATTTAGAAGAATAGCCGGGTTTTCAAACAGTGAAATAGGAAATTTGATAATATCCAAAGATGGAAATGGGGAAAAAATAGGAGCTATTATAAATAATCTTTTAGATTCCATAGATATAGATAAAGTAAAAGGGGGAATAGGTGATGCTAAAGAGGGAAAGGAGGACAAGAACAAGGAGGATGCTTACCCTTATAAGTTAATGGTCGAATCTTTACTTACACTTGCAGATGTTGCTTCTTCCACACCTGGAATGCTTAGGTTGTATAATAAAATGGGGTTAGATTTAATGCCAATTCTTAAGACAATAGCAGAAAGTAGCAAGATACAAACCATAGCAGGATTGTCCAATATAGGTATTGATGGAAGTCAGATTGCCTTAGATCCAGAAGGTGATAATGCCTTTAATTATGCCGGCATACTTGGTGGAGCGGCAGAAGCAATAGGAGGAACGAATGTGGTAAGGAATATGTCTTTTATGGGAAGATATGGAAACAAAGTGGATGATATACTTGATATTGCAAATCCTGTTATATCAACGTTGGGTATAGTAGATGATGTAAGTAAGATGGAGGAAGGCGGCGTGATTGGAAAACAGCGTGAAGCATATGAATACTTTACTGGAAAGAGAGGTATGTCTAAGATACAGGCGCTCGCCATCATAGGTAATCTCATGGCTGAATCCGGTCTTAAAGATGACATATACGGAGACAACAGAACATCATACGGCATACAACAATGGCATAATGAGCGCATGGATAAGTTATTCAAGCACGCCAGAAAAAAAGGTCATTCTACACCCACATTCAAAGACCAACTTGAGTTCTTGGCTGACGAATACGAAGGAAAGACCGGATATTCTAATTTCTTATACACAAGAAAAGGAAAAGAAGGACCAGGGTATTACAACTACAGCCGGCAGGATTTTATGAACGCCGATAACCTTAAGGATGCTGTAGTAGCTTGGAACCAAGGAGCAGGACGTCCTCATAAGAGTGTTATAAGAAATGATGACCGTTATAACTATGCTATGGAAGTTGCTAAAAATCTTGGTTTGGATATTGAAGAAAATTCCGTATCTTCGTATGGTCAAATGGGATTCGGAGATGATGGAGAAATAGCAGCATCGGTAACACTTCCAGAGGTAGAAGTGGCAGCCGCCCTCCCTAACCCGGAAGCTCCGTCCCCGGAGAGACAGTCCGAGGAAGAGAGATTCCGTACATGGACTGAAACGTATGGTAAAGATATCGTAGCTCATTTGTTGAGTTTAAAAGAAGATAAGGATGATGATAAAGAACTACGATACCAGCAGCATATGAAGGAAAACGAAGAAGATAAAAGACGAGCCTTTATCCAATCAGTCCTTCCCAGTATTCAACTCCGGATTAAGGGAGTGACAGAAGTTTAATTGAAACCAATTTTTTTTCATATCAATGTTTCTAAAGCCGAGCCATAGACTCGTTACCCGGATTCCGAAGGTTGAAGGACGTGATCAAGAGGGCTCGGCTTTCTTATGTTTCGTACCGATTACAATCTGCAATGATAGGGACTGACCTGGACCTGCGCCTGGGCTAACGCTGTCCTGCCTCACAACACACGACGGCCTCGCCTACTCGCCTGCCTGCTTATCTCGTGGCTACTCGTAAAACTGTTATCGCTTCTCTCAACCTCACTCCCTTCGGTCGATTCGGTTTCAATCGCTTTATATAGATATTGAAAATATAAAAATATATTTTCGTTCTTTCGCATATCTCCCTCCGGTCGATATCCTCAATCACTTTTAATCTCAATCAGGCTAAAAAGTAAATAGTCGTAATGATAAATCATTAATCGTTCCGAAATCTCACTCACTACGTTCGATTCGATTCCGAAACTATAAAAGTATATTTAAAACAGTATTTATATTTAAAAAATATGAATAACATATAAATATATGAAATGAATACGACTGAATGGAGTATGAATGGAATATATAATAGGGGAAATTCATTTATCCTATTATACCTTTAGATAACTTGTCCCACCAATGACGTTCAGGGACTTACGGTTAGGGTACGAATCGGTTACGTTTACTATACCTATATGAAACAAAAAACCCTGTATCCTATTTTTCTCAAACCGGATACAGGGTCGTGCAATTTCTTTACTGTTAGTATGAATACTTTTCGTATATTTGCACAAAACAAAAAAACAATGGCAAAGATAGTAGAAATGACATATTGCGACAAGCTTCACAAATCACTCCTTAAAAAGGAGGCGGTTTCACCCCTTGAGGTTATCTATAATAATCACAATCAGTTAGGCTATAATGTAGTACGCAGACCAGCCGGTCAATGTTTAGGCAATTTAAAGTATTTTAATCTATTTTATAACGGGAGATTTGATAGGTGGTACAAAGTTGATGAGAAACAAAGGGTTGGTAAATACTTTGTCATCACCGACTACTGGAAGGATCGTGTGCGTTGCTTCATGGTCTGGAACTACGGATTTGGTCGTTATTTCCCGTACAATGATTTTGTAGAGGCTATGGTTTATGACTACCGTCGTTTTGGTCGTCTTTGTAATCCTCGTAGCAAGAAAGCTCAAGAAGCTGAAGAAAAGTGTGTTAGATTTTATGTAAGGTCTCAGATAGACTTGATGAGAAAGGGTGGATATCAGTCTTTTAGGGCTCAATTCGCAGAAGAGCATCCTGAATATTTCATTGGAAAAGAACGTACCACATTTAGATGTCTTAATGGAGCTCTTAGTAGAGATGAGAAGATAGCCGCCTGCCATGCTCATAAAAGAGATCTCAGAACCAGCATATTGGATAGCTTTGCTGATAGGATTGCCAAACACCCAAGCACGGCATGGTCCTGGTTTTCACATGCAACAGATAAACAAGGCAAGAACCGGATGTGTTTTTCGGGGAAGGCTTTGATGTTTTTAAATAAGCGTCTTAGAAATAATGGTCTTAAGGAGTTATCTGCATCATATTTGTATAAATCATTCAGGATGAGATTATTAAATCGATTTGATGGGAAATACAATTCTGTTCGTTCGTTCCTTAATGCGGTGGTGATGTCTGCCTTATCTTCAGATGTTATTGCCAAGGCTATGAAGAAAATCCAGAGCCCGGTTGTATTATCTATATACAGGAAAGCTCTCAAGTTGTACAAGAAGAAAGAAAAGGCTGTCAACGCTCCTATAAATAAAGAGGCTCCACCTCTACCATCTTGATTTTTAAACTGATTCGATTCCGTTGGATTTTCTCGTCCGTTTCTCTTATCTTTGTGAAAAAAGAGAAGATATGAGATTACGAATCATAAAAAATCGTCCAATATTCGCACCAGGAGGTAGTGTTCAAGACGTTACCCAGCAGGCGGACACGACATCTAATCCTTATATCAATATGGACATGTCTAATGTTCCTGGTATGATTGAGATAAATGAGGATATAAACAAGATGGAGGCTGGTTTTGATAATATAGTAGGTCCTGATTATTCTACTATAAAATTACAGGAGCCTTCTATGCCCACCATGAACGTAAATAATAACGTCACCGTAGATCCGTCGTCTATGCCGAAGGGTACTGTAGTGGATGTTAATGATGCTAACAATGAAAAAGATAAGCGATCTCAAGACGGCAATCCTCTTGATCCTATGACTATGCCGTATTACTCGCCTGATCTCGGTGGTCGGGCTCAGATGTTTGGTGCCAGTCTTGGCCGGATAAGAGCCGGTAATAAGGTGGGCGCTAACGTTGCTCAAGCTGCCTTGTCTGGTGTTAGTTTAGGATTAGGTCTTACCCGTAATATCATGAGTGCTTCATCTGCTGCGTATGCAGCCAGCAGAGACGAGCAGGCAGCGAGGGAAAAACTTGCCAAGGAGCGCCGGCAGCAATTCATCAAGTGGGAACGTGAAGGTGGTGGCGTGAATTTAGGTAACGGTCAGAAGATAGATACGTCTGATATGACCGGCGAATATATTTATCCTCTTCCCAAGTCTATGGAAGATGCTGCGAATGTAGAGATAGAGAAAGGCGAGTACGTGCTGACTCCTGACTCCGTAGGACCTATGGAAGCCAAAGGGAACAGACATGAAGATGGTGGCACTCCCGTTGATTTGCCTGAAGCTCATATTATTTCAGATTACCGTACTATCGATGATGATTTTGCTTCTTATATTAGAGAAAATTATGGTATTAAGGCAACGTCTAAAGACACATATGCTACACTCCTTGATCGATATAAGAAGAAGATCGGTTTGGCTGATAAGTACGAAGATCAGGAGCGTGTATATAAGAGATTAGAGAAAAATGAAGATGTAAAAGATAAAAACACATCCAATCTCAATGCATCTATTCTTTCTAAGTACGTTAATGAAAATCAGAAGGAGATAGACGATCTCGAAACACAATTTCGTTCTTTTGCCGAAATCGTTTATGGCAAACAGGAAGAATCTAAGCGTAACGAGAAGATGGATGCTTTCTTTAGGGATGGCGGGGTTGTTGATCTGAATCAGGTAAAGAAACAAGCCAAGGCTTTTAATATTGTAGAATCAGATGCCAAGAACTGGATATATGACGAGTATGTTAAGCAAACCAGAAAAATGGCTGAAGGTGGACCTACTCAGAAGGAGCTGGAGGAACTTAGAAAGAATGCTATCGGCTACAATAAGCTTATCAATCAGTTATTTGGACGAACTCTTAATATGACTGTATCTGATGTTAGCGGTCGTGAGCAGATTCTTAATCCTGATTCCAGTGTAAATGCCAATCAGAATCTACAACATAGAAGTAATTTAGGATACGGCAGGGTAAATAATAAGGCGGTATCTAATTTGCTCGACGTAAACCGATGGGCTAACAAGTACAATACGGATGGTGATTTTGATACAGAAGGTTTCCAGAAAGGATACAACAGGCAATTAAATGCATTGTGGGCGTTAGCTGATGTAGGTGCTATCACGAATGCTGATGCAGCCAAGAAATTCAGAGATGAGTACGGATTCTGGGGCCAGGATGCCGGAAGCTACGGGGGTAATCAGGCTTATAATTCATTTGCCGTAGATGATAAGTTTGGTCAGACAACAGCCACCCGTTCTTATTATGGATTGGACGTTGTTTCGGCAGAGCAAAAAAGATTGTTAAACGAAAAAGGAATAAAGAATTATGTTGACTTATTTGGTGATAAATCTGATGCCGCTAAGAAGATTCTGGGCTCCGATTATAATAAGTTTGTTGCTTTAAGAGATAGTGGGTTAATGCCGGAAATAGACTTCGTTCTTGAGTCTGTTAAACCAGAAATGAAGCCTATTGAGGCCGGTCCCATAGCACCAGGCCTTACACCGCCTAAGATTGGATCTCCTGGAAGGATAGAGGTAAAACCGAAAGCAAGTACGCCTACGACTGCAACCGACACCGATACAGAGGAGGTGGTTGAAGACAACGGACCTAAAGGACAGGGCAGACCGGCGGCGTTCGGTCCTATCTTCCCGGAGATGCTGAGAACGCTCGATACAGGCTTGGAGATAGAGGGATTGGAAAGGCATCAGGCTCCGAGAATAGATCCGGTTCTGCAATCTGCTGATCAGTATATCAACGAGCTCAACCGCGCGACATCGGCTCAGTTGGACGCAGTAGGTGACGTGCCCGACTCCCAGCGCTCTGCTATTCTGGCTAATATGAACGCCATAGCCGGAAGCAATATAGCCAAGTACATTAACGAAGTAAATTTCAATAACGCAAGGCAAATAAACGAAGCTGATAGATTCAATGAAATGGCTTATGTTCAGACAGACGATAAGAACATAGCGGAAAGGCAACGTTATGAATCTGGGTTATTGAAGGCTATGGCTATAAGGGATGAAAATCTTGCTCGTTATTATGATAGCATAAACAGCGAAATACAGAATAAGTTCAATGTTCGTACATCGTTGAATACCATAGCTTCCATAGCTCCGAATATGAGAATGCTTCCAAGTGGCCAAATTATTTACGTTCAAGGTAATCAGGATGTGATGAATATGGGTGATTATTCTACACCTTACTTGAGAAGTTTAAATGAAGAAGATGACGAAAATAAAAGAAGAAGGAGGACCAAATAGTGGCTTCACAGTATAGTATTTTAAGGCAATATGCCCCGTATGTTAGTCCTTACAACATAGATCTTGTTAAGGACGTCATGATGTACAAACAGCAGAAGGTTGATGCTGCTCGTGAAAAGATCTATACCCAGGTAGATTATCTTATGGGTCAAGAGATAGATAAGCCTGAAGCCCGCGCTTATATGGAAGATAAGATGTCAGGTGTGATTGCTAACATCAATCAAAAATTCAAAGGCGTGGATCTTTCTTCTGATGGTGTTACGAGAGCTATACAAGGAGAGATCAGTTCAGTGTTGGATGATACGGTCATTAACGCGATTGCCGGCACAAAAGAAGGCAGGAGAATGCATAAAATGCTATCTGATTTACAAATAAATAATCCAGAACTTTATTCTGCTGCGAATGCTTATGCGGCTTTAAAGCCGTATAATGAATGGGTGAATGATGGAAAGGCTGGTTCCCGTCTTGCTCCTCTTCAATATACTCCTTATACTGATTATAATAAGGAATTAAAAGATAGGATAGATTTTATAAGCAAGCTTCATAAAGGAGCTAAAGTTCAGATTCCTATTCTTGACAAGGATGGTCATCCTACCGGGGCAGTACAAGAAGTAACTAAGGATATGCTTACTCCTGAACAGATAGCTTCTTTCGCATTGTCAGGGTTATCAGATAAAGCAAGGCAGCAGATGCAGGTGGAGGCTATTTACATGGTAGACTCTAATCCCTCTTTATATTCGTATGATTCTGTTCTTGGTTTTATGAATAAGCAGATAAGTGATAAGCAGAGGTATGTTGATGCTCTTACTGCCGATCTTTCCGGTTTGGGTTCTGATCCTGCAAAGAAAGAAATGGTTGAAAATGAAATAAAGAGAGCCAAATCTGAAATAGCTTCCATGAAATCTGAATTTAGCAGAATGGATGAAAGGACTTACGATCCGTATCTTGGAGCGATGAAGGTTATTGAAAATAATTTTATTAATAATGCTGCTGCTTCATATGCTTATGATAATTCGTCTTTCATAATCAAAGCCGACGAGCTTTACTGGAAAACCAAAGAATATAATCAGAGGGAAAGATTAGCTAATTTGAATTTCGAAAAATGGAAGATAGAATTTGAATATGAAAGAAATAGGGATATTGCAGAGTTTGAATATGGTAAGAATAAGGATGAAGCCAGATTTGGATTAGACGAAGAACGTCTGAAGATGCAGAATAGGCTTAATGAAGCCAGAATAGCAAAACTTATGTCCTCTGGTGCAGGAGCGGCAGGCGGCAGAGCTGGAAGCCGAGCCATGCAGGTGGGCGTTGGCACAAACTCTGGTGGAACTATTTCAGCTAATCCTATCGAAACTAAAAATATTAGCATATCAGGAGAAACTCATAAGAAGTTTAATAAGGCATATACAGATCTTGTAACATCCGGAAGTAGACTATCTACGGCCCTTGGTGCTGAAAACATGAAAAATATTCAAGCTGCCATATCAAGAAATATGACGGATGAAACATCAGGATACAAGTATCTTATGGATGAAGAAAAACTTCTTAAGTATATAAAGGACAATGGAGGTCTTTCTAATGATATGTTTGATAAGCTACCTATGGCAGAGAGAAAAGCTGCCACAGATGCTTATATGCAGCTTAATAGCGCTGTAGACAAGATGGATATAGAGAATGATAGAATTAAGAAGGAGAATAAGATTTATGATAATATTGTATCTGAAATAGCAAATGCGATCGCGCAGAAGGAAGGAGGTAAACCCGAAGAATATATAGCCTATGCTACAGCGTTATCCCTTAATGATATTTTAAGAAAAAATAGAGGTACAGTCGGCGATGTAGAATCTGGAGTAAGATATTATGAAAAAGGATTCTCGCCTGCTAATATAGCTACTATAAGAAAGAGGGTGAAAAATGATGGCATTGATTTATCTAAAGTATTTGAGAGGGATAGCAAAAGTGGCAGGTATTTCTTAAAAAAATACGATGATGTAAAAAATAGTTTCTCGGATGGTGAAGAAAAGGTGTTTTTTAATGCACTGTATTCTATTAGTGGAATGGAGGGCGTTGGAAACTATGCAGTAAGTGATATTAATATAGCTGATCAAATAACTAAGGTTCAAGATGATGGTATAAATGAGATACGTAAAGAATATCTCGAACTGTATTCACCTAACACAGTAACGTATTCAACCAAATTAACCTCCAAGGAGGCTGGTTATAGAGAGATGGGGGTTCTCAGGGATCTATTTACTAAGAAAATGGCAGAGCATCCTGTTGGTAAATCGAAATCATCATCGGCAACTATTGAATCATTTTCTTTGACAGAATCGGGAATAGCCGACAATGGAGAGAAGACTTACAGTTTGGTTGCTAATCATACTGGTAAAAGAAAGGAAATAGATATTGTTGAGGTATCTGAAACAGAGTTGATAAATAATGGCATAGATCCTGGTATTAATACTCCTTCCGTCGATATAGGTGGATATGAAAGTGGTATTATAAGACCTACATTTGGAAGTGATACCAATATGTGGTATCCGAAGATGCTTGAAAATTCAGATATATCACCCGCTTATGCTTCTGTATCTTCAATGATGAAAGTGTTATCGGATATGATAAATGAATCTGGTAATAATTTAGATGATATGCCAGAACAAAAGGTTTGGCTTCTTAATGCAGCTAAAGATATATTGGATAACAGTGGAAAGCTTGGTGTAAAGGTTGAAGGTTATGATCCTAAGACAAGTTACGGTTATGGATATGAGACAAGGCTTTATCTTATGGAGAATGGTAAACCTGAGTTAATAGATTCGTTTGATACTCCTAATGTATGGTTTGCGGATAATGTGTCTAAAGAACTTGCTGTTGCGCCTCAGAAAAAAATAGTTGATTTTGTTGTGGCAGCCATAACAGAAGAGATTAAGGATATGGTGGCAGCAAAAGAAGGAGGTAATTTGCCTACGTCTTTGAATAAAAACGGCAAGTTGATGAAGTTGTTGAATAGTGTAAATAGGGAATAATATATGGAAAATAAGGAACAGACATTGGTAGAGAAATCAGGTTTCTTACCATCTACTGGATTGAGAGGGTATAATGCCGGAGTTCCTACGCGATATGAAGAAGAATCTTCTCTTATTGAGGGAGCAAAAAGAGAGATGGAGAGGATGAAAGTAGGTTCATATACTCCCCCGGTATCAGCCATAAATCCTGATGATGATTCAGAAAAAGGATATGATATTAGCGGAATAGATACTTCTTTTGATGTAGACACATCTTTTTCTGGACTAAAATCGGCTCTGAATGGTGGAGATGATCCAAGAAAGAAGAAAGAGGAGTCTTATAATAAGTTAAATTCCATGATAAAATCTATTCAAGATAAATCAAGGAATACTTATTCTGGTAAACAAACGTCTTATGGTGAGGTTATAGCTGGTAATCAACAGTCATCTGCTGCTGATTTTGGTGTATTTGGTAAAGGAAGAACTATTAAGTTAGATGAAGCATATGACTTTTTATCCGATGGGAACATCGGTCTTGCAAAGTTTAAAAGTTATATGCCAGGAAGGGATAATGAAGATTATTACGGAAGAAGTCAAACTACTTGGAATAAGGCTGTTAATGGCATAGGGAAGCTTGTCACAAAAACAGCATTATATGGTGTATCAGGAGTAGTAGGTATTATCCCGGCTGCGTATAATCTTATAAAGACTGGTACGCTATCTTCTGCATTTGACAATGATTTTACACGAACCATAAATGATATAGATGAAAGAATAAACCACTCTCTTCCTCATTATTATACAAGAGAAGAACGTGATATGGGATTTTTGCAGAGTCTTGGAACTGCAAATTTTATTTTTAATGATGTTATTGGAAATGGTCTATCGTTTACGACAGGAGCTATTTTGTCTGTCTACCTTACAGGTGGGATGGGTGTGTCAAGTCTTGGAGCTGTTGGTGCTAAAGTAGGGATGAGGGTGGCCGGAAAGATGGCGGCGTCTAAGATTGCGGCAAGTGCTGTAAAATCTGCTTTTGGAGCGTATAGGGCAGGAGCGATGTACGGCAGGGCCATAGGCAATATGGCCAAGGTAGGAGTAAATACGTTTGTGGGCGCCGGCTGGGAGTCTGCCGTGGAGGCTCAGTCCTTTATGAAAGACTCTGAAAGTAAATACAAGGAATATTTTAAAAATATGTATGGTCGGAATCCTAATCAGTCTGAGATGGCTGAATTTAAGAGTTCTATTTCCGATACGGCAAACAGCATATTTTTAGCTAATATGGGTATAGTTGGATTATCCAATTATCTTCTTCTGGGAAAATATCTTGGAGTAGACACTGGTTTTGCTTCTAAATACATACCTGGATTAAAGGGTGTATTAAACACATATAGGGGATCAAAGAGTTTTGTAGATCGCTATTTGTTTGGATTAGGGACTAAGAAGGTAGCGGGTGATGCTGGAAGATTACAGACGGTAAAAGCAAATTTATTCCAGAAATCCTTAGCTACTATTTGGAATGTATCTAAAAGACCCATATCTGAAGGTGTATGGGAGGAAGGCATGCAAGGTGTTGCTCAGCGCATGGGAGAAGATTTTATTAGATCAAGATATGATAAGACGTATCTTGATGCTACGTCTTCTATAGTTGATTCTTTTTCTAAGGCCATAGCTGAACAATTTACAACCAAAGAAGGATTGAAAGAGATTGGCATAGGAGCCCTGATTGGTGGTTTATTTGGAGCCAGAAATGGTGCTTTTGGTTTATATGAAAGGAGAAATAAAGAGCGTACTATTAATACTGATGTTGAGAAATTTAATAGTAATAATGCTTTTACTTCTCAATCCGTAAAAGACTCTATGCGAAATTTAGCCGAATTTAATGCTCAAATGAATGATCCTGAATCAGATTATTATTCTAAATTTGAATTATCTGACAGAATGGGAATGTTAGAGGATACGGCTAACAATTTCAGGTCAATGGTTAAAAGCCTTGACGAAAATGAGTTGGCTTCTGAAATGAAAGTAGATGAAGAAACTGTTAAAAAATACAAGGAAGATATTATAAAAGATTTTGATAAGAAGTTAGCCAATTATAAAAAAGCTTCTTCTTTTGCTGAGGCTATTACTGCTGAGACTTCATCTGATCTTTATCGATCTAATGTTGCTAATGCTGTGTTTAAGGGGTTGGATGCAGAAGATATAGCAATGGAAGCATCAAATGATATTGCTGATTATGTAAATGACAATAATTTGTTTGATGATATAAATACGTTTTATTCATTATCAAGTCAAGCTTTTGATACAGTTAATCAGTTAAGGGAATTGCGTAATGAGATCAATGATCTGAATGCTGAAATAGAGAGGTTGGCTACAACTCCGAGAAGAGTAGAGGATGGCAATGATACCGAAGCAGAGGCTATAAAACAAAAAACTATTAAATACGATAATCTTAATAAGGAATATAGAAGGTTGTCAGAAGATCTTCTTAGTAGTTATAAAGAAGTATTTTATTCTTTTGATCCTGGAGTATTAGCTCTTGAGTTGTTTAAATCCGAAACAATAACTGCTGAAGATATATTGAAAGCTTATGACTCTGTAGCTTCTTTAAGTACTTATATTGAGAATAATAAAGGGAAGAAAGAAGCAGAGGATTTAAGAAATATGGTGGTGAAATACCAGAAAGCCATTACCCAATATAAGGTTTTACGGTCATTTATGAACTCCATACAGGATAAGAAATTCATGAGACATGATTTTTCTTTATTTTCTAAGTTCTTAAATGATATGGTATCTTCTAATACTAAATCTATAGAAAGTGATCGTTTTTACCAGACAGAGGGTAATAATATCAGTTTGGATGAAAAAATAGATGAGCTTCTGAATAATGGAGAAATAAATTCAGATGAAGCATTTACCATGAAAGTATTTGGTCATCTAAACGATGGTATAACTCAGAAGCCGAAAGAAGATATATTGTCTGATTTTGATTATGAGTCGGCAATGGAAGATCTTTTGTCTGCACCTATAGAGGTTAAAGAACGTATCGTAGATAAGATATATACAGGTAATCAAGATCTTTTATCTCCAAGGGAGAAGGAGATATATGAAAAGTATAAACAGGATATTGATGATTATATATCAAATCTTGGTGATAGTCCGGCTAAGATGATAAAAGATTTATCAGATAAAGTTAGGAGACTTACTGAACATCGATCTGTGTATGAGGATAATAAAGCTATTATTGATATGGCTAAATCCAATTTGGAACCAGATCAAAGGAAGGAACTTGATGATGCTATTTCTTCGTATGTTGATATAATGAACAGACGGGATAAAGGGGAGAAGGTTGACGAAGATAAGCTTGCCGATTCTGTATTTACCATAGAAGATCTTGGCCAGGTTGGAAACATCACAGATCTCCTTCCTTATATCGAACAAAACAGGATTATTGATAAAGGTCGTATTTCCGAATCTACGTTAAGTAATTTTGGGGAGGATGATACCAATATAGATTCTCTTGTAAATGAGTTAGATGAATCCGATAATACGCCTGGAGCTAACATAGATAGTGCCCAAAATCCAGAGACGTTGATGGTTAGAAGAATATCCAACGATGGCAACGAAAGGTATGAAATTGCGGGTCTTAGAGCCGATAAATTTATATCTTCTATAAAATCATTGGTTCCTATTCAAATAAGCTCTGAAACGAACGCTAATGGTACTAAAAGGTATTCTCTTAACATAGGTGGAGAAACGGCTACTATAATTGAACTGCCTTATCATGCGAGATGGTCTATAGACAAAGAATCGGCTCGTGTTCTTAACCGTTACACAGACGTGTCTATTCAGGACGTGGGTAATTCCTATTCTTTGGTTTATAAGCGTCTTGATTCAGATGAATTGGTTCCGTACAGAACGGGTGTCGGATTCGGAGAGAATGAGGTAGATAAAATAGATCAGGAAGCATTATCTTCTTTGAAAAAAGGAGATAAGGTTAATCTCGAAATAGATGTAAATGATACTTATAATCAGTCTCTTTTTGCCGAATACAATGATGCTGTTCAGTCCGGCGATAAAAAAAGAATAGAATCTGCTGAGAATAAACTGGTGTCCAATATGGTTATCAAGGTCATGAGTGGGAACAGATTCGTTTCTGTTGTAAAAGCTGATACAGGAGGCATAGATGGTATAAGTAAAATAAGAAGAACGGCTTTTAACAAGTGGAAGAAGGACGCCGGCCGGTCGGCTACCATCGGCGTCGGCACGCATGTTGTTGCCCAGACCCTTCCCGGAAGACCGGTGTTTAACATGAAGGTGAACGGTCAAGGATATGGCCAGATAGAAAATCTCCCTATTACCGAAAAAGGTGCTGAAAAAGTATCTGATGTTGGATATGTATTAAATGGCAAAGTCGTGCTTAAGAACGGATCTAAATACACAGGCTTCCCATTTGCTTATTCTATATTAAATGACAAGGGGAATAATTACAAAAATGTAAGAGTTCCGGTAGTCGTCATCAAAGGTAAAAACGGTCTTAATTATCTTTTCCCAGTTAGCCTACGTTCTGTAGAATCAGAGGAAGGGCAGAAATGGATGTCTTTTATAGATATGCTGCTTGAATCTGGTGATTCTGAATTGCTACAGATGGGTCAAGATGACATACAAGATCTTAATGCGTATCTAACCAAGTTAGGTCTTGATCCGGCTTCGTATCAAGTATCGTATTTGAATCCTATTTCAGGGCTTAGAAAAGCTCGTGAGGCTATAGAAAAATTATCTACGGTTCCTGATGTTGTTAAGTGGGTAGAAGATGAAAGCAGGAATGTGAAAGACATTGTGACGTCTGAAGTAGAATCTGGAATAGATTTCGAAGGTGAGATGTTTGTCGCTCCTAAGATCAGGATTCAGTTTGGCAAATCATCTTCCAGACCTAAATCGCTTATAGAGGATGATCTTCCTTTCTCTGATGAGGGTAAGACCGTTACTTCTAAGGTAGAAGATGTGGAAGTTTATGAAGAGGAAATGCCAGAGGAAGGGGCTGCCCGGGAGACTCAGCCGGCGCCATTAGCTCAGCCGGCTCCTGCGGCACAAGCTACGCAGTCTTTACCTGGCAAGAAGCGTACCTCCAGGAAAAACTTCTCTCTTATGTTAAACGAAATAGAATCTCATATAGAAAAAGAAGGATTGCCGTCTTATGCTAATATTTTTGATTTTATAGCAAGGAAGATTGTAGGAGGTGATTTGAGGTTTCTTCGTGAGAGAGGTAATCCTAAAAGCCTTAAGGAAGAAATGGGATTAGAACCTAAAGGAACAGTAGGTGATAAAATATCCACTCCTTCCAGTAAAGGTGGTAAGACCTTAGAAGAATACGTTTCTTGGCTTCGTTCTCAAACAGATCAGGTGGTGGTTGATTATGTTGGGCCAAGATCTGATGAACAAATTATATCAGAGTTGAAAAACTTTTTGAAATATATTAATTTTGTTCCAAGTAAGGCTTTAAATTATTCTCTTAGAGTCAATGGTATGGATACCCTAAAAGAATATGGCACAAAAGAGGAAGTAGAAAAAATGGAATCTGATATCAATAGTTTGGTTTCTAAAGTTTTGCCTACGGTGGATAATAAAACTGTAGAAGATGTTTCTACTGCAATAAAATCAAGCAACTTGCCTGCCATATGGAGGCCCGTGGAAAGCCTTGATATGACAAACGAGGAAAAAATAGAGTTTTTGAATAATGTAGCAGATTTCCTTAGCGGCATACCAGAGTATGCCGCTGTTGTGGAGTCTATAGAGTCAGAATCAGATAATATTTTAAATGATGGAAAAGAAGGAAGTGCAGAAGGCGGTGCAGTACGCACTGAGGAAGATGGCGATAAAAAGGGAGATGGAGAAGGCAAAGGACAATCCAGAACAAATGTCGAAGTTGAAGGAAATGTCGAATTACCTGGATCTACAAAAGGAGAAATAGAAAAAGACGAACCTCGTATATCCGAAGAACCGCTTACTCACATATCAAGGGTAACATCTCCTTATTTCCTGTACGGCGGTGATGAAGCATATACATCTGTTCCGGCTAAGGTAGAACCTATACCAGAGAAGATAATGGGTCGTAATGGCATTAAATTTGGTATGAGTGTAGTCGAGTTAACCAAATTAGGGTACAAAAAAGCTGGTGGAAACTGGATATATAAATTCTATATGAACTCAGGTGTGTATGATTTGTATAATATCAGTACCGGTGAAGCGTTTAGGGCAAAACCGGATCTTGGAGTTAAGATAAGTTCCAGTGCATTCATCCGCTCTTTATCTCAATCTGGTAGAAAAATACAAAATATGATGAGTAATATGAGCCAGGAAGAGATAGATAGGAATAAGAATCTCGTAGAAGGTTCTGATAATTCGGATTCGATAAATGAGTTAAATAAGGAGTGTTGAGTATGAGAAGGAGATTTTTTAATGCTGCGGATAATTTCGTGGGAGGATGTTATAATAAGTTATCCAATGAAGATATAAAAAGGCTTGGAGGAAAAAGACCTTATGTATGTCAGTTTAATAAAATTCATATACATATAGGACCTGTATTAAAAGATCATGATTCTGATGTTAGTTACATAATGTTTAATAGTAATTGGAATTATGGTGGTTATGAATCTATGGTTTATAATCATAGCAATAATGGTATTTTTTATATTAGGTGAAAACAAAATTGGTAACATAGAAGATCATATACAAGATCTAACATATTGGTACGAATATGATCCAAGCATTAATGAAAATTATTGTTATTTTTATTATGAGGCTAATAACAGCGGAAATGCTATCAAGTTGAATGGTGAGTTTGGTGATACCAGTACTGTTTTCAACATTCCCAGCTTGGAAGTCACCACTCTTCGTGATGGCAGTTTGAGTTTTCCGGAGATTTATATAGAAGGAATTTGGGATCCGTCATTGTATAAGTCGGTTTTATAATTAACTTTGCAAAAAAGTTAATTACAATGGGTGTCAAATGTCAGATAGAAAAAAAGGAAAATGAAATAAAACGGGTTAAGGCTCCTAACGGGGAGCCTTCCGTTCTTTACGAAAGTGCTTTAAAAGTATTAGGAAACAGCGAGCGGGCTCTTCAGGTATGGGCTAAGGCTTACACTCCTGGTTTTTTGTCGTATTATGGTCATTGGAATAACCCGGCTCCAGGGGAGATGTTTAATACTGATCCCAATGGTGAACCTCTTTTAGAAGACGTGCTGTCGTATATGAAGCGTCAGACTTATTTTGCTGATCCTTTAACGGCTCAGGACATTAAGGATGTAAGGGATTTCCTTTTGTCTACTCATTATTTTTTCAATGCGTCTTCATTGTCTAATGCTATTCTCTTCGATTTTTATGTAGATGGCAGTTTGATACTGAATGAGCAGAAATTAAGGAGATCCGGTTTGTATAATGAAACAGAGATAAGTCGTATTTTATCCGATCCTTCTGTTTTAAATGAGGTTTCGACTTCCATGAGAAAGTTAATAGATTCTTCTATTAACGAACATGATAGGGAAAAAGATAATTATTTTATGTCTATTGACTATCAGTATGGTCCTATTGTTTACAAGGAGGGAGTGTTTAACCAATTTGGTAAAAAGGTACCATATAATCCTTCTGAGCTTTATTATGCTATGCGTAAAACAGTAGCCGGCATAAAAAACTTTTCTGAATTTTCATCTGCTTTTGAATTGTTGAGAAATTCATATCCTGAACTGGTTGAGAAATTCGTTTCTGATAAAGAATTTGCCGAATCTATGTTTGATGAGTTCTCATCTACGAATAAGATTCCGGTAATAAACATAGAAGGGGATGATGTGGTGGAAGGCAAGAGAAGATCCTTATCTAAGCTACAAGATCTGTCTTATTACAATCCTGGCAAAATAGAGTTCCTAAGAGCTCGTATATCAGCTTATTTACATAGGGCTAATGCCGACACCGAATCTGATTTAAGAAGCATGATATGGGATATAGAAGAGGCTTGTACGTGGTTTGGCATAGATATAATAGGGACATCGGAAACTTATGATGGCACAGAAGAATCTTTGAATAAGATAGATAATTTGATGCTGGATCTTGATATTTATGTGGCCAGGCATAATGATGTAAATTATGCTCCAACGCTGGCATCTTCTATAGATGATGTTCTTGGTGATAGTACAGACTATTATTTTGGATTATTGCCGGAGTATATGGATAATTTGAATATCGTTTATTCTGAATCCGATATAGACCCAGTAGAGGCATTTGAGAAACATTCATTGCTTAAGGTAGGAGATAATCTATATCAAAGGATCAGCAAAGATGATCTTAACGAGATGTATCAAATATCAACAGTATTAGCCAAGCACAACCTAACTCATTTTTCTACTAAAATATATCCTGAATCTTGTTTTAAGAACGGCGTTTTGGATAAAGAGAAAGTACGGAACGTAGATAATAATACGCTCATGGATTCCATTAAAAAATACGTCAGATCGTTCATGGATTCTCAGAACACGGAGGACATGATAATGACCAGGATGGCGTTTGGACACCCGGCGGTACTTGACGTTCCTTACGTGGATGTGGATCGGGAGTATAGTCGATACATGAACAAAAAACAAGATAGCGAAAACCCATTATCCTTATTCGATTTATACCAATCTTACCTTGACAACAAACTCCATAAAACAAAATTATATGATAATGCCTATAAGTATCTTGACTTCAAACCTGGTCCATCTTTGGGCCTTATTTCTGATGATCCTGATATTTTGAAATCAATAGAATTATCTTTATCTGGAAAAGACAGGTTGATGTTGTTTGATTATAGCATGACCAGTACCGACCCTTCTTTATCAGAATTGTTTTATTTGGAGAAGTATGACCCTTCGTATGCCGGGAATGATTTTGAACACTATTTTTACACCAGGCACCCGTATTTGTTAAAAGAAAAATCGGGCCCTAATATCGTAGAGCAAGATGGTGTTATAACAGCCGAAGGTATTTATGATAATTTTATAAGAGTAGGTAATAAGATATGGTCTAAAGTAAGCGAGAGTAGTTCCGGCTCTATCTACCAAAATCTGACAGGAACCGAATCAGAGGTGAAATACGATTCTACTCAGAAGGCTAAGACGGTAGAAACCGATTACGCTCCATACCAAAACAGATCTGGCTTGACGCAAGACATGACCGTAAGCAAGCCTGAATTGGATGATCTTAATAAATTGGAATGTAGGTAATTTTTGTGTACATATATATAGTTTTTTCATAGTTATAATTTGGGAAGTGAGGCTTGTGAAAGTCTCACTTTTCTCATATATGCACGTATATCAATAACATACAAGAAAAGTTAGATTTTCATTGTTTATGAATTATTTTTATTAAGTTTGCAATATTAGTTTCAGGAAGGGATTATAGAAATAGGAAAAAGTAAGAACCGGACGTAACTAATAACAGTAGGAAATGAGAATCAGTACCATCAAACGTAACAACAGCATTCATCTTATGTATAAAAACATTATGAATGATTTAGGTCAATTAAGAACTGTAGTTTCAAAATCCTATATTTATAATCTGATACAAAATCAAACCGGATTAAGTATCAGAACTATATCCCATGTCTTGAATCACACAAAAGAACAGGATACAGATTCTTTGTGAAAACCATACATTTTCATACATTTGTTTGTTCTTTAGTTTTTAGATTTAAGTTTTTCATGGTATTAGTTTAGATTAGTGTAGATCAGGGTTCGCAGTGATGCGGGCCCTGGTTTGTTTTAAAAAGTATTAAAATATTTGTTATTTAAAATCCTGTTCCTATCTTTGTTCCAGAAACAATGAACAACGAGATCCCACCTCTGGTTGTTTGATGTTGAAAGATATTTTTGGCTCATTAGGGTTTGTCATAGTGGGATCTGACATTCTCTTTTGGGCCTATTTTTTTTATTATGGATAATACTTGTATTCCTTTTGTGTTAATAAACGACAGAAAAATGATTGACGCAAAACATGTTCATAAATTGTTAGAATGTAAGTATGATTTTAAACATTGGATTAAGGATGTAATATCATCTTTTAATTTTAAGGATGGAATAGATTATATATCATATAGATATGATAATAATGGAGAACAAATAATAGATAATAATAGTCATGTATTTAGGCATGACTATTATTTATTCCCCAAATCGATTCTGTGTATCATCTATATGAAGTGTGATAGATCTTTATTTAAAGATTTTATTTATGATATATTTGATTGTTGTAATATTAAAAATGACGATCGGGTATTAGATATAATACATAGATCTATCGATAGGTATAATAAAAAATGTATAAAATATTTTACATATATAATAAGAAATAATAATGGTTTTTATAAAATAGGTAAAAGCTCTGATGTAAAAAGAAGGCTATCTGGGTTGTCTATTGTAGAAGATAACTTAACATTAATAGCTTATGTGAATAAAGATATAGAGAGCGAGCTTCATGCAAGATTTGATATCAAAGGGATATACAGAGAATGGTTCAACTTATCAGATTGCGATTTGAATGATATAATTGATAAATATAAATTCAAGTTGTGTGACATGGCTTGAATTTTATTACAATAAAAAGTGATTAAGAGATGAGTCTATGGTGATATTTACTCATCTCTTCTTATTTTTCTGAAAATACTTCTCTTCTATAGGAAATAAACACACCCATATTCCACCCTGCAATCATGATCTTTGTTACGTGCTTCATGCACATATGTTTAACAATTAAATACTATAAAATTATGGGTGGTGATAAAATCGTCCTTTTAGATGGAGCCGGGGCTAACGGTGGTGGTGCAGCCACTAACGGTCTTCTTTCAATGATTCCCGGCATGTTTGCTAATTTGATAGGTGGTAATAAAATGGATCCGAATCTGGTGGCGGCTTTGATGAACGGTCGTAACAACCAGGACGGTTTCGGTGGGGCTAACGGTTGGTGGCTCTGGATAATTGTTTTGTTCTGGCTGTGGGGTGGACGCGGCTTCGGTAACGGTTTTGGAAATGGCGGTGATTGTTGCGCCAATGGTTTGCCGGCTCAGTTGAATAACGATTACGGTCGTGAACTTTTGATGCAGGCAATTCAAGGTAATCGTAGCGCCATAGATCAGATTGCTTCTGCTTTGAACTGTTCTACTACTCAACTTCAGAACGCTATCTACAACGTACAGGGTGCTATTGATAAAGTAGCTGGTCAGGTAGGTATGACTTCTCAGGCTGTTATCAACGCAGTTCAACAACAAGGTTGTGAAATAGGAAATCAAATCAGCTCTTGCTGCTGCAATCTGAGTTCGTTGATCAATCAAAGCACTTGCCAGACTCAGGGAATGATTACTCAGCAAGGTTTTGATAACCAGCTTCGCACGTTGGAACAAACCAATATCTTGCAGAACGGTCTCAACCAAGGTCTGGCTAACAATCGTGAGCAAGCTACAAGCCAATTCAATATCTTGTCTGCGAAACTTGACGCCCAAACCGTTATGATCAACGACAAATTCTGTCAGTTGGAAATGAGGGAGATGCAGAACACTATTGCTCAACTTCGTGAAGAAAAAGCGGCTTTGACAGCTTCGGCATTATCTCAGTAACAAACCCAGAATATCGTTGGTCAATTACGCCCGACGGCCGTCCCGGCCTACCCCTCTTGTTCTCCTTACCAGGCTTATACTTGGGGACAGGTATTCGGAGGAGGTTGCTGCAATAACGGATGTGGATGTAACAACGGATGTTGCAATAATAACGCTGCTGTCTGATTTTATTAAGAGAGGAGGCTAATATGGCTTGTGTTTCTAAAATAGGATCGTTGTATGAGATGGTTACGAAGAATGTTATTGTCAGTACGACAAATACAGTCTTCGGTATTAACCCACGGGCTTGGATCGCCCTTCCGTGTGAGGGTCTTATCCTTCTTAAAATAAGGCAAGTAGTCCCCACAGCCGGAAGTGCTCTACCGGTACAGATTGCGGTCCCGGCAAACAGCACAGTTTCAACAGTAGGATCCGACACCTGTTGCCCGGTTACGGGAGTGAATGTCGTGAACCCTATTAACGTAGCTGTCACGGGTGCTGCTATGGTAAATGGCACAGAACGCCTTCTGTACTTCAATAAAGTTCGTGGCGTGTTAAGATTAATGGATTGCTGTGTTCCAGTAGCGGCAGCCCAGGCGTCTGAAGTTAAAGCAGGTAAATGATTTCAGTAGGGTGATGAAGATCATCACCCTATTTTCACCTAACTAATATTTTGATCATGTTTTCAGATTTGAAGAAAGGGTTTCAGGTACATACCCTTGATACTAATACAGTACCTAAATACGAATTGGGAAAGGTAGTAGCCGTATCCGAACCCAGGTATCTTCCTCCTCAGCCAGGTCAGTATCAGGCGATGCAGACCCGCGTGGTGGATCTGACGGTAGAGCTCACTGGCGAAACCAAGACCTATACGGTCCCGGAATCCCAGAATGTGGCTAAGGCTATGGGCATAACATTATCTACCAGCATAGATCCGATTATGAACGAACTGAATGCTATAAAAAACACCAGTCAAGACATAATAAACAGCGTAGATGCCCATCGTGCCAAGATAGAGGCTTGTGAATCTATATTAGAGGACATCAATCCGGCATTCAAACAAACGAGAGAGCAGGATCGTAAAATAGCTGGTATAGAAAATAAGGTGAATGACCTTACTGATTCATTCGAAGATTTAAAGAAGTTAATTGTAGAACGTTTGAAATAAGTATAATATGATAGTATATGATTTAAATTCAGGACACAGAGAATATCCTGGATATGACGAGATAGAAGACAGACGAGGTGGAGGCAGAGGCAGAAGCCGGCGTTCTGATGGGACGTACATGGGGTACGGTGGTGGTATTTACGACCATTACGGTATGCATGAGAAGATGAAGGAAATGGAAGAGCGAGAAAACGAGCTGGAAGAAAGGGAAAGAAGGCTTGAAGAGCGCGAACGTCGTCATGAAATGGAGGACCGGGAATACCGGAGGATGGGTTACGAATCCTACCCGACCGATTACTATGGAGACGACAGATACTACGGTGACGGACCTCAGATGCGTAGAGGTCGCGGACGTGGCAGAGGTCGTTCTTATTGAGGAGCAGACGCAGAGGATCCAGCTTATCAGAAATATGTAGATACTTACGGCTACCATTTTTCTAATGCTCTCGCTGATGAGGCGGTAAAGAAGATGGTCAACGTCGATGGATCCAAGAGGATCTGGAAGCAGCCGGAAATAAAAGATATTTTTGAAAAGTGCGGAGCGAAGAAGCCGGATAAAGCGACATGGGGCGATGTCCAATATGTCTTTGCAATGTACTATTCGGATGGTTTTCCGAAGGTCTTCAAATGTGAGAACGAGTTGGTGAAAGCTACGTTAATGTATTTGGATGATCCGGATGCTCCCGAAGGAGTAGCCTTTATAAGATGGCTTGCCGTGCAAGATTACCTCGGCGAAAAAATAAACTGGAAGGATCTGACCTGAGATCCAGATCCAGGTCCTTCCGGTGGTGCGGGAGCCATAGTAAAAAATATGATTCCCGCATTCCCGTTTTTCCCGTTTGGAAAAAAAAGAATAAAAATATTATACCGGTCGGCGGGCAATAGAATACCCGTGGCCGGTTTGTTTCACATAACTTTTTTTTGACATGAATATAGCACACGAATCTAAATCGAATAAAACCCCATTGTATTTAATAGGAGAGTTGATTGGCGTACCGAATACGGTTATGGACTCAGCATTGCATGAACTGAAAGATAGAATAGACAAAGACCCTAAATATAAAGATGTTAAAAATTGGCTCGAATCTTTACCCAAGATCTGAACCTATTTTTTTTCAATACCAGGCCCGATGCGATTTTAACGTATCGGGTTTTTATTTTAATTCATATTGTTTTATTTTAAATCTAATTAATTCATGAATGTCGTACTTTTGTTGAAAAAGTATTCTATATGGAAAATAAGGAAGATTACGTTGGTTACGAAGATCAAGAACTGTGTAACCGGTATTACAAAGAGGCTGAAGCCATGAGGCAAAAGCAGGACTGGTCTCGGCTTAGGGCTGTCTCTGCTCTGGCTAAGGGAACGCCATCGCCCGGCTGGGGTCAGCTTGGACGTGGAAATGATGTCCGTGTTAAGTACGTTAGCATCAATTCAGGATTAGGAGGGGACAGATTATGACTGTAGAAGAATTGGCTAATAAAAGATACAGTGGCGAATTTGTTTTCATGCTTGGTCATTTGGAAGGTATAACAAGATTCGTTTTTTGAATGTTTTGATCCCAGACCTGATCACGAAGGTAAAAATACTTATATGGTTTCCTATTTTGATAAGGGACTTCATAGAAGAGATGTGGTAGATGTACCGTGTTATATGAATGTTTTGCAAAAATCGTAAAATTGTAGATGATATGGTTAGAATTGCATATTTCGGAACCGATGGATGTCCTGGTCATCACGTTATTCCAATACGAGGTAAATTTACGGAAGAGGATATTAAGGTAATAGAATCTATAGATTGTGATGATTTCTATAAGGTGTTTGATGTCATGCGTTTTAAGATAGCTGAGTTTAAAGGATGGACGATATTGGGAATCCCGGCAAGCTTAGACGATCATAGACCTGGAAGCAAAACCGTTATCTTCATAGAGGGTAAAGCTAACGAAGCTGATTTTATAGAAGTCATACAAGAGTATTATTTTCTTAAAAATAAGGTAAAGAAACTTGCCGAATTGTATCATGATGGAGAATGGCTTGCGACTGGTAAATTGAATCAAGATCAGCCTACTAACAAGGAGCGGTTTCAATTTACGTTAGACAAGGATGATATTATTAATATGATTAGGGGAGTCGATTTAGATCCTTATTCTGATGTAGCGAATGAAATAGAGAAAATCGGATTGGGAAAATCATCTGATTCTTCATATGAGGGTCCCACATGGTCTTGGTTTATTAACAAAGTAGAACTTTGGCAGAAGAATAATGTATGGGATGGTTTTTCTGCTGAGTTCTTATGGGGTTTGTATTGTAGGATAAAGAAAGTATAGTAACAATTAATTAAAAACAAATCATGGAATTAAAAGATTTTAAAGATGTGGCTAGAGTAATGACAAAAGAAGAGTTCGAATCAACAATCGAAGAAGATATTAAATTCGTTGAGGGATTCAAGAATTTCTTAAAACATGATGATGCCACGAGAATAGTAGAGCATATCAAGTCTGTGTTAGAAGCATCAGTAGATTACTACTATCCTAATCATCCTGAAGTAGAATTTGAAAAAGATTTTAATATACAATACGATGTCAATAATATCTTGAACAAATACGGCCACACCAAAATGGGTATGTATAAAATACAGCTCTATATAGAGAATATTTTGGGTAGTATTCAAAACAAGAAGCCTGTAGACGTGGGAGAAGTCTCTGACGGATACCACACTTTCAATGAATTGTATCGGTATCGCATGTTGTATAACGCTGCCTTCTTTAATCTATTAGCCAGAAACGGACAGGTTGAAGTTTGCAAATCAAGGAGACACAGCGACGGAGAAAAATGCTTCGGTTCTGATGATTGGTTTATTGTGATGGCGATCCTACCTACCGGTCAGGTATCTAATCACTATGAAAGCAAATACTGGGATTTGTTTGATGTTCCTGAAAGAGAAACTGCTTTCGAATACGATGGCCATACACCAAATGAAGCCGCCGACAGACTTGAAAAGTATCTCAAACTGCCTCGTCATGGCATGACATTCGAACAGGCTTTAGAACGGCTTAAATTAGGTCGTAAGATAAAAAGAATCGATTGGGGTAAAAAGTATATCTGTATGTTTGACGTAAATATATTGATGATAGATACAGGTCAAAAAGTAGCATCAAATTGGAATCCAACCGAACATGATATTATGTCTAATGACTGGGAGATTGCGGGATGAGTTTGTTTGTATGTTCAAAGTGTGGCTGTATAGATAATACAGCCACATCATATTACTGGGCTCTTATAAGACCTTGTAAGAATCGTATTTACGATAAGTCGCTAAAGGGATATGAAGGCAAGCCTCTTTGTTCTGAATGCGCCGCTATTGAATATGATAAGGATGATAAACTGGTGGTGGTGGTTCCTGGAACGTGGCATGGTAGGTTCAAGAAAGAATGGCCTACTGAAGAAGAAAAGAAGCATATTGGTAAAAACGGTATTTTAAATATGTAAATTATGTGTGATAAGGAAATTGTTGTATGTGCAGCTATATGGGTTCAAGATCACAAGAACAAGCCTCACGGTCCAGTAAATATACCATCTGGAACCGTATTTTGTGGATTGAGACACTGTTCCATAATATCGCAACTTGCGGCATACGGAATAGCCCATAAAAACCGCAGTGTGCAAGGATTTTTGACAAGCAAGAATCGGTTTCTAACAAGAGAGGAGGCATCTGAACTTGTTAAGAGCAATAATCAGGAAATGGTAGTAGATAGGAGTGCCATTAGAGAACAATTGTATTCAGAAGATCTATATTAACTAAAAAAAACAAAACAACATGGGGTTTAAAATCAAAAAGTCAATCATTTATAATATGATGAACGACAGTCGGGTAGAGTACGAATTTGATAATACCAATGATTTAAATCATATCATATTTAAAGGTAATTGTAGAGAACCTTTTTCATTTAGCAGAGTACTTGTTGAAAAATTGATTAAGACATTTGAAACCATACGGGATAGATACTCTGATAATTATGAACTTAAGGTCTATCTTTACAATTGCATAATTCAACTGAGCGTAAATCCAAAGGATCCCAGTGAATCCTTTTTGGCGTATATGATAGAGATGAGATGAAATTGATATATAGTATAAAAAATAGTATCTTGAAAGGAATGTTTGGCATATGATTACTAAACAAGATATACAAGCAGCAGCATCGTATGTTTTCCGAAGCAGTTTTGTCTCGGAGGACCAGACAAGGAAAACAATGGTAAAAGCCGGCAATAACGCTACCAAGATCCTCGTCAAGACCTTTAGAGGTAAGTTGTTCAAGAAAGCTTTTGAAAGAGCCCGTAGAGGAAAGGATATCAGTTCTTTTGAAAGACAGGAAAAAGAAAGTGGTTTCAATTTTCTACATAATCCTAATAATGGTCGTATGCAAAGCGGTCATATTATAATAGATGGAATTGGTCTGTTTAAACAAATAATTCATGAAAGGTAAAAAAGTTGATATTCGTTTAGGCAGAGGTCTGGCGAATCAGATTAAGATAAACAAAACCATCCCAGTGTCTCATAAACCAAAAGAAGAACGTCGAATGATGTTTGTTTGTGGTGATGATATTGCTTCTCTTATAAAGCGGTTTGAAAATGAATCAAAGTAATATAAAGTCGGACATGTGTCTTGTCCGACTTTTTTTATATATTTGTGGCATGGCAAGAGGTTATTATTGGATACCACAAACAGATGAAACGTTAAATGGCAGAAGCTATTACGTGGCTAAGATAGTAGGAGATATCACGTTTGATACTAAACGAAAAAGAATCGTATTTCAAGCTGATAGGTATTTCCCTGTAGGATCTGTTTTCCATTTTACGCACAATTGCTTCAATTATATTATAACTTGCCGACTTCGTAAGCCGGGGCTTTGGTTTGAAGCCAGGAGAGAGGATTCGGGCCCTATTTGCCCTGAAGATATTGAGCGCTTTGAATCGGGAAGGTTTATACACCGAGATGGGTACATGCATTACATATAAGCTGAACTTGACGATTTTTCGTCAGATTATAATTTTTTTTCATATTATTTTTAAGCCATCAGACTGAGAAGTTAGATGGCTTTATTTTTTATGATATGCTTGATTTTTAACTACCTTTGTCTCATAACAAAAATGTTTTATCATGGTATCAACGTGTATTATTAAAAGAGATAATAAAAAGAAAGTTGTTTCTGTCTCTACCAGATCAGGGGACAGGTCTATGTTGTTTGATAAGATAGCATCTATTCCTCTTATGGAGAACAGGGAGCGGGCTACTGCTGTTTTTAAAACCGTATTTTCTAATAAGTTCTTAAAGGCTTTTGGCGACTGGATAAAGAGAGTGCCTATCAACAAACCGGCTTATAATAAGGTAAAATCCAACATCGATCTTATTCCGGAAGCCTATAGAGAAAGGGTGCTGGATAAGGCTTCTAAGATGAGTAACCCTGTTCTTGTATCAAAATCAGATGCACCTTATGAAATCCGAGAATCGGGCTTTGGATTCTACAGCCAAGATCTGGGTGATAATATTATGTTGGTGGATGCTATGGTTCCGTCAAGTATTTCCGTACCGGAAGAACCAGGAATAGACGCCGGGCAGTATCTACAAGATGCTATATCTTCGGACTTCACTCCCGTATCTATGGTACAGGATAAGGGTGTTAATTATATGGTTATAAAAGACGGTCTTAAGATATTTAGCCCAGAAGAGTTACCACAGACAGATTCTAATCCTGTGGGTGTAACGTATCAGACCGGAGAGCCTCGTTTGTTTTTCATGAACGATCGTAGTCAATTATTTGAAGATTACGGAGAAGCTCTTCGCTCTGGCGGGAATGATATTAGAATAGGATTCTTATCAGGCACTGTTCAAGAATCTACCGTGGATGGCGTGGCAGACATTACTTACAAAGCTGGAAAGTATGTTCTTAATAATCCAAAATCTTTTATACCGGTCATGACCGCTTCTGCTTCCACTTCTTTATCAACAAAAGGTGGTATAATTAACTACCTTATAAAGAAAGGTCTTTTGTCCGGATCTAAGATATTCGATCCTGAAACAAGAAGCTATTATCTTACAGGAGAAGGTCATACAGGACAAATTAGACTTTTCAATTCAGCCTTATCCTACACTGAGCTCCGTAATCATTTTGGTTCCGATGTTTCCATGAACGATCAAGGTATGATAACCATAAGCTCGTTGGATAACAGTAAGGTAACGATGAGACTCGCCACCGGAGGAACGGAAAGGGTTAGCAAAGAGCAGATAAAGAACGATCTTAAGTCAGGAAGATACAATGAATTGGACGCCAAGTACGATCATTTTGATGCGCTTGTAGTTTCATTCATATTAGAAGACAACGATCTTTATGCTGATACTAAAGCTAAGATCGTATCAGATTATAGCAGGCAGGAACGTGACCAACGAAATTCTATTGTCGAGATACTGAAAACTCTTGGCGTTAGTGTCATAGGTATGACCGACTATATAGAGAAGTACCAAACCAAATACGGGCATGAACCTTCTGCTAAGGCATTGGCGGATATTGCCAATAACGTAATAGCAGTTGGTGAAGATGCTACTTTATCCGATTTAGTAGAAGAAACAGCCCACTTCCTTGTAGAGGCATACAGAGATCAGAATGCTGTTGAGGCTGTTCTGCAAGATGTAGAAGGTACGGAAGAGTGGAACCAGTATGCAGGTCAGTATTATAATACATACGGTAAGGTATATGAAGGAGCTGAGCTTGATAATGCCGTTAGGAGAGAAATTCTTGGAAAGATCCTCGCCAGGGAGATGCAGACCGGCACAGCGCAGGCGCCGGTAGAGCCCACCTCCTTCCTGGGGCGCGTCCGGCAGTTTCTATCTGGAATCGTAAGCTGGCTTAAATCAGCTTTATCAACCCAAAGACAAGATTTGAATAACGTTATTAAAAACATTCGTGATCTTGCCATTACTGACATAGATAAAGGATTTGACACCTCTCTGTTAAAGGATAATGACTTTACATTATACTCCCTTTCTTCTATGAACAAGAACAAGTTTCTTGAGTCTAAGATCCTGGCATTAAGAAAAACCTTAAGAGACTTACGTCAGATAAGCTCTGATAGGGCTGTAACTACGTCTATGACCCTTGCGCAGCTTAAGACCATAGAAGATAAGATAAATAAGGTAGAGACCGAAATAGACAAGAATGAGATGGCGGCTGCCATGAACAGCATGATCTCCACAGCCGAAGCTCAGGTCAGATACTTAAGTAATGTGGTAAACACCATCCTTCATGGTGATACCAAAGACGGTAAGCTTCACTTCAATACCAATGATCGAAAGAACGTAGATATTATCAACAATCAGGTTCTTCCGATCATGAACGATCTTCGAGGATATATCCGTAACAGAAGTACCGAATTTGATGAACGTGAAAAGCAGGATTATACAAATAGGATCAATACCGTCATTGCCGACATCAATGGTATTCATTCTGATATTAAATCAGTACAAGACCTTGATGAAAGTACGTTGCTTGATAAGTTAATGAACGAACTTCATGTGCCGGCAGATAAGGTAAAGAGAGTAAAAGAATTTTTTGACAAGGTTCAACACGATGTTTCTTGGATAAGTAGGTGGTTCGGTATATTAGAACATTCCTCCAGCCCGTTCAATAACGCTCTTGGAGCTATGATTGCCAAAGACAATTACAATGCGATGGTGAATGCCCAGCCCGCCATATCCGACTTCCTGGCATATGCTAAAAAGCATGGTTTTAACAAATCTGAATTTGAAAAACTGCTTCAGAAAGTAGACGGCAAAACTTCTAATTACCTTCGTAGTGCTCTTGATATGGCTAAATACGATCGTAATAAGAAGCTGGCGCAGATGCGAGCGTTTGCGACTGCCATGAACATAGAGATATCAGAAGAAGAAATTGGTGATGTGGTTGACAATAACCGTAATTACGTATTTAAAAGAGAAGTAGTTGACAAGGATGGAAATACGGTTACTGAAAACGCTAAATTCAAACCATCGTCTGATAGAGTTAATACCGATATTTTTACCATCGAGCAGGAAAAGATCTATACAGAGCAGATGGAAAAGTGGGATGCTGAAAATTCGGAACTGGAATTTAGCGAAAGTTATGCCACAAGAATGGAATCCATATACAAAAAGGCTGAAGAAGAATTAGGGCATCCGGTTTCTCAAACAACCAAAGAATACCTTAATGCTCTATCCAGGCAAAAACGGATATTGAGGCAGCCTTTTATTGATAGCGGTGGTAATTTTGATGAGGTTGCCTATTTTAAAAGCAGCAATTACGAAGAAGAAGGACTGCTTCGTAAACAACGTAAGGAAGCAGCTTCAGAATACATATATGTAGGAACCAGGAGAGTGGAAAAAACCGGCGACCAACTTAAGATGGCCAAAGAAATACAAGCCATAAATGAAGTTTGGAGAAAAGAATCAAATAATGCCACTAATGCCGTATCAGAATCGTTTTTGCAAAAATTAAGAACGATTCAGAACGAGTCAGGAGGAGAAGCTGCGCTGAAGACGCTTATGTTGGGGGGTCACCTGTCATTCAACGATCGGTTTTGGAATGACGTAGAATCGGAACAGTCGGCGCGTACCGAATCAAATAACAAGGCTTCGTATCTTAAAATGGCGCATGATATCATTAGTTCTACGACAAGTGATAGAGATGCGACTGACGTGGATTCGATTGTGAAAGATATAGAAAAAAATAAGGCCATTATCAAGGAAATAATCGGAAACAACCGAGATGTGGCTGATATCGGAGAAATTAACGAAGCGACATTTACCTCATCTGAAAGAGATGCTTTTAGGGCCGCATCTGAAGCTATTGAAGCTGATTACGCTATCTTAATAGATTATGCTAAGATGGTGGGTCTTGAAGATATTGATAAGTACCTTACTAAAAGCAGTAAGGCCGAAAACGAAGTAAATCAGTCTTATTTAAATGCTCTTGCTGACTCCAAGGAAGTGGAATGGAAGTTCGTACAACGTCATACTACGGCGAAGAAAGCAAAAAGGATTCAGGCTTTAAGGGATAAGCTGTTTAAGGCTGCTGATAACCGATATCTGTTTACCGTATCTGAAACCAACTACCTGTCAGAAAAGCTTGGTATAAGCAAAGAATTAGACGGTAGAGATTTCAGGAATGCTGTTAATGCTAAGATGGCCAGCTTGTTTTTAAATAATACAAGAGAAGAGGGCATAGAAGAGACCAATGCTATTGTTAATGAATTTGCCAGGAGCCAGGTCTTTTCGTACTATAAACGCATGGCGCCTACCGGATATGCGGCCATGATCGACAAAATAGGTCGAGGTGAGATAGATGTGGCGCAGATGGTTAAGGACGTACAAAACGGTACATCCACCCAAGATTATGGCATGGACATATCGTACCTGTCTTTCGATCCTGCAAGGGCATGGGTGGCTGAATCTGAAGCCGAAAATAGCGGCCGTAATCCTGATTATGTAAAAGATCATGGGTATGGTCATCGCATGCCTAAGAAAAGCCTGTATCGTGATGAATCGTATTTCAATGACTTTGGTATCAAGTATGATGCTGACGGTAATGAAGTTGCTACTAAAAACGTAGAGCAGTGGAATATGATTCAAAAACTCAAGGAAATAAAAAGACAATCCCTTGATCTATACAAAGAGCAGAGTCCCAATTTGTATGCTATTCCACAGATATCAAAACAAGACATAGAACGTATGGAAGGATTGGGTATTAACTTCAAAAATACGGTTCGTAATTTTGTATCAGATCTGTGCCTGGACAGAGTAGACGATTCTCTATATGGTAAGACCAGGCAAGGGGAAGTATATGATCCGGAAGACAGACTTAGGTCTATACCTAAATACTACATATATGAGTTGGAGAACCAAGATGATGTATCTCACGATTTTGGCTACTCTTATTCGATGCTTATGATGCAGTCATCGTTATACAACGAAAAGCAGAAGTCTATAGAGCTCGCTCAAGGACTGGAGCAGATGTTGCTGAACAAACAATTTGAAGGCGGTAAAAAGGCTGAAGCAACCCAAGCATATCAGATGTTCAGGGACTTCTTCAACGATCATTATTATGGCATTAGGATGAACACCAAAAAACTTACGGTGAACATCGGAGGATATACGGTAGACCTTACAAGAATTATGATGGCTGTTGAAAGATTTATGTCGGTTATGAACTTGGCACTGTCTCCGTTTGTGGCAGCTACCGGCGCCCTGACAGGTCATATCAACCTCATCATGGAATCTGCCGTAGGACAGTATATAAGCAAAGACTCCCTTAAATACGCATCGGCTGAGTTTTCACGTCTTGCGTCATCTTGTATAGCAGAAACCGGAGACATAGATAGGAAAAGCAAATTATATGTCATAGGTGAGAGAATGGGGATATTCAATATCCGAAATCGTATGTATGGTGCCGGATACAATAGAGCGGCCAGGACCTTAATGCGTTCGCCTATGTATGCTTTTATGGAAATCCTGAACTACCCTCTTGATCCGCAGGTTATGATTGCTACTATGGACAATGTTCGTTATTACAAAGGCCGGTTCTACACGTTCCAAGATTTCAAGATGGAAAAAGAACGCAATAAAGAACAGAGTACCATAAAAAGAGAATGGAATGCATTAAAAGATCGTACTTTATGGAGTATGGTAGACGTCGTGGATGGGAAGGTGGTTGTAAAGCCCGGATCGGGTGTTACTGTTGAGGAAGTAGAAACCCAGATGGCTATAACCAGGAATCAAGTCCGTAGCTTGTCGCAGATATGTAACGGATCTTTGAATGAAGAAAACCGAACTGCCGCATCGCGCAACTGGATAGCCAGGTTCATGACCGCCCACCGAGGATGGTTGGTGCTGGCGGCTCAACGTCTGTGGAAAAGACGTGGCTTCAATTTCCAGACAATGCAAGAAGAGGAAGGACTGTCAATTACGTTAAAGAATATGATAGCCAAAACATTTAGCTTAGCTTCCGAGTCTGGTATGAAAAACATCATAGATGCCTGGAATGAAAATAAAGACAATATGAATGAGGTAGAAAAAACCAATCTCAAACGTCTCAGTGTCTATGCCGGCACGTTCCTTATCATGCAGGCCGTATCTATGCTTCTTGCCGGATGGCGTGATGATGATGAAAACGAAGAAAGTTGGCTTACTCAATTCGGATCCTATGTCGGATTCAGAACCATAAACGAAATAGCTTCACAGATGCCGTTTATTATGGAGCTTAACGTAGTAGATATCATTAATGATCCGTTTGTTATGGGGCGGAAACTGAAGGATCTTACCGATCTTAGGAATTATTCACTTGATAAAGTAACATCCGGCACATACAAAGGAGAGTCTAAGTTATTTAGGCAACTCGCCAAACAGACGTTTATCAAACAATGGTATAATATCAAGACGCCGGAAGACGTAGCGCGCGCTTATAATTGGTGGCAGCAGACGAACAACAAGTCAATGATGTTCTTCATCGGCGCCACTCCTGATTCGGAAGGTGATGAGGATACAAGCTACAAATAGACGAAGAATATCGGACTTGCATTGTTTTTGTATGATTCCAATATGCTATATTAGCATCGTCAAAGAGTAGATTGTACGTTTTTTGTTCTTACTTGAAAGATTATGTAGGTTAAATTTTTTCTGAAATTGTTTTCTTACCGGTTCTCAGTCAGAGATGATAGGGAACCGGTTTCTTTTATGTTGTCAATTATTGCTATCTTGCAAACAAAAATCATGAGACGAAGATTTCAAATAGGGATGGGGGTAAATCCCTCGCTTATAATCAATAAAGGCATATACATCCAACATGTAGATGGAGGATTATATACAAAAGAAAATTGGTCTAATAAAGGATATTCCAATGATCTATGCAATGGAATAGCTCTTGTAGATAAAGTGTGTTTTGTTATAGCCACCGAATATATTGGCACATTTCGTTGGGGTAAGGATGGAGAAATAGACAATATATTTACACAAGATAGTTCTCATATTGGAACTATTAAAAAGGATTATTGGGGGCGTGAAAATCAGAATGCGTATCTTGAATATGATACCAGTAATACAGATTACGCTTTTAATAAAGCTAATAGCTATTTATTTAAAAATGGTCAAAATGGATATGTAGGTGGCGCCGGAGAGTTTTTTTTGATATCATTGTATGCTAATGAAATAAACGAATGCCTTTTAATGGTAGGAGGTACGATAATGAGTAATAGAATGTGGACATCCACTCAAAATACAAAATTTTCCTATTCGTGGTATTATGATATAAACATCCAAGGAGATCATTTGGATACAGGTTCAAGGGGTAGTTCACATTATGTCCGTCCTTTTACTGAATTAATTTTATGAAATTATGAGAAGAAGATTTGAAAATAACGCTAAACTATATGAGTATAAAATAGTTAGTAACTGTATAGGGGGTGGGGTAATCGTAGAAGGAAAGAAAGTAGGCACCATTCCACAGGGCGGGCAATTTATCTTTCTGTCTAAAAAAGAACGGTTGGATTCCATAAGTGTCCAAGGCGGTGTTCCAATGGAAGATAGGCAAGAGATCGATAATAGGGTTGATACGACAGAGGAATTGCTTGAACAGGATTCGGTGGCTCTTGCTATTGCTTTAACAACCTCTCCTTATTATGGATTTAGAGTAAGTGTGATAGCACCTGATGGGTTTACGCTAAGAACAACCAATAGGATTAATAGAACCTTTTTAATAACAAGCTTTACTCCACCTGCTGCTATATACGGTGTAAACTTTGGTGATCCTATTGTCCTTAATTATGATAGTTACCAATATGAGATGCCAGACCTTGTAATTGATGGACCTCATGATAGAATAGTTAGGGCAGATCCTAATCTTACTTGGATTGTGAGATGTACAGACGCCGACTTTACACCTTTGCCATATCCAGAATCATGGTCTGGCCAAGGTTTAAATTCTATGTTCTTATCAGAAATGAAACGTCTTGCTCCTGGTGATCATCATGTATCATATACAGCTTATATTAATTTGGACTTGATAGATGATGGAGGAAGTAAAGTTCATACTGAATATCTGATATTAAAAAAAACACTTAATTTTACGATATGACAACAGTCCCCAACCGTACGCCTATTGTATGGTTGGGGACTGTTGTAGTTACCATCTTTTCTTGTATAAGCAGAACATGAAATAAGTTTCTAAGCATTAACTTCATGACCTTCCCTATCTGTGAAAACTAAACCAATACCTTCTACAATATATCCTACTACAGGAGCTTTGTCAAATTCCTCCTTCGTAGCCCAAGTAGCATTATCAGGCATCAGATCCTTGAATGCGTCCGAAACATCACCTTGACACCAGCAGTTATTTGATGTAACAATGCCTTTCCCTTCGATATTGATATACATTTTTCTTCCACCACATCCAAGGCTGTTCCATCCGCTCGGTACGTTTTCCACCATAGGCTTAAGTACCCAGCTTTCACCGTCTATCCTAACCCATCCAGGATCGTCTTTGTGCTTGTCGTACATATTTTGCCAAAAAGAGCATTCGTAGCACCATCCCCTGTCTTCCATGACAGTTCTTATCTCACACCTTTCAAATCCATCTGCATCCATCGTGTGCGGAGAATGAGGCTGGTGAGGGGTGCCACATTTTGGACATACGAGTTTTAAATTATTTTTCATATTATTTCACTTTTACGATTTTAATAGAATCTCCTATATTGTATTCCCCTTGGTATCCAACGAATTTTATAAGCCTATTATTATAAAATATTGAAATTCTTTCGTCTTCACCATAATACATTATACATCCATCTTCTAAAGGACGTAGATCATATATAACCCATCCGTTATTAACCTGACTATCATCATGCGAACATGATGATAACACAAGTGCCATCAATAAAATAAAATACTTCATATTATTTTCAGCATAAAAATTTGTAACCTGGTTTTACTGTCTCCGCTTCTTCTCTCGTATCAAACATTAAGGTAGTGACAGCTCCTATGCCTTCGCAAACGTAAGATACTTTCACCCACCACCTAAAAATCCCAGATCCGTAATCATCATAGTACGGCTCAGAAAGAACTTCTTCTACATACCCATCCAAATAATTCACGATCGCTCCTCCTTATTTTTAGATTCAGCCTCTTCAAGTATGCTGATCACCTTATCAACAATATCCGAATCAGACATTTTCTCAATAAAAATATCCATTGCCTTAGTTATGTCATTGGCTTCTTTTTCTTCAAGAGCTATTTCCCCACCGGTAATAGCATCAGATAATGATGTAGATAAGTGTCTTATCTTATCAATGCTCATAAACGTAAATGGATTACCACCCCAGCCACCACCCATTTCTTTCATGATCTGATATCCACCTGAAATAAGTCTGCCTGATGTCATGGCCAAGGAGGATACGATTAGGGACAGTACCGCCGCTTCCGTCCGCTCCTCGGACACACCCCTCGACCACACGACTGCCCTTATAGCGCCGGCCAGGTCGTCTATGTATGGCATGAGGCAATCCTCCATCGCTTGTGTTATATCAGCCATAACCTCACTACGCTCTTTATTTATGTAGTAGATAGAAGCATTGTACTTCTTTATCTCTTTGTCCATGTCATTTAAAAGACGCTTGATATTGTGCTTATACATAGGACTGGTTTTAATTACCTCCTTTAGCTTAAGAATGTAATTATAAGCCTGGTCGTTTACGAACAACGTCATGGTCTCAACCGTTGAATGAAGCGTGTTGAGGCTGTTAAGAATCTTATCGAAATTGTTTATCAAATAAACTTTTCTGGCTTTTGCTGCGTAATTAATCATCGCATTTAAATTTTAGATTTTCAAGTTCATTCAATTGTTTCTTAGTAGACTCGATCAGGTACGTTCTCCGTTTCTCTGCATGTTTTAAAGCTTCTTCTTTGCTCTCAAAAGCATCCCTTCCTATTTCATAAGGAGTAAACCTATCAGGAATGTCGGCTAACAAAAGACCATCATACTCTTCTATCTTAGCTTTTACTTTTCTTATTATACCGTCTCTCATGCACGCATCTGTAATCCATATGAATCTATTATATTTTTCTAATTCCTTTTCGTACAATTCATACCATTCCGGCTTAGGAAATCTTAATGTGAATCTAATTTCGGTATCTTTCTCTAAGACATTAATATCATACGCCTCCGGCCACAATTCTTTTATGCTGTCTTCATCTTCAGCATACGCTACCAATACAAATGAATTATCGGATTCTGCACTACACCAATATGGATATTTTATAGGCCATTTGACTGGACGGTAGTCGTTGTCGCAGTCGGATTTTTTAATGTAAAATCTTGCTCTAATCATATCGTTGCTAATCTAATAATTTTTCTATTTTAATTAATTTTGATGATAGATACATATTCCATTTTCCTCTGCCTCTGTCACCTTTTTCGTTTTGTTTTTGGATTGTCAAGTACAGATCTCCGTCTTCACATACTTCAACTTTTTTCAAGAAGCCTATCATTTCATCTCCTGTTTCGTGTAAAATACGGATCTTATCTCCTTCTTTTAACCCATAATTGGAATCAAAGTATTCTTTTTTGATTCTATCAATATTGTCTTTATGGTTTTTTATAGCATAAAGCTCTTTTCTTAATAAATAATTTAGTTGTTCTATTGTCATTTCTTTTCCTCCTTGTTTAATGGTATCAACCCTTTTCCATGCTTGTCATACCACAGCATAGCTATACAGTTCCATGCACATTGTGCAAGATGAAAACATCCTGTATCGGAATCCACTCTTTCCCCTTTCATGTATTCCATTAGGTGTCTGGCAGCCGCAGCACGATACCGTTCAAACCCGTTGTCAAGGTTCTGCCATTTATTGGGTCCGTACTTCTTTGCACCAGCATGATAGACTCTTACAATATCCTCAATCTCTTCCATTGGAAGCAAATCCCATCGTAGTTTGTCGTCAATGATGTCATTTTTCACCGATTTGTTTTCTATGGGGTCTTTGGTAAGAATAATATCCATAATATCCGTTTCTATGACGAACGTCTCCCCATTGCAACAAACCTCAGCATATTTATCATTTACTTCTATGTCTGATACTGCCTCCGCTATAGCTCCTTTGACGATTTTAAATTCGGCACTGATTATATCATCTTTTAATATGCGAAAAATAGATCCTTTTGGATAAAGGATATTTTTAGTATTATCATCCATCTTTTCCATTGCTTTATCGTTGTTTTACCTCATTTCGATAGTAATATAATCCATCTTCGTCTTATACCCTATCATTTCTGTTTTTCTCAAAATACTGTTTTACGGCTTCAATCGCCTTATCGTCATCAAAAGCCTCTACAAACCCCTCATAGAATCTATTTCGCTCCATAGAGAACGTATTGCTTCCATCCGGAATGGTTCTGAACACAACTACCTTCTCTCCATCTACGTTCGTTCCTATGATGTTGTTATGGAGAATAATAGAATACCGCCCAGAGTTTTTGTTCTGGACGACACTATGTTCGAGATTGTAGAGTCTAAGTAGTTCTCTTATTTCTTTTACTCCCATATTATTTTACGTTTTTAGAAGTTACAGCCTCTTCTCCCCATTTCTTTACATATATAGATCTCATCATGTTCATTAAATTAGAGAAAGAAGAGATGGTTCCCATCTCTATGCAGAATGCAAGATTAGACTGTAGGGTTTCAAGTTCTTTCAACTGCTCTTGAGTTGCTCTGTTATCTAAAACATATTTATGTTTATTGAATACAATCCAGTTTAACTTATCAGCCATTTCTATATAATCAACATCTTCAAATTTTGATACAGACCTTGAAAGAGTATTGTATTTATCCCCTATCTCTATTCTATCCAAAATAAGTTTATCATTTAACCATCCAGTAACTTCTGCATACAGCATAGGATTTAATTCTATAGCGACTAATACCCATATGTAGGGATCACACATAACATTCCTGTTTGTTCCTCTTCCTGTAGTCTTATAGGCATTATACCACTTCATTACTTTTATCAAAGAGTTGTTTTCCACTATATCCATAAACTCTTTCAAGTTTTCACTTTTTATGTATTTCTGTTTTTTAAGAATATAAAATATCCTTTCTGCACTCTCCTTGTTCGAAAGAATATTTTCTATTCTCTTATCATTCCACCCCATCTCTACTCTTTTTCTTGTATATGCCTCTTGTAATCCAGTTAATGACATAAAGGAAGTTTTAATGTCTTGTCTGATTACCACTCCATACAATAACCTGTCTTTAGAAATCATACCTTTTAAATTATCTAATAAAATACGCTTGTATTAAAATTACACGACGTAAAAATATAGATTGTGTAACTTTAATACAAGCGTATTGTGTTAAATTTTACTTATAGTGTTGGTTACACTTTACAAGCCGCTTCCCGTCGTGGAAAAAGTAAGAGTGGTTGCCAAAAGAAAGGAAAATAAGTTCTTTAATACAAGCTTTTGGTATGGTCATTATACCAGAAGCTTGTTCTAATGTATTGGAATTACCAACAGCATAATGACCAGCTACAGATATAGATCTCTCATTTTCATGTACAACAATACCATAGCTCTCTATTTCTGATATATCTGTTTCGTAATCCTCCAGATCTACCCATGTTCTTTCTGATAGGTTGGAATCTATCCACTTAACTAATACCCGCTTGTTTAAAAGCGATTCTTTTTTATGTCTATTCTTTTTCATAACTTGTTATATTGATTTTTTAGTAAACGAAAAGAGATTGTGCCAGCATTTTGACACAATCTCAATTATATGGGAATAATACTAAGGAAAAGTGTAAAGTGGTATATAATTACCATAGTGTTTTTTATGGACTCACATTATTCCTACCAAATTTACTTTTATAGAACCATTTATGGTTTTAATGCTCCCATCTATGGTTGAAATCACATCATCTATATCATTTATAATACCTTCCATGTCATCAACCACCTCCTCCATATCAGTTACAGCCTGATCTGATTCCCAATATCTTTCTGAGTCTTGTAACGATTCCGGTATATTATCTCTCGCCTCAGTCTCTTCGTCTAAAATCATATCAACATCATCTTTGGCTGAATTTATGTTGCACTTCAACTCCGATAACTTTGATTTGATGTATTCAAAATCTGTTTTATACTTATTTACGCTGTTAATAACATCCGATATTTTTTTTCTTCTCTTGTTGTTCATGCTTTTATCCTATTATAATATTCGATAATCTTTTCTTTCCTGTCTCCTGGTTTTACTGCCATATTCTCAGCCAAGAACCTAAAATACGACACCGGTATGTCCTTGAATCTAATTCCTTCATATTTTCCAAACCACATTATTATACTGTCAAGATCGTCTTCTCTCCTACCATCTCCATTCACAGATTTAAGCGAGGCTGCCCGGCGAAGGATCTCGTCTTTGGTAATAATATCACCCATCCTTATATTGGACAGAAGTTGATCGCCGGCAAACATACACCATCCCTTAGAAGGGAATTGTTCGATTGTCAAGTCTTCTATCCGGCCGAAACGCCTCATGTTGTCGCAGCAGTCAACAATCAGCGCCTCTTTCTTGTCAGGATGAATACGAACGCACCTGCCGAGAACCTGGTAATATGTTGAATATGAGAATGTTGGGCGTCCAAACATCACGCAATCAAGTTCAGGAAAATCAAATCCGGTAGCAAGCGTTGAATAATTAAACACGACCTTTAACTTACCTTCTTTGAAATCGGATATAATTTGCTCTCTTTTCTTTTTGGTTGTTAGCGATGTCACGACACCGGTTATGGCTCCCATCCTGGCATTCATGAACTCTGATATTCTATTACATGATTCGATAGAATCCATACAGACTAAAATGGCCTTACGCTCGTTCATAAGTTGAAGAAGGCGCTTGTAGATAGAGTTGTTTAAGCCGTTTCGTACAATACTTTCTTTAATAGATTCGTTGGTGTATTCGGCTCCGGTACTGTTTAACATCAGAGCCGATTCATCAAAAGACCATCGTTCGTACTTAAGTGGACACCAAAACCCTTGAGAAGTTAGTTCTTGTATCTGAGTCACATGAACTATTTTCTTGAAGAAGTTATGTTCGTCTTTCGTCAGCATATTGAGCTTGCTATAGTTCCCTTCCAGCATGGAGCTGTAGGTCCGGAGGCGGCAGGGCGTGGCGGTGAAGCCCAGCACCTTCGCCTCTGGAAACCCGTTCATAAACTCCATAAATTCAGAACCTTCCTCAGGGGAATACCCCGAGTGGCATTCGTCTATCAATAAGGTATCTATCCCTATATCTTTCAACCTTGCTACATCTTTCTTTATGCTTTTAAGTGTAGCATAAGTCATAGCCGATAATTCCTTTACGCCACATGAGGCAGAGTATATAGTAGGTTTGGAGCCAAACGATACAGCCTTTGCATAATTCTGCTCCAGAATCTCTTTTGAGGGCTGTAATACTAATGTCGGTCTATTTATTTCATGTGCTATCTTGGATATCAGAAGGCTCTTTCCACATCCGCATGGAGCTACGATTATGCCAGGCTTCTTAGATCTTCCTGTAAGAAACTTAAGCCCGGCATCTACTGCCTCTTTCTGGTAAGGTCTAAGTTCAAAGCCCATCACAATCTATTATATTATTTTTTGAAAGTTCTATTATCGCCTCTTTCAACATCTCCCTTGCCTTATTCTCATTATCTTCAAACAGGCATACACTGCATGTAGCACCTTTGGAGGGGTAGTCTCTGTAGGCTTCTGCTCTTTCTACAACGTATTCACAACAATAGTCGTGACTCATGTCTTTTGCTATACTTATAAAATGATCTTCTCCATCCATCAACACGCAATATTCAGCATCGTTTTCACATGCAATAACACCTTTGTTTTTTAAAATGGATAGCACTTTATTTCCAAAAAGTCCAATATAGACCCATATATCTTTCCCTGCATTTTTGTAAAAAATATCCATCCCTTCTTTGATTGTGACTTTCTTTTCCATAACCCCTTATTTTATATCAGTAATTAAAATATATTTTTTAACAATATCTTCAAGACTCTCAGAAGAACGTATATATAGTTTTTCTTCGTACTCATATAGAGCGTACCCTTCTTTTATGTCTAATATCTTAATCACATGCTTGCCTCTTTCAAATGGATCCTCAAAGTAGCCCTTATGTTCGTATCTTTGACCTACTTTGATTTTGTCAGTTTTCTTCTTCATCTTATAACGACCTACTGCTCTACCTGTTTTTATGAAAGCTGTCGTGAGTAAGTATAATAAAACTAAATACAAAAGGATCGCTACTCCACATATTAGATCTTCTTTCATTGGACTCCTTTTAAATAGTTGAACCATATATCCTCCAGCTTCTCCTGAATCTCAAACGCTTTCTTGAAATTCCCGCATCTTACAGCAACGTCTCTCATGTATGTCAAGTTTATAACTTCCGGATCTTGCCGGTATTTTGTTCTTAACTTTTGAACATCCTCGTATTTCATCGTTTTATCTTTTTAGACGGATCCCAATCCGAAGAGAAAGGGCATTCGTTTTTGTTATGTAATCCAAAGTCACAATAATAACACAGTGCTGACGGGCAGGGCAGCTTGTTTTGCGGAACAGGCTGGCTTAGGGTGGCGCGCCGCCTGCTATACCTGGCTCCTTCTGCCCCCTGGATGTACGCTTGAAATGTTTTTACACTATTATCTTCAAAATCATACATTTTGGATAAAGTGTCATTTAGCATTTCTATAGATTTTGTTTTACGTTCCTCATCAACTTTAACCTTTTGGTATTGTCTGGTCCTGGTAAAGAAATAGATGTTCATATCCGGCAGAACCCCACCATATTTTCTATAGATGTAAAATGAATATATAGGATGCTGTAAATTCGTTTCCAACTTCTTAGAATCAAAAACCTTATTCCCTGATTTCCAATCTATGACATAATGGTGAACTACGTTCTTGCTTTTTATAGCCAGATGAAGGTCTACTGATCCTACTATGTACACATGTGTATGAACGTCACCATTTATATCAACAGGCTTAGGAAGACGATACGGCAGCACAAAATCTTCTTCGACTCCAACTATAGCGCCGTGTCTGATAAGTTTCTCGCAGGGATTAAGATCACTATCAGCTATCATAAACCTATTGCCGTCTTTTTTAAATAGATCCACAATCCAAGCAAGAAGCTCCCCGGATTGCTTCATGGCTATCATCATATTTTCCGGTGATTGCCAAGGTATGTCTTCTTGGTAAGCATAGTAACTTATCGCTTCTCCAAGGTCTTTACCAGAAGGCTGTCTTCCGTTCTTGAAGAAGTATTCCAGTGTCTTATGAATAACCGTACCATAAGACGTAGCTTCTTGTTTTTCCGTAGATCTTTTACCTTCCACATAAGTCTTATACCATTTCATTGGACAAGTAAGAAACGTATCTATCTGGGAATAGGAAATGGCAAGACGTTTCACGCCATTAAACTCCTTATATAGCAAATGCGTTTCCGGGATCATCATAAGTCATTGTCTTTAAATCCTTCCGGGTAATATACGACATACTTCTTACCGTCCTCCGGCGTCATGGCAAACTGCATGTAGTTATTACGATTACGATGCTTGCCATCTAATCCTCGCTTCCAATACAGTATCCCGTCTATATCCACATAAGATCGGCCCCGGTCCCGCCGAACGACGTCCGTGTGTAGCAGGTAGCCGTCGGAAGACACGATCCACACTTTATCCCCTTTGCTTAAATAGGATATTCTTTTTCTTACAACAACTTTTTTCTTATTATCTAATGCAAATTCCTCATCCGTCATATTCTTCATCCTCCTCTTCTTCTGTTTCAAAATCAATTCCATAACACTGATCATAATGCCCGGTCAGTTCTTCTGGTTCTAAATCTTGTCCAAAATCCATGTTAAAAATATCGTAATTAGTAAAGCACTTAAAATCACTGTTCCCGCAGGCAGGAAATCTATGAATGCTGCTTTTATTTCTTCAATTAGGCCCAAGTGTAACCTTGGGCCATTGTATTTATTTTTTGTCATCTCCTTTTAATTTCTTTAAAGTATCTGCAATCGGAAGCTGATCAATGACTCCCAATGCCGGAGCGACGGTCTTGACAACATTGTTAAGGAAATTACCGGTACTGTTCTGACCGCCGTCAAATACCGTGATATTTCCGAGATTAATGTGCTCAAATGCTTTAACCTGTTCTCCAGCAATTTCTTTCCACTGATTAACCATCTTGTACTGGATGGCGATCTGAGGATTGGATTCTGCTGCTTCCACCATAGCCTTAAATCCGTCGGCTTCTGCCATTAACGACTTTTTCTTACCTTCGGCTTCTGCCTCCAGCTTCATCTGAATAGCTTTTGCCTCTGCCTCAGCTTTTGCCAAATGTGCTGATGCCTCAGCCTCAGCCCGGCGTTTGATCTTCTCAGCTTCAGCATCAGCTTGCAACATAGCCTCCTGTTTCTGAATTTCAGCCGGCACAATCTTTTCAGCCTTAAGCGCAGCCTGAACTTTCTTAGCTTTAGCTTCTTCCACTTCTTTTTCGGCAAGCTCTTTTGCTGTTTTTACAGCCGCTTCCGATTTAACTTTTTCTTCTCCGGCCTTCTTCTCTGATTGAGCTTTGATGATCTGTAGTTCTGATACTGACACAGCAACCTCCTTCTGGGCATTGTTGTATCCTATAGACGCATTTTTCTCAGCCTCAGCCTTCTTAATCTGAGCTTCAGAGTCTTGTATTGCTATAGCTGCTTCCTTGTCAGCTTCAGCCTTATTCTTTCCGACTTCTTCCATTCTTTCAGCCTCGGCTTTATTTACTTCAAGTTCTGCCTTAGATCTTACGATCGCCGATTCCTTGTCGGTTAAAGTTTTTGCGATAACCGCAGCCCTGTCTCTATCTGCTTGGGCTACACCGATCTGTTTCTCTTTATCGGTTAAAGCTAAAGCTATTTCTTTTTCTTTCTTCGTTTCAGCTACTATTGTCTCCTTTTCTTTTTCAGTACAAGCAATTTGAATCTCTTGTTCTTTTTTGGTATTAGCCACAGCCGTTTCTTTTTCCTTCTGCTGTACAGCAATTTTAATAGCACCCAGCTTCTCCTGTTCTTCGATATTAGCCTGTGCCTCGTTCAGAGCCCTACTTTCAGCTTCCTTACCAAGGTTCATAATATAACCGGCTTCATCTCTGATGTCACTGATGTTGATGTTCAGGAGGTAAAGACCTAACTTGTTAAGCTCGTTATCAATGTTCTTTCTCGCCTTATCCAAAAACTCATCCCTGTCAGAATTAAGTTTTTCGATTGTCATTTCAGCAATAATCAAACGCATCTGACCGTAAACGATGTCCGTAATAAGATTTTCAGTAGATTCGGTATCCATCCCCAAAAGTCTTTCTGCCGCATTTTGCATGATTTCGGGATTTGTACTGATAGCTACTGTAATGGTCGTAGGTACATCTACTCTAATATTCTGAGATGACAAAGCACCGGTAAGCTTGCAATCTATTTGCATAGGCTCCATTGACAAAACATCATAGCTTTGAATAATAGGCAAGACAAATGCCGCTCCACCATGATATAATTTCGCCGATTTCTTTTCCCCACCTGTCTTACCGTAAACGACCAAGACCTGATTAGGCTTACATCTACGATACCTTGATAAGACTCCGATGATTGTCAAAATAATCACTACAGCTAAGATAGCTGACACGTACATGATTGTTGTCATAACTTTTAAAATTTAATTGTTGATAAAAAAATTAGATACTTAATTCTCCTTCTTCATATTTTATATTCACCTTGTCACCGTTTTTGTAGGTTTTTCCAGACAAGCATCTTACTCTCATTTGCTCCTGTCTTCCATTTTTCGAAATATTTACCATATAATGATTCTTCCCTGATCTAAACACTATCTCCACTTCTCTTCCATTTAAATCTTCCGGACATTCGTACACCATTTCTTGCTTTAACTTAAGAAGTAACTTATATACGTAAAACAAAACGATAAAGAAAAACGACCCTATCACAACCCCTACTAAATGGGAACCCGAAAAGTAGGTAGTCCAGCTATATCCAAGAATAAAATGTGTTATGCCCTTGAATGATATGATGTCCGACAAAGACATGCTTAAATCAGAAGCACTGTCAATGTCAATATCCGTATCCAGATCAGATCCTAATATCGATAACAAAAACTGTATAACAAAAGCAAATGACGCTATTAAAGCCATGCATAAAATTATGTCACTTCCCATACCCTTCTGTTATTATTTTGTAAACAAGATCAGTCATATCTTTGATGGTCTCCATATCATAATCAATAATAACAATATTTAATTTTTGTTCCACCATCATTTCCAGTTCAATTTGATCAAGAGAATCTAATCCAAGTTCTTTAAACGTCACATCTTCTTCATGAACTATATCCATTTACGAATTAAGAAACTGAGTAATAATTATATCCTCTATAATCTTTCTGATTTCTACTTTTTCCATTGCTTTCTAATTTTGTTAAATAAATACGTTTTTATGTTTTTCAATCTCTCTTTGTCTGTTTCAGAACTTCCGGTAAACAAATAATCCGGATTGCCTTTAGCCGGCGGCGTAGGCAATTTAGATACGGCAAACAACCAATCCATTTCCTTATTCTTCTTAGACTCCAAATAAGGCTTGGTAGCGATCTTGAATTTTTCAGCTATTAAGTCGAAGAGCTTTGAGTTTTTAAGGTTCATATGGACTGAAAAAGCCTGAGAAGGCGGTTTCCATATGAAGTTACATAAGCTCATTGTATAATCTCCTGACTCTGCTATATAAGATTCCGTTACCTGAAGTATGACCTCTTTCTTGAATGAGGTGTTACCCATAAACCAACACAATCTGGATTCCGCTTCTTTTCTACTGACACCTATGTCTTTTGAATATGATTCGTACATTCCTATCATAATCTTCAACGTTTCCAGAACCTCGTCTGTCATTTCCGGTGTCTCTATATAATTTACAAAAGACGTTCCCTTGTTGGTCAATCTCATCACGCCTGATTTTAATTTCTCAACCAGGCCAAGCTCTATATACCTCCCAGCATCTTCTTCCGGCATGGCTTCGATCATAACCGAATCCTTCTGTCTTATGGCAAGAAGATTGGCAAGATCATTAGGAGTCATGTCTGATGCTGCAAGTTGTCTGAAATTGATGTACATTCTTAATCAGCTTTAATAAAAATAACATTCTTGTTATCTTGTCTATCAACATGTCCACATGGACCAATAATTATGTCTGTACATGAACAAGAATCGTAATCTTCGAATATACACCCATCGCATGTATCACCTTCCACACATTTTAATCTTACAAGTCCGGCAGTAAATACTTCTCCTACTTTAAATTCCTTCTTTTCCATATTCCCTCCTTGTTTTTAACTGTTGTACCCTTCTTTAATAATCGAATTTCTACCGGTAGATACCGACTGTCGAAGATCGTCATGTACAGAATCTACCGTAGAATACTTGTTTCTGGTTGTAAAAATCACTTCCAGCATCTCCTTGTAATCACCTAAAGCTACTTCGTATCTCGGATCTACTTTGGCTTTTCTTTCGGCCTCGGCATTACTTTTAGCCAGTTCTCGGTCGAGGAGGTCTTCTTTGATTCGGTCAGCAATCATATCAAGTTCTTTTTTAATAACTTCTCCTGCTGCCCGAAGTTGACCTTCTACGTCACCAAGCTGGTCTTGGACGGTTCCTATTTCTTTCTTTAAACGATCGTATTCGTTAATCATACCCATATCACCTGCATAGCCGGAAAAGTCCTTGATTATTCTGGTTCCTTCTTTAAGGAGTTCAATGACTCGTCTTTTACGTTCTCTGCTTATTAAAGACGGAAGACGATAATTCATATCCGCCACCGCCTTATCATGTATGGAGTTGATTAAAAACATCTCTCTTTCATCCCCTGCAAACTCAGTAAGAACCAAAAGGAACTTACTTATCAGGTATTCGTTTTCTTCTACTGTTAGTCTCATGGTTCTTATTTTTTTTAATACAATGACTGTTCTTCTTTTGTCTCTTGTTCTTGTTCCTGATTGTCCGTAACGTCTTCCACAGTATAGAGCTTGGGCGGCGTCGGCGGCTGGTTGGGGTTCACGAACTTCGTCCCGCCCTCCCCGTACATCCATCCATGCCCCGGCAGGATCTCTGGGTGGATTGTATTAGTAAGCTCTTCCATACTAACTTGCCTTACCTTCAGTATATGATGAAACACCAGTCCGGCTGTCCTGAATGATGTTTTGTTTTCAGTTTTAAACCTATCAAGAGTCTGATACCAATCTTTCCCAAATATCATATACTTATCCAGCCCGTACCTACGAGGATTGTGCAAGCCTATCATTAACGTACATAACTGACCCAGCGTATCAGACTGGTAAAAATCAGAAAGACGCGGAGGCTGCTCTTGTGGGCTTTTTATCCTTCCTTCTATTTCTCTGTTGAATTGGGATATGATGAGGAAAAATATGTTTTTATATACTAATTTAGCCTCATTCATAACCGCCACCAAATCATCTATAGCCGACTTAGGATCTAACCCCATTCTTTTTATCAAAGCAATATGATCGACTTTAAATATTATAAGACGTTTGTCTTTGTGCTTGGTAGCTATATGATACACAGCCGCCTCAAACTCTTTTACCGTACACGGAGCATCTATGTATATTATATTATTCCTGATTTCACCTTGAAGGATTTCAAACATCCTCATCTCTTCTACTGTATTAGAATCTTGCCTTCTTAATATTTCAGGAGCCCTCTTTTTCATATCCTGGCTCATTCTACGAAGAAGAAGATCTTGAGGATTCATTTCGAACTCACAATTGACAAGAAAATAATCTTCTGCTTGCGGGTTGATCATCGGATTCATCACATTTTCCAATATCTTTTGGGCCACATACGATTTACCCACAGATGGCCGGGCTCCTATGGCAATAGCATGCTGAGGAAAAATACCTCCAAGCAAAGCCTCATCAATATAATCGTATCCGGTTTTAGCGGGGATAAGCTCTCCCCGCCTGTATTTTAAGATATTCTCATACGCCTCTTCCATAACCTGTTTAGAGGTCTTGAATATCCTTCTTATATCTATCCTATTTGCTATCTCCTCTTGCATTTTTGTCACCTTTTGTATCCGATTTGGACCCCCTATTAGCTTTTACTGATTTATACCTAAGACCGTTCTTGGTATGAGAACAATCTTTACCTTTCCTCCAGCCCTTGCCTTTCTTTTTGTCCGTTTCGTAGTTTTTACGACCAAGCTCCCGGCGTTTGGCTTTCTGTTCTGGTCTGGCATTTATCTCCTTATCTTTTTTAGCCTTTTTTTTCCTGGCTTCAGGATGAGTCCTGTAGTACTCTGTTGAACGTCCCATTTCTTTGTATTTTAAAAGTTAATGATACAAAGATAAGTATTAACAGATTCCTACTTTAAAAAGCCGTAACTCATATCTGGGTCACACCAAACATACCCATCTTTGTCATGATGTAAGTACGATGGGCAGCCATGACAGGCACTACTTCCACATACGATCTTACTGTTTTTGTTCTGACATTCATCACCCGGCTTATGCCATTCAATGTTAGAACCGGACCGGCTTTTATTTACATGACAGAACTGAAATACTTTCCCCATCGTCTTTTCTCCGAACATACCGATGTGTGTATATTCAGGAGGTAAATTTAGAAACTCAGATAGGTCTTCGTACATCTTCTTCCTTTCTTCCGGTGTAACCCATAACCTATCTAATTTAGCATGAACCCTCATCTTAAGAGATCGGAGCGAAGCATCTGCCAACCTGCCCAGCGCCTTACCTTTATTAGGACCGGTACCATGTACACCTACATAAGCATTGCACGGCTTACACATCATTACCATGCCTAATCCTTTTCTTTTATATATTTCGTCGGCATTAACCAGCTTCGTTTCCCTACCACAATAAGGGCATATTTCTCCGGCTAAAACCCGTTGTTGCTTTTCAGAGAGTTCCATACTTTATCTTTTTGAGCTTCTTTAAACTTATCATATAGGCTTTTTTCGGTTTCCACTTCGGAAATCTCAATCTCCACCCCTTCTCTTTTTAATATTACTTTCTTGGCAGTAGGATACGCACATTTAGAGATACGAATAGCATTACGAATAGCGTAAACAAAATACGTTTCTGGTGATGATTCAATCACCACTACCTCATTTAAAGTGTTTTTGTAATTTTCCATATTATCTGCTTGCTTCAATTATATAACCAGGATGATCTTCACACGCCTCTTTATATTCGATAAGAAACTTAAGAAATGAATCATAAGACCCCCATCCATTTTCCGGCTCGTATCTTAAAAGACTTTTTCTCTTAGAGATCATAATACATATACCTTTTGTAAGTATATTCTTCATCTCATCGGTATCTATTTCCCTACCCAATTCTTCTGGTCTCCAAACATAATCGTACAGCGTTTCTTTATTTTCTGATACGAATATTCTTTGTGCCATCTTGTTCATGTTGTGGGTAATGTTTGCAACCCATTCACGATCTTCTTTCTTTTTGTTCTTAATATAAACATCCAGGCTCATAATATTTTTCTTTTACCTTGTTACTAATTATCAAATCTGCCACATCATCTCCGTCTCCTACATTTTCAACATTTTGAAGATAGTCCGATACTTTTATCCTTGACTTCATCATCATCCCATCTATCTTTTTACTCCATGTCTCAAATGCTTGTCCTTTGTCCGGAAAAGCTACGGTCTTTCTATCTTTTAAAACATCTATCACTTCCGGCCTTAGATTCTGCAACCCACCTGTAGCTACAAATAACTCATCTGGTTTATTCACAGCGCATATAATAGCCGTCTTTTCTGATTCCACCAGATTAACCACCTTATCCGGATACTGGCTTAGAAGATGTTCTCCAAACAGGCATTGTCTAAACAAGAAGTCTCTTGCATGCAACGAGTGATAAAACATAACATGAGGCCGCTCATTGTCACCGTCTTTTTCCTTCACTCTTTTTACATCAATCTCATTCCCCTGGCTGTCGGTCTTTATACAAAAGTCCATGATCTTGCCGGTTCTGCATACAAAATCTTTGTCTATCTGCCAGAATATACAACACCCTTTCCATCCCCATAAGTCCATTGTTCCGACATGATACCTTCTGAATACATCAGATACCCTTTCTTTTCCCCATAGAGACGATAAAAATCTAAATACGGTGTTTCTATCGTCTGGGACTACAGTCCTCTCAAACTCGCTAAAAGGTATGTAATTTACAACGTCAGGATTTATAGGAGGACGATAAGCTCTTATACACTTATTTCCCGAAATCCAAAGATCTTTGTCACCTACATCCTTACCAGTGGGTCGTTTATCGTAACCGCAAGTCCGTTCGTGATCGCATCTTCCGAACTCGTTTCCAACAACCTGACCTGTTGCCACATCAATATAAGGAGTGAGGCACCGGCTTTTCCCGCAAGCCGGGCAGGGTAGCTTTAGTCGGCTCCTGCCAGGCCTGCGGTCAAGTTGAAACCGGGGTACGTTTTCGTATCTTCTAAAATCAAGCATTTTTGACTCCTCTCATTGCTTCTATGATTCTATCCGCTATATCTATAGACCATGACACCACATCCGGTACATATACTCCGCAATCTATTTCTCCTTTTCTATCTTGCATTTTAATGAACTCAATAGAATAAGCCTTAACAAGATCGAATCTACGTTGTTCCCAGTCTACATCTTTGTTCTCATCATCCACAGGAAGGGTATCGAGATAATAATTTAAACTCCCATTTATCACACTTCCGTTGCTGTCATAGAATTGTATTTTGTCATAGTCTCTTCTTATAGTTGAACCATTGAAGGTGATTACGTCTATTATCTCCCCGGTTCTTCTAATTTTTCTTTTCATACTCTTCTTGTGTTTCTAACCAGTATAGGCATTGTCACATTAACAGTCTTGCCATATTTCTCGTAAGATGTGAGTATGCATATTGCATACTTATCCCCTATTTTCAAATCTTTCGATAATCTTAATCTTGACCCCCCTTTGATGTTAATAAAATAATCACCAAAAGGATTTATACATATCGGTTTTACGATTTCTACATAATCTCCTTCAGGAATAACAATATCACTCATATTACGAATCTTTTAGACATTTCCTCAGCAATATCATATACAACAATATGATCCTCTTCATTGTATGGCTTATTGATATTCAACACTCCTTTTCTTACCTTAAACCTCTTATCTTTTCTAAGGTGATTCAACATCCCTTGTTGGAACACACAGTCCGCTTTCTCCATAGCAGCATTTTTATCAGACCATTCTTTTAGCGTATAACCTTTACTGTTCGTGCTTTTTGGAGAAAAATTCATAATACGTGCATCAATTCCGTACCAGTTTTTAACCATTCTCCTTTCAGCCTCCAACTGAAAAGCATGTTCATTTCGTATGTCACCCGATTTAAAATCTAAGATAACAATCTCTTCTTTCTCCACTTCTCTCACCTCCTTCTTTGGATCGCCTTTTTTGAACTGCCCCGTAGCCCTTTGATACACGGCTCCAAAATAACCTTCTTCTTTGTATTTGAATGTCATTTTAACCATCGCATCTATTGGAGTAGCTACCAAATAATCTTCTAATGACAATATTCTTTCAATCATCATCGGCTTAACCTTATACTCCGAACAAAATTTAGCAAACTTCATAACCCTAACAATCATATCGTCAAGATCATCTATGCTACCAAAGAATTTGTCAAGATTCTTTTTCGATATCTTAAGCTTGCCTTCTTGCACTGTCTTAACTATAAAACTTCGATTTAAGACCATATCTCTACCTGTCAAGTATAATCCGTATAGGTAGTGCATGATCGTTCCTTTATCTGCATCATATTCTGATACTTCTTCCGGATTGCGACCAATCATCCTCATCTCCTGTCTCCATTCTTGAAGAGCCGTTTTGTCATCTACGAATCCGTCTCTGATCATGGTTGTTACCGAGGCGTATATCTTGGCTGTCCCATCGTCCATCTTTCTTACATAAAAACGATTACCGTCTAATGTCAATCTTACGAATTTGGGAGTCTCGATCTTCTTTAACTCATCACAGATATAAAACGGCTCTAACGTTTCCTGATTTTCTGTAAACGGATTCGAATCTTCTTCTCCAGGGTTAGGAGCGGCTTCCTCCGCCGGAGCTTCCGGTTCCTCCTTCTGGGCCTGCTCTGTCTCAGGCGCCGGCTCTTCAACTACTGGAACCTGTCCGCCTCTTTCTGCTATGTCTCTGTTCTTTATTAAAGACATAACCTCCTTCTTCAACTGCTCTGGTGTTTGGTTAGGATCTGACACCGACATCACAACATCGTTCATTCTAAACAACGTATTTCCTTCTCCTTCCACCATAGGGACAAATCCTAAATCTGTCAATATTTTTATTTTCTCTTTCATGATCTTCCTCTAATCAATTCTTCTTTAATACAATGTAACACTGTTTCCACTTCATCTTTATCTCTATCTTTCACTGCGATAGCTATATCCTTACCATAACTTTCTCTCTGTATGTGAGCATAAAAGATAGTTTCATCGTCAGCTTCTATTCTTATTTTATAAAGTTTTCTCATATCTGTCAATTATTTCAATAATTAATCTACCTCTTTCTTTAATCATTCCCCTGCTTTCCATATCCAGCACCTTCTTTACCGCATACTTCCACACAAAAGGAAATTCTGTTTCAAGTTTATCAAATTCCATCCGGTCAAGATACATGTCGAATACCGTATGCTCTGATTCATGAAGGAAAACTATATTATCCCTGCAAGTGGCAACCGACTTATATAACCTTTTCGGAAGTATGTGACAGACGTTACATACTGTAGGAAAATGAATAGCTTTACCAGTCATAGACATTCGAATAGTACTCAACTCCTCCAACATAAGACGAAAAAACCCGGATAAATCCGGGTTCTCTAACTTTTTCTTCTTGCTGCTGTTTTTAATGGATGTAATTCTGTTTTTTTTCTTCGGAGTCAACTCTTTGCTCCTGCAAGCCTGGCATAAGCCATGACTTCTTATCATCACTTTTCGTCCGCATTTTTCGCAGACGTATAGCTTCTTTTCCTTGCTTTCCATTCGAATAATAATGATATTATTGAAAAGAATAATCCCGCTGAAGCCAGTAGATAAGGTACGTTCATTAATAATTTAGATACCTCGTCTGTCTTAATCACTATCAGAAGGAAAGCGCCTGCTGAAAGCAATGATATTATCGCCACAACAAGCGCTATGTTGGAAACTACATCAGCCTTACTCTTCACTCTTCTTCTCGCCTAATTTTTCAGCTCCCTTCTGAAGATCGTATTTAAACACTTCAATGATTTTCGTTTCCACAATAGACTCGCAATTCCAGTCTCCTAACGTACCCTGCATACCTTTAGTCAACACAGCTTCGGCATCCTTAGGATTGCCGGCCTGGATATACATATAGCATGGAGTTTTCTTTTCTTTACCTTTCTTTTCATCCAGTGTAATGTAATTCACCTTACACTTATACCAGTACTCAGCTTCTCCGTTGAAGAAGATTTCCGACACTTTAATAGGATTAATTTTTACAACCTCGAAAGAATTGTACAAATCCTTGAAGATCTCCAACGATCTTGATTCTGCCTCTGTGTAAGACAAGGCATCCACTAAATACTTTTCAGTTACTTTCTTTTTTTTGCCGTTCTCGATATTATCAATCTCGGCTTTTACCGTAATTTCAAACCAGCGATTCATTGTATTAATATTTAATTAGTTGATTTCTTTCCTTTCTCTATACTATTTTTAAATCTTTCAGAACACCACTGCAAAACATCCATCATCATCATCTCATTATTAGATAAGATGCCTTTTATAATTAACGCCAATTGATGCTGTGACATTCTTAGGCTCATATCAAATCTTCTTTCCTCTTCATTTACTATCGTAGCCACGAAATACTTACACCCCTCTAAGTGCGTCAGGGCTTCAATCATAGCTTCTTTTATCTCTTTTTCTTCCATTCTGTTTGTTTTTTTTTGGACAAAGATATGTCTTTTGATAATAAAAAAGATTCAAAATGATTTAATTTAGCTTAATTACTGCTCTTTTGATTCGTCCGGTATAGGCATGTCAAACTTTTTTCTGATAAACGACTCTGTTTCTTCATTGAATGGATAGGCCTCCTTAATAAAATTCATAGCTACCTCCATATCACCATCTGCTATATCTTTATACCTTTCAAAGATGCCAACCAGGTCATTGTTATATGAACGCTCTTGTTTTATGTTGTACACGTATTTCAACACCCTGTCTTTAATTTCATTGGCATTTTTCAAAGTGTTATTGAAGGAATTTATACTTTCCAATTCTGGATCTTGGTTTTCCTTGTTTACCTTATCAAACTCTTCTTTGCTATACCCCGCTTCCCCTTTAATAGCCGGGCAAACACTTTCTTTTATGATCCAAAACTGTTCATACGCTCCTGTCAGAAACCTTGATTCTGTTTTAAATGCATTATATTTAACAAGCAAATTAGCCACCTCAGTTGCACCTTCTATGGTTCTAAAACCGATGCCGACATCTTTTAACATAAATACTGGAACTCCAGTTCTTGGATACACGACTTCTTTTTCGTTCTTTATATTCCAATTTTTAGCTTCAATTGGAATACCCTTACCAACAAGCTCTTTGTCTATATACAGACTTATCTCTTCGTCTGTCAATGCCACAATCTCATCTCTGCTTAAATCAAAAACTGTTTTCATTTCTTTTTATTTATTAAATTAAACAATCTACCTCTTTGTTCAGGCTCCGTATATTCTACCCATATATCGGCTGCCACATTTCTAAGAAATTCCATAAAGTCATGATGATCCCTATATTCAACAGAATCGACTTTTCTCACAAAACTTAGGATTTCCTTTAACATCTTATTGTTTTCTTCAAGAAGTTCTCTGTCGGTCATAACCTTTCAAATTTTCTTCTTATGGTGTTGATTCTTTACCGCTCTGGCTACCTCCGACAACTCCACGTCCCTTTCCATTGTTACCCGAAAATCTTCTTCTGTTAAAGAAAAAGACATAGTTAATGTAGGAGTATCCTTAAAATACCAATCACATAATTCTTTTAACTCTTTACGTTCATCCTCGTTTTTACATTTATGAATGGTAAGGTAATTCATTCTTTCCTCTTTTTCTTTGTCTGTTAAATCTTTTTTCATAATTCTAACTTTTAAAATTGAGTATATAATTACCTAAGGTAATAGATCATCCAAATAAGCCCATGATTCCATTTCATCTAATCTGCATAAAATACATCCTGGACGGCTGGATATAAAAGTTCTGTTCTCTTCCAATATACCCATAATTGGATTCTTTGATCCTATTGTTGATTTCTTAGGGAGAAACACAATAAAACGGTGGCAATCTGGAATTACTGTTATAGAATGCCACACGCTGTTAATGCGCCATTCTGCACCAGCTTTAAAAAGAGGAACAGCAAATTCTATATCTTGTTTCATGTCTTATTGTTGTTTAATTAATTTAAATATTTTTAGTTTTGAAATTATTTAATATGCTTATCGGCTGGATTGATTATCAATCCATCGTCACATGAAGGGAATGATATGTTAGATTCTCCATTATCAAGATTAGTCAGTTTAACCGTTCCAGCATATTCATCATCCACAAAAAAACAATTGACCCGAAGAAACCACAAACCTGCATTGATATGCATTCATCATTGCTCCAAGTTGTCTAATCTTAGTTTTAATCTCTAAAAGTTGAGCGTTGTTGATTATATTCTTATTCATATTTTTTTAGTTTTGAATTAATGTGAAAAGGGCAATTATAGTCGCAACTGATATAATAGATAAAATAACATTTGCCAATGTATGCCTTAAAAGGCGTCTTTCGAGATTTGCGATATGCTTTCTTAGTCTTTCGCAATGTTTTTTTGTAGACCTGGATTCTTTGAGTTCTTTGTTGTATTTTATCATATTTTTGTCACACCATTTCATTATATCAGCACTTGCTTTGTTAAGCATATCTCTGATTTTTTCATCATCATAGAATGGTATTTCAACATCAACACAAGTATTTGGCCTGTATAATAATCCGTATGTATCAAAGCACACTTTCAATGTGACAACTTCAGGCTTAGCCATTTCTTCGGCTTGTTTCTTTATCTGCTCATCTGTTGCTTCGGCTTTAGCTTTAAGCTCATTGTAGTCTTCTATATTCAGCAAAGCCATGTTTTCAAATTTTGTATTCATATCTACTATTTCTTATTTAGAGTGAATGTTTGCCAAATGCTTTATCCCAACGCCTGTTTGTTATCTGTACACGTACTACCAACGCATCACGATATTTACGGGATTATATGGTTCTTATGTGGCGGATGTTGATAATCCTAACAACGCATTCGTACTGATTTTTGCAAACTGTTCACTCAATTATTTTTAATTTTTAATTAATTCAACTCCTATAATATCTTCGTAATCAATATAGTGCATCATTAAAACACCGTTGTCATCATTAGCCATTATTTCAACACAAGTAGAACATCTATTGAATGCACCTTCGATTGTTATACCCGTTAATTGCCTAAATAATCCTAAAAATTTCTTTGGCCTGATAATCCTAATACGGATAAGATCATTCCAAGTTATTCCTTTATATTCACAAATAGATTTAAACTTCTCGGCTGTCATAATTCGATTATTTTAGTTGTTAGTCATTTTTTGGAATCCAGTTATCCGTATCACAGTGAAAGCAATATCCGGTTTTAGGATGCTCCGCACCGTCTTTAGCTCCGCAGGTTCCGCAATAATATTCCTTATCATATTCTGGGGAAAGACCTTTATTTCGTTCTTTGATAACAGCTTTTCTTTCTTCGAGCATCATCATTTTATCAGGATTACGACTCAAATAAAACTTTCTGACTTTATGTATTTGCTTATCAAACAGATCATCGGACTCGGCAATTTGTTTTGCTGTATATTTACTCATGCTCAATTATTTTTAAAGTTTATCTATTATTTTGTCACCCATTTCCTGCCATTCATCACTCACGTTTATAACCAATCCTATGACAGTGAATGATAATAACAACGTAAAAATAAGTCATAACAGAAAGCAGATAAAAACACATACATACCTCATGATTTTTTAGTTGTTAGATAAAAGCAAAATCGGTTCATTTGACTCCGCAATTGCTTTTATTTGTTCTGGATTGATAAAACTCTTAACTTGTTCGCTTATATTACAAATGGACTTGATCATATCAACGAATAATTTCGAGGTACATTCGTTACACTCCACTTCCATTACCTGTTTATATCTATTGTATGATATGCTCGTTACACAATTCAGCCAGTGCGCATAGGTTCCTTCTTCTGTATTTAACCTGCTGTATTCTACTTTTGTCTCTCCATTTCCATATTCAATTACTCTTTTTAGAAATGGTTTTGCATAAACACTAAAACCGAAAGGTTGGGCGTTTAAGGCATCTAAACGGGAAGTTCCATCCCTCCATTCTCCATTTTCATCGCCTCCTGTCCATTCCTTAGAGGGGTTAGGGACAATATTTCCGTTTTTGTCATATGAAAACATGCAATTCGTTTCCAGTTGATACTTAATAACAGGCACTTCTTCTACTATTTTATAACTCAAACATCTCTTCAGAACTTCCCTGATTTGACTTTCCAAATCAGAAAGTGCTATACTATTGAAATATCCTTCGTTGCCTAATCTGTTTGTAGGTAATTTGATCCCATAAGAATGAATCTTATCCACATCTTCTTTTGACAAGGTAGTGGTAAACACTCCTTCTTTGGTGACATTCACTTTAACAGTTACGGACAAACTGTTGTTAGCATTCTTTTCCGTTATATTTAGTGTTGTTAATGCTGCCATAATCAGATCTTTTAAAATCAATTCGAATAAATATAATACATTCCTGCTTCATATACCCTATGTACATCAGGGTCATTCTTGTCTTCCGGTTCCAATTCACTCTCTTCGCGAGTATAATCCCATTCAGAGTTGTAGTACATATCCTCATTTGTTTTCTCCAAGGAGCAATCTTTCATCAAATTCATATTTTCTCCCCATACTGCAACTTCTTGTCGTTGCTCTTCTTCTGCCATAAGGGATATTTTGTCTTTTAATTCTTTCCAGGTCATGATTTCTAAAATATGATTAGGTATATAGTCACCTGTTAGGTAAGTAATTTGTAATAACATCAAGTGATATCCATAACTCCGGCTCTATGCTGTTTTTTATTCTATCACTGAAAAGAGAATTATCATCACAATCACAATGAGAGATTGTGATATAACAATCTTGATAATCCCACCAATGGGCTGATTTAAAATCGTCCCCTCCATTCCAAAACCCTATTCTTATGCCTCTTGGGTTGAAATCTTCATCTATCCAACTTGGATGGTAAGCCAACACTTCTTCTCCCTCTGGAGGTTTTTCCTCTTTAAATTTCTTCCAGTTCATTTTTTCTTTAATTAATTAAGTACAAATATAAAAGTTTAACATGTTATCACGCCTAAATTGTATTAAATTATATTTATTTATCCCCAATCTTTTTAATCTTTGTTGGTCTTGACAATCGATAATCCTTTTCTATCGGTCTACCGAATACGTTATTCCTATATCCTTTATATCCTTTCTCGTAAACGCTAACCCTTGCGCAGAACTCAACCACATCGCCCGGTAATAAATCAGCGTTTTTGAATCCTTTTGTCAAATCAAACCACAAATGGTCTGTTACTACTTTACCATCTAGTAACACGTCTTGTAAAAGTATTGTCTTTACAGGTCCTTTATACCCATCCCTGAATCCAAAACGAATGAATGTCGCTGTAAATACGTGTCGCTCTTTTGAGCCTATTATTTTCAATTCCTTTCTCATGTTCTTTCATTCATTTGTTTCGCTTATAAAATTAACAACATTCTTTAGATACCCTTCTGTCATCTCTATGAAATTAACACAATCTAATTTGCTTAATTTGTAAATCAATGCCGGATTGTGTATTATGGCTATAATTTGTGTTTGTGGTTTATGAAATGACAATACATTGTAAATCTGCATTATGTTGTCAATATCAAGATTCCTGTCTGGCTCATCCATGAGAACCGTGTATTCAAAACTGCTTTCTGTTAATGTTATGCGGTTTCTTTTATAATACTTCAACAGGTTATCAATTCTTTTAATCCAAAACGCATTTGATTTTTTCTTGTATTCTACAAGATCTTGTATTGGAAATGTATAATCCTTTTGACCGAACATTAAATTGAAAAGTGATTCCAATGATAACACCACTTTCTCTCCATAAGATCTTCGAATATTATTCACATACAAATCTAAGTTGCTGATGTTTTTTAATACACTATCTCGATTCATCTCCGCCGATGGCAATAAACGGAATACTTTCCCTGCATAATCGGATGATATGTCAATCCCATCAAGAACCTTGTCATCATCATCATCATCAAATATAGGTGGAAAATCCAGTGCCTCGATCGGTATTTCAGAGCACATGGATTTCTCACATAACGCATACATTGATATGATGTTAAGCAAAGTTGATTTTCCACTACCGTTTTTCCCTATAATCACATTCACTCCTGGCTTGAAAATAAATTCTCTGCCATTTTCAAATGCTTCTATGTCAGAAGCATATTCAAATGGAGTTTTCGTATTGTCTTTTATTTTTACTGATGTTATCATTGTAATCCTTTTTAAAAATCAATTACCGCCCGAACCCTGCTACTGTTGTACTTGTCACTGTAGTACGCGCTACCAATGGAGAAGTCCACGTACCACGCGACGCTCGGGCTGCTCTCGGTACTGGACCTATACCACGTCGAGGAGAGGGGAGATGCCGAAACATAAGCGAATGCTTTGTTTAGTTCGTCCATATAATGGGCCATTAAATTTAATTGACCAAGAGATGGTATATACTCGCCATCTTTCAGCAAATTTTTCAACTTTGGATTTCTGGCCACAAGGCGTTCCGTATTGCCGCGTCCGTCAATGTCAAACAGCGCATCACATTTACGTTCGTAATATGTCTCACTTCCGGATTTTTCACGGCTATCATCGTCAAGCAATTGTACGCTATCATGCTCCGTCAGTGAGATAGCAAACGATACGTCTTTGTGCTTTAATCCGATATAACGCACATTCTTTTTGAAATTCTCTCCAGTAAACGGCTCAACGTGTCCGTTTCCGTAGATTAGATACAAACCATCTTTTCTTGATGGTACTCTATTTTCACATACGCATCTTTCATTTTTGGGACTTACAATTATATTTAACTCATTCAACACATGATCTTTTATAACCTCCCCACATATTTTCCTTACAAAACCATAGCCTTCTTTTTGTTTAAGTTCATCGTTTACCATACATCTGATCCAATTTTCTATCTGATTGTTTCCTCCGTATGTATTATGCATGCACCTTTTTACAAGCTTTTCCAATAATGGTTCTATGTTTTTGATTATATCTTCTTTGGTAAGGTGAAGTTCATTTAGTATGCAGTTTCTTACCGCCTTGTATTCTTTACTTGTGCTCATAATATATCTACTTAATACTGTGAATTATATTTTTTCTCTCTCCCACTGTCTTCCCCTATAGGATTATTCCATCCGTATTTTACAGCCATAGCTTTAAATAGAGGAAGTCCATAAAATCTATAATCATTCTCAGGATGAGCATATACTGTTGATTTCATTTCAGTTCTTTAATTAAAGCATCCGCATATATTACAGCTAATTCAGCCGCCTTATCACACGCTTCCAATATTAATTCACCGTGAGGTCCACGTCCTGATACGGATGTGATCGGAAGCATGGTTTTTGCCATCTCGTATCTACGTTGTTCCCAATCTACATGGGTGTTACACGGTTCTTGATTGACCTGTATATATCTTCCTTCAATATTAGAAGATCTTAATGTTTCCGCATTCTCTTCGCCGAATGCAACCAGAATAGACCCACATCCTGGACTTTCACCTATTGTTCCATCTTCTCTGTGGAATTTTATCCTTCCTTTTTGTATGTATTCTATTTTCATATATGTTCCATTTTCAAAATATCTGGGGACAGATATTCTTGCAACTCTAATTTGCGTACATTAAAGCGCCTCAGCAGTTCCTAAAAGATGCTCGTTTCCCTCAAAATGAATACAATAATCCCATAATGTTCCATTAGAACATTCGTACTTATAAGGCAATCCATTATAATCGTCCACAATTTCCCTTGCAAACAAACTGATATTCCATTTTTTATTTCCTTCTTTTCTTACCAGCACTTTGTCAAACGGCTTAAACTCATATTTCGGCTCTTCTTTAATCCCGAAGAAGCGTTTCAGATATTCTTTTGCTTTAGGATTTTCGCTTTTCTTTAACGCTTTAATCATCTTCTGTTTTTCCGAATCTGTTGCAAGTCTATAACATTCTATGTGGTTTTCGTGTGCAGCCAAATTATCCGATATAGTAAGACCTCTTCTTATTGTAAGACTCGCATACAAAGATGTTAAATATTTCCCATGCATATTTAAAATAAAAATATAACTTCCATCTTTGTTGCTTAACACATCTCCATCTTTAAATGTAGTATATTCCGGGACTTCAAGAAGGAGGCGATTTTCGCTGCTAAATGCTTTTCCTGTAGCAGAAAACCAATCTGCCGATACAGAAATAGAATGAATTACAACCAATAACGGACAAATTGACGAATTGTCTTCATATACTATTTCTGCTCTATTTCGTCCTTTCTCTGTCACAATCTGACCTACTCTTTCCCCTATGTTTATTTTTTTCGCCGTTTCTAAATCAAACGGGATTGTTACCATTTTATATTCCATAATCTTATTTGTTTTTATTGGTTCCTAAAAGATGTTCGTTTCCTTCGTATGGGATACACTGACTAAATCCTACCCCTCCTAAGCATTCGTATTTATTATCTTCTCCTGATTCTCTGGAAAATAAATGCAATTTCCACCTCTCTTGGTTAGTTCTTCTTACCAATACTCGTTCAAATGGTTTGAAGTCATGTTTCGGCATCTCATCTAATAGATACTCATATTCACTTAAATATCGTTTTATTATATCTATTTTTCTACTGTCTTCGACTTTTATAATCTTTTCTGCTAAAAATTTCTTCTCTTCTTCTATAGCCTTTCTTACATGCCGTTTTTTATCTTCGTCATACACATGAGTCCATAATTTGTAATCAAACCCAATATCTCCAAATGTTGCCATTCCGCATATACATCCCATTATCCCTTTGGTAATAATTCCATCATATATGAATTGATATCCATTAGTGCTTGTTAATACATCTCCTTTCTTGAAATACGCCCCAGCCTCTACTTTCAATTCCAGAGTGGTGCCGCCAATAGTACAACCTTCCGTGTTGGCATATATAGAACTTATTCCATATCCATCTTTTCTTACAAAAAGTGAATTATAAGGACCGGCGCAGTCTTTCGACTCATATACAAATTCTATCTCAATATTATCAATTAATACCGAACCTTCTATTTCTCCGCTTTTAATTTTTCTCGCCGTATTTAAATCAAACGGAACAATAATTGGATTTTCCATATTTTTCTTGTTTTTAGTTGTTATAAAATAAGATGGGTTACTTAAACCCATCCCAGTTGTTTTGCTATTCTCTCCATTTCGTTATATGCTATCCGATGACATCCAGCGGTTAACAAATCGTTTTCGTACCGATTTAGACTCCACTGGTGACCGGTGACGTCCTCCACCAGACCGTGCCGAAACTCGGCGCCCCGGTGCATTGCCGACACAGCCCGCCACAGTTTTCTGGCTTCTGCTATTCCAATCTTTATCTGTTTACTTGTCTCAATAATATTTCCTTTTATACGAATCCAGGCGTTAGGTTTTTCATCAGGAATATAGAAAGGTGTATTCAAGAAATTGATTTCTCCTGACTTCCACTCTTCCAGTTTTTCATCAAAATCCTTGTAATGGGCTTCTTCTTCCTTTCTTAATCTCTCTAATTTTATTCTTTCTCTTTCTTCCTCACCCTTTCTCCATCTTTCAGATCTTTCTGAATACTTAATCCATGTACCTTCCCCGCAAACTTCATCAACAATCACATTAACGGTTCCAAGAACTTCCAGTACTTGATGATTCAACAAGATCTGGAAAACACGTTTCAACTCACGGACATATTCACGTTTAATATTATCTGATTTCCATGATAATTTATGGTTAGTTCCAAGCCATTCGTTTGCACTCTTTTTAAGAAGACGCTGGGGAGTTCCCATGTTAAAGAACTGAATGTAATCCATCATATTCCCAAAAGCGCCCCAAATATCTGTATAAGATAATTCTGTTTTAGCTCTTTTGTATTTTTCAATAGACTTCTTAATTGATTCCAGTTTGCTGACAACAAACCTCATATTACCAGTATCCGATATATTATCCCCTACACTGAAAACCATTGCCTGAGTTGGTATCGCATTACGAACATAGCGTTGATATTTGCTCGTGGTAACAGAATAATAATCTTCATTTATCAGGTATGCCTTCTTCCCTTGTTTGTTTTTTACTATTCTCCCGACTTCAAAGTGATGCCCGTAAGAATAAATACTTGTACCTTCAAAGAAGAAATTGCTCCCTGATGCTGATTCTTCTTGTTCATGAGCCCACAAGTGAGCGACCATTGAAGCGACCATTGAATTGTTCATATAAATATCTTTTTAATTGTTTAACTTACCTTTATCATATGGCATTCTCTTTTCGTATTTTTCAATACGTTCGGTTATCATATCGCAGAAGACTTGCCCATCTTTTTCGGAACCTCTGAAGTAACCAACCATCTTCAGGATATTTCCGTCAAATTCATGGACAAACTTGTTATAATAATGTTCACCCATTACCCGTCCGTATTTTTCTACGAACAAATCCTTGTCCAGTGATTCATCCTTAAAGCAACGGTTGTAATCCCATCTTACGATACGAAACAATGTTTCAAAATTCAATCTTACCATATCTTGTATTTTATTTAAGTTCAAACTTGATGCCTTCTGGCAACTGAGAGCGGTCTACCTTATTCACAAAATCATCAAACTCTTCCTGTGTGATTTTTTCTTCATAACTGTCCTAGTTGAAAGACAAAGTGTTCGTGTGAGAATAATATATAACATTATCGGTAGATAACCCATAATCAAACACACAGAGCATTATCTTCTTTTCAACTTCTTCTTGTCTGATTTTCTTATCGTATCGCTCACAAATTTCAGCACGCTTTTTCAACATCTTTGCCTTATGAACCTCCTCCCTACGTTTTTTGATATTTTCTGCGGAATAATACCCGGCTTTAATGCGCTCTTCAACAAGCAAACGTTCCTCGTCCGTTAATATCAAAGTAAACCTTTCCTTTTCCGGTGTGTACGGATTTACCCATTTCTTGCCACACAGGTCTTCAAGTTCAACAAGAAGCTCGTCTGATTCACGTTTCCATCTATCCACAATCCCCAGATTGAAAAGCAGATACTTGAAATACATCTTATCCTCAGAGGCTTTATATAATTCTACGCATTCTTGTTCTGATATACGCAAATACTCCATTGCCACAGACATACCACTTCTTCTAACGTGATATATGCCATTTTCCACCGGATACATAGGAGCACCATAATGGTTACAAAGATGCAACGATATGAATTTCGCCAATTCTGGAAAATGTTTTGCAACTTCATCGTGGCAGCAGCCTCCCATATACTCCCCATACGTTCCATATTGATTTTTCTGTCTAATATCGGCCGTTACGCTCCAGTCACACATATTGTTATGACAATCATCATCTAAAGATATTGTGACTGTTATTCTGTATTCTTCTTTGTTTTCTGTAAAGAATTTTGTACTTAAATAAGTTAGTTTGTTTGCAGTTTCCATATCATTTTAGTTTAATCGTTATACTTATAATTTCATTAATTTACAGTAGGCACCTTCAAGCACCGGGATCATCCCCTTATCTCTGAAATAAGCAGTGGCCACCTTAAAAGCATACAACGGATTCACTTTCTTAATTTCTTGCTGGTATTTATAGAAAGTTACCGGCTGGCATACATAGAAGTTTTCATTACCAAGACATCCGAAAACCCAATTCATAGTGCTTTCGTTACAATTAGTGCCACCAAGTATAATTAGATCACATCCGGTCTTCCGGGTCCCTAAGATGAATGTCTTGTTCTTATTCTCTGGCTGCATAAATATTTCCTTGTCAATACTAAACCAGTCGCCCTGGCAACTCTCTACATCCCGGCGGACAATTTCGTCAATTTCAAATGCGTATTCTTCTTGTGTTTTCATAAAATATGTTATAAAAAATGATAAATAAATATTCCTCTTATTTTAATGACGGTTCCAGGCTTTAAACCTTGAACCCATTCTATTAGTGTTATTGGATCTTTTACAACATATCCCGGATATGAATCAATGTAAATACGATACGCGTATCTGCAAATCCCATATTTTATTACATAAATAAGATTATGTCCATTCATATCTTTGTTAACATTCATTTTATCTACCCCATTTTGTATAGCACGCATCCATTCCTCTTTTACATCTTCTATATTACCATTATATATAATTTCATCATCAACTTCCCCCCCTTTCAAATATTTTACCAAGACAAGGGTCATTTAATAAATCCTTGATCTCACTCTTTCTGTCACATTCTCGTATTTCTTTCGTGTAATCTATAGATGTGTTATTATAGGAGATTTCCCTATCCATGTATCTCCCTGTATATTTCGACTTTTCTTCTAATTCAAATATTATTCCATTCATAAAGCATTTTTTAAATGTAGTTATATAACTTCTGAATAAAATCACTCATGGTATTGGCATGTGCTCTAAGATCATACCAGTCCATTTCTTCAATATCCCAAGGTCTATTCTCCTTTATACTTGGATAGAATACGTTTGTGTCCCCTATCTTCAAATTAATCAACTCATCTATTATCGATTCCGGTTTGCCAACAATGAAATACCAATGCGTCGAAATCTCTTCTTTATCAAATTCTTCCCATTCATTATTCCAAAACTCTTTTGATGTCATGGATGGGCACTCACTCATTAACTTCTCCCAAGCCTTCTTATCTTTGTTTCTAGAACAATAGACTTTTTTAGTTTGCTCTGTAATAGGAATTTTTATTATTTTCATATCTATATAGGTTTTAAAAGAAACTCCAACAAAATGTTACGATAAATTCTCCCATTCCGTATTCAGCAAGTTGCTTAAACGATTCTATCCCATTGCAATAATAAAAAACATCATCATTGTCATCATCGTTGATGCTCAACGATAGTCTTATTGTCTTTCTTTGTTCATCTCCTGTCTCTTTCCACACAATCTGACATTCTACATATTCAGGCTCCTTACCTGTTCTTTCTACAAATTCATGAAATCTTAAATCAATTTCATGTTTGACTGCTTCAACGTTAGATATTATTACCTCGTTTTCACAATCCCCGCAAATAGCATGCGCGAAAGATCCATCAAAATAATCTATTATTTCTCTGGTATTCGGATTTACTATGGCTTCACAAACAACCTTTGTTCCACCACATCTTGTACATATATATCCCATAATTATCTTCTTTTAAAATGTTCAACAATTTCATCTACTGTAGCCTTACGCCACGCAAAGCAGGCCCCGTCTCCCCTGAACCGGAGCTCTTCGCACTTTACCCACCTGTCTCCTGTGGCGTCCGTCACTATCAGCCATTGACCTAAGTCAGTATTATTTGTAATTCTTTGGTGTTCTTTCTGATAATACACCCCCGTGATCTCTCCATCTCCTTATTCTTTCAGATTATGTTCTTTCATTATTTCTTCTATCAATTCGTCTGTTTCCATATAATAACCCCAACAGGAATTAACCTCTTCCCATTCTTCTCCCTCTTCATCCTCCCTGGATTCATCTTTGTATTTCTTGACAAATTTCACTTTCTTTTCAAGCACATACCCCTTTACATCTCCCCACATCCACATACCTATGTATTTCACTTCATCATCAATCAATTTGTCAATTTGGGTTTTCCAATCGGAAGTATTATTACTAACCATTTTTGTGTACCTCTCCTTTGTACATAAAGCTATACCTTTAACATAATCCCCTTGACTGTATCCTATTGTGGACCATTCTTTGACAAATATATCCTTGCCTAAGTCTGAAAGAATCTGAATCAATTCTTCACATCCTAAGTCTTCTATAAATTCATACGTATAATCATACGTGTAAAGATCTGATGGAGAAATGCTAAAAATTTCTTTATAATACCACATTTTATCATGGTTATCATATCTCAGTCGATAACCGTCAATCTTGCCTTTCTTAAAATAATTCAGCAAGTCTTTCCATTTAACATATTCACTAATAAGTTTATGTAGTGCATCTATAAGCGAGTGTCGACCATCTCCGTATTTACCAAATACTTCTCTCCAATCGCACACATCTTGCAGTTGGTATGAATCGCTATATTCCCATAAGAAACATGCTGCCATATCCCAACTTTTACAAGGACATTCCATGTCAGTATCATAGTATATTTTTATACGATAATTCCCTACTTCTTTTGTTGTAATAAGTCTGTCTTCCATGTCTTTATATTTTACACAAAGTGAATACTATGTATCTAACACCATAACTGTTATGTTTATATGATACCGAGAAACCCTCAGAACGAGCAAAATCAATTGCCACTTGTTCATGTGCCATACGGATCGTGTTACCGTTAGGCGATACATCGGTTTCTCTAATATGCTTGTCGCAAATAAAACTTGCATATCCATACGCCTTAATTAGACGAGAGATTTTACTAATAAATTCGTCCTTACTAAATGGTGCTTCTTACGCTATTTCCATACGCAATTTTTCTGCTGCTGTCATAATATTAATCTGTTATTTTATAATAATAATCAAGTTCCTCTCCCTTAAAGTTGTTATTGGAGAGTATGGGTAATTCCGGTTGCAGAAATGCAGGGGTTCCATCCGTTTACATCCAAGAATCCCATTTGCTTTAGCTATGGGAGTATGTCAATCTGGCTGTTCTGCCCACTCTCTGTATCCTACATTAAAACCAATAGGATCATACCTTTTGATCATAGTGCCATAATTCTCTCTACCGCAATACCTGTTCTTTCCTCCAATGATCCATGCCTCATCGTCTCTATCTGGAGATATTGAGTTAAGATACTTCTCATAATCTTTTCTACTCTTTCCCATCTTTGTCTTGATTTAAGCAATAGTTAATAAAATAAGCAACCTGTTCATTTTCCCCTGGATTGCTATAATCATAAAAAGTCATATCAGTATAATCCAGCATGACTACACGAAAATCGTTTTTTTTTGGCATACACTTCCGTTAAATACATAGGATTTTCATCAATTTCTATTACCACCGGAAACTGATCGTCAAAGTCAAATACATCATTAGTTTCTTTAAATTCTTTAAACTCTTTAAATTTTAGCTTTATAATTCCATTGTTTTCTGCTAATGCTTCTTTGATGTACTTTAATCTTTTTGCATTCAGACTGGCCTCTGCTTCTTCTATTTCTTTATACAATTTATTTAGAACCATATTCCACTATATTCCACTATATTTATGTTATCGAATTTTTCTTTTATAATATCCAAGACTCCGTACTCGTTTGTTATCATAACATGCTTCCCTGGCTTCATTCTCCACAGATTAAAATACCTTGTCACATTCATAGTGGCATTAAATAATGATATTTCATATCTTGTGTTTCCATTTTTATCACGCCCTATGTTTTTAATATAACATATGTCTGGCTTGTATTTGAAATAATTAAAAAGCCTATACCATCCCTTCCCGTTACATGTTTCACGATTCCATATTCCAGCAAGCCTCCTGTATCCCCTTACTGGTATTTTCTCTATTTCTTTTGGCATGATTTCAATATACTTTCCTTCTCCGATTGGTATAGTCATATTACCTGCCTCTTCCGTGCAAAAGTATTCTATTTCAGATGCCATTCCTTTATACACATAGAACCGGTATAAGTTCCCGTCAGGGTCTACCCGATCCATGTAATATAATATCACTTTGTCTACTTTTATCGTTTTCATTCCTTAATTCTACTTATCTTTAAATTGTTATTCCCACAGTATTCCTTCAGCCAACTATCCGTTAGATAACGATTAACTCTATCATATTTCTTTTTCGGGCCCTTGCTCCAGAATTTCCATTCTTTTGTGATATTGTACCCATATTTATCAAACCAATGGATATAATACACTACGTTACCGTACAAATCCACTCTTTTTCTTTCCTGTATGACTACCTCGTAAGGCATCTTCTTGTCTCTTTTCTCCATCTTTGTCCTCCTTTCTTGAATAAAAAAACGGCACCTATCTTCACAGACCAGTGCCGGCAACTAACTCGCATGGAAAACTACTTAACCTCAACTAATTCTACAGAGTTGTAGAATTTAGTGAAGCTACCAACAAATTCTCTTATATTTTTATATTCTTCTGGTCGTTTTCTGTTACCATCTTTTATATAATTCACCCACAGTCTATCCTCTATGTTCTTAATCGCATTCTCTATAGTAAATTCGTCGCTGACAAACATTAAGCACGAAGACCCTGTTTTCTTATGCGGTTTATACACCCTTGAGAAAGACCACATTTTTATCCTGTCGTATATATATCCGTTGTTGGGATAAACGAATCCTATCCGGCTGTCACCTTCTTTAGCGTAAAACACACCTGGCTCCTTCCCGCCCTTTCTATATACTACAAATCCTTTTTCTTTTAGGATATTAACCACTTTGTCTAATTTATTTTCCACGTTCATTTTCATGCAAAAATTTAAAAACGACCCTCATTATAGTTACGAAGTTCTCCACCTTAACCCACTCATGAGCTACTGCTCTAAGTACGGATGTTTCGTATGTCGGAATATCGTCTTCTTCAATCACCTTACAAGAAGCCAGAACTCCTTCAGTCGGCTTTAGTCCTCGGTCATGCAGCTCGCAGAGACCGTCCGGCTGGCGGAATGCGCACCACCCGTCTTTTTCTGTTGGCTGGATCATCGCTATTGGTTTTTCTTTCACTGCAAGATACCCGACCATCCACATTGTTTCTTTTAACCTGTCAGCGTATCCGGCATCTATGATAGCCTCTATGTCTTTTGGCGTACCAATACAAGGAACCTTACACATATTCTTGCATTTATCACATGTACAAGGTTGCTCCCATCTGTTATGATCTATGCCTACCAACTTCTTTATCCGTTCTACTTCCTCTTTCATACTTCTCTTGTTAGTTCATCATAATAAGCTTTCAGTTCCGGTGAAGCGTATTCCATAAATGCTTCAAACAAGTAGGGCACCTCTATTATCATATTCACATTACAACCTTCTGCCTGTGAAAGCAATTCAGGATTATTACTGTACAGACACGCAACATGAGCACCTATATTAAATACATGCAAATCTATCCTTACGTATTCTATACATGAAGACAATGCATTAAACAAATTCTTTACTTCATTCTTGTCAAAAAGTTCTACAAATTCTCTCAACCCCATCATTTTACTACCCTTTCTACGTGTTTAATTAATACTACCGCCATTCCATTGCCGGTTTTTATCGCACATTCCGATCCTTTTATCCATTCTACACACCCTACATACTTTTCCGTAGCATGAAATCCGGGATTGTATTTTCCAGATGTACTGAACTCTACCGTATCCCCTACCTTCAGATCATCAAAAGCAATAGACCATGTGGTCCAAATTCTATCATGTCTCCCAGGCTGAATGGCTCCGATTACGCCTTTTTTACGACCGTTTTTTATCGCCCTTAGTATTATCTTTCTATCACCTTCGATAAGGCTGTAAAAGCGCCCGTAAAAGGTCAAATCAACCTGTTTTCCTCCTATTTCTTCTCTTATTTTTGTTATTCTGTTCATTTTCTGATTTTGTTTTATTTTTTTCTTTTTTTTTTCTATCTTCTATAGAAGATGATAATAACATTATCTTTTCTATGTTACTTTTTGACTGTAAAAAAGAATCGCATTTCATTACTACTACCACCTTCTTAAGTTCCCCATTATCGTATAGCGATACACGCATCATGTTTTGCACCTCGTCCACTATCAGACCTGGAGTAGTCTTAACCATTTTGCGTAGCTTATTATACTCCGGTCTTTCCATTTCCTCTGTTTATTACTCTATAGTATTTATCCTTATCCCCTTCTTCCAACTTCTCCAGATAGAAAATTCCATCATACAAATGAGACAAACAAAACCTGTATCCGTATTTCTGCGTTCTTCTTACATGATCCCGCAGTCTTATCTCTTCACTTTTGTCTTGTACTTTGATCTTAATACTGTCTCCTTCTTTGATTGTGTATAAAATAGTTTGAATCTCTTCTTTTTTCATCTTATAAAATATTTTAACGGCAGCACCTATACTCACGCACCACTACTGCCTTATGTTTAACAATTAAATACTTAACTCTTCAATGGTTAAGCCTTTCTCTTTTGCCCACTTTAACATCGCGCATAATTCTGTTTCCGATTTATATTTCGGATCACGCCACGCCCATCCGAATTTATCCAGGACATGATGATACAATTCGTCGGCCTTCGCTGTGTAAACGTCTTTGAATAAATATTCCGAACCTTCTTGTATAAGTGTTTCTATTGTTGCAAAATCAGAATACGACAAACATTCGTAAGCATGTCCTGTTATATCACTCCACGCTTCTCCGGCTTTAAATCCAAATTCTTTTACAAAAGCCAAAGTTAGATACATATTTAATAATATTGTTACATCATATCCCGAATCTGACTTTCTTTCTATTATTTCCTTTTCAAATTCCTTTAAATCTTCAGGCCCTAAAAAGATGTATCCTGGTACCGACCGGTAATTAGCCTCCGCATACTTCTTGCATTTATCATCATTGACAATCTTACCAATGTTAGATAACATCTTTTGCCTCCATTCATCACAAAACTCTACCTCTACGTTCATCCAATCAGTACCATAATTATATTCTCTCGGATGTCCGACCGATGTTGCCTTTATGTTATTCACGCCATATCCGTAAAGGCGTTCACTTACCTCATTCGCCCATTCCTGTACAAAAGGAATAAACTTATTGCAATAAGAATCAAAATCAAAATCCGATTCTTCCTCATATTCCGGCATCTCTTCATAATCTTGTTCAAAGAAATATCGAGGATCTGCTATTGTTTCATAGAAACTTACGCTGATGAAACAAAACTCGTTGGTTGTCGTTTTTAATATCATAGCTTTTTGTATTTACGTACATTTTTCTTGCCATAGAATCTACACATGGCACGAATCTGACTATAAAATACTTTTGTCCTCCTGGCCTCAAAGTATTTAAACATTTCTTCATTCTTTGTTTCCCACACGTAATCCGTTTGAGAACTCATGTGATTTTTGTCCTTGCGTGAATAATGATAATATGATACCACAACTCGTTTCGCACCATTCCTTAAAGGTACGATATTCACATCTATGTTATTATCTGTCATATTATTATTGTTTTATGTATTATACAAATACAAAGAGCGCATACCTTCACAGGCCGGCGCTCCTTTCAATAAAAATGAAAAAACTAATATTATATAAACATATTGTTTTCTACTCTTTATTACAATACTTTTGTTCCGCAATTATTATATCTTCCGTACTCTTTTTTCGTATCATTCAAGATTTCAAAAACCATCTTCTTGTGATCTTCGTTTGGTAACTTATCCTTAACAGCCGATATTACGCCCGCTATAGACGTAAAGCCTGAATCTGTTATTGAACACAGCAACACACCTCTGTCGGCTCCGGTGCTTATTACTGACGCCTTTATAATATCATTCTTGTATATTCTCATAATCTTTCGTTTTATTATCTACAAACTTATCTATATCGTCTCTTATTCTTTTTAGCACTCCGGCTATAATTTCCGGCATCTCTCCTTCGGTACGGTTCAGAGTTTCTATCACCCCATCAATCCTACCAATTTGACGCCATAAGAAATTGGCGTCTTTCGCATTAAATTCCCCCATCATGTCTTATTTTACAGTAAACAACTTGCTTTTTTAAGCACCAGTCTTGCGATTCTGAGAGTGAACACCGTTCGGAGTTGTTAAAAAATATACAATCTTTGCAGAACATAAGAGGATCTTCGTCGTCACCAACTACTTTGACCTCATACTCTATGCCATACAATTTTAATCTAAATACATCCCCTGCTTCTTTAGAAGACAAATCCATGTTCGGACCGAATGTTATTACTTCCATATAATTATGTTTTATTATTTGTGAGATGCCCAGAATCGAACCAGGACCGGCACATACGCACCGGCACGCCGCGTCATCCCTCTATGATACAGAAATAGGCATGTCTATCCTCACGAACCGACATGCCAAAGCCCAAAACTTAATTTGATGAATAAAATAGATTAACAAAAATACTATTCTAATTCTTTTATAATATCTTTCACAATACTCAGCCTTACCTCCTTCGTTTCTGGACTAAGACAACCAAACCACCCATAAAACGCTCTTGTTCCCTCTGGTTCTGTGGCCATACTTATCTTCTCCTCCAATTCCGGGAAATATATTCTCACCATTTCGTCTGAACGAAACTTATATATATTTTTATGTGTTTTGAGATACATAAACACTACATTTCTTAACGCAACACATATGTATTCCCCATTCTCTAACCTATCAATCATCTCATATACCTTTTTCCATATGAATAATCGCTCTTCTTTTGTAAACATATCCTTCTTTATTTTTATGGTATTATTTGACTGTATGCAGACTTTTCCATGTACACAATATTATGCTCCTGTCCAAGTATTTTCTTTGCTGCTTCTTTCTTTATCGCGCAATATCTCCCTGTACGATACGGATTCTTTTGATCTGATCCATCCTCGACTTCGATAATAAAACAACCTCCGTCATCTATTATCTTTTTGCAATTGTCACATATTTCTCCCGTGCATATATGATGCGGCGCCTGCCCTTTGATGTTATTCCCTAATAAAACAATCCCCATCTCTTCGCCACATATCATGCAGACTTCTATAGACGGATTCAATCCGTGTTCTGGATGTAATGTAATACCATCTTTCATTTTCTTTCCTCCTTTGTTTTTAATATTGTGTGAGATCGCCGGAATCGAACCGACCTACTGCACCATGAATCCCATAAAGCAAATGCTCCGATCTTCGCAGACGGGAGCATTCTGTCTAAAGCATAAGAAAATTAATGAAGAAATTTTTCTCACTTGCGCCATAGCATCTAAAATAGCTATCAGCACTATTTCTATGACAAACATTCGCTATCTCCTCCTTCTTTTTTACGTTCCACAATAAACTGTCCAGGCTCTGCTCCGACCTACGTTCCACCTACAACCGCAGGCCTTAGCCCAAGGCGCCGCCTACTCCCCCTCTATGGCAGCCTGTTCGTACCTACAAATCCAATCTCCATCTATACAACTATCACTACGCGATAATAAACATTTATCCTTATAACAATCATAAAAAATACACCTATCACAACTGTAATCCTTAACGTCTACACAGCTAACTACCTTAGCATATACTATTCCATCACTGCCTTCTATTCCTTTTACCCCGAAAATAGAACCTTCTACCTCCTTACTCAAATCTAAGTCAGGCGCAAAGTCATATACGTTCATACCATCCATATTTTAATTGTTAAACATCCCGCTTAAAAAAAAAATACTCACATAATGCAGTCCTCAACCCTTAATCTGTTGGAAGGAACCTATATAATGCTGTTTTAAACCCTTATCATATTGAATTTTGTGGAAATGATCTACAGAACACTGTTTTAAAACGCTTATCTATTGAATTTTGTGGAAATGATCTACAGAACACTGTTTTAAAACGCTTATCTATTGAATTTTGTTGGTAGGGAGTTGAATTTTGTTGGTAGGGAGTGCCCTCCCTCTC